TGACATTAGTTCCGCTGTGTTGAAGGCCCGGCGCTCTGGGGTGGGCGCCGGGCCTTTGTCGTGTCAGGTGGTTTGGGCGATGTGGGTGTTGGCGGTGGCTTTGAGTTTGGCGATGCGGTGGGAGTTGATGCCTTCGAGGTGGGGGAGGACGCGTTTCCAGGTGGTGACGGCGTCGTCGAGGCGTCCTTGGTCGTGTTGGGCTTGGGCGACGCGGGCGAGGGTGATGGCCCAGATGCGGGGGTTGGTGTCGCGGTTCCACAGTTCGAGGCCGTCGCGTGCTTTTTCTTCGGCTCCGGCGTGGTCGCCGAGGGCTTTGAGGGTGACGCCGATCTGGTTGTGGACGCGGGCGAGGAGGGGGCCTCCGGCGGGGCCGTTGGGGGCGGCCCAGCGTGGTGGGGTGTCGGGGTTGCGTTGGATGTGTTGTTCGGTGATGGTGATGGCGGCGTGGGCTTGGCGGTGGTTGCCTGCGGCGGCGTGGGCGCGGGCGGCGGTGATGGTGAAGAGGGCTTCGGTGTAGGGGTCGACGCGGCCTTTGGCGAGTCGGCAGGCTTCTTCGGCGAGGTCGATGTGTTCGGCGCCGTGGCCGAGGGCGAAGGCTTGGTGGCATTTGATGCGCATGACCCAGGCGGTGTGGGCGTGGGGGTCGGCGATGCGGGCGAGGGCGAGGGCGTTGTCGAAGTAGCGCTGGGCGACGCCGTCGCGGCCGACGTCGTGGGATTTCCATCCGGCGAGGTAGACGGCTTCGGCGGCGGCGCCGAACATGTTGCGGCGGATGGTGTCGTTGGCGAAGGTGCCTTCGAGGAGTGGGGGAAGTTCGGTGGCGCAGAATTCGGCGACGGTGCTGCGGCCGAAGTTGCCGCCGAAGCGTTCGTCGAGGTCGGCGAGGGAGGTGACCCATTGGCGGACGCTGTCGACGTCGGTGTGGCCGACGTGGAGTCGTGTGGTGGGGATGGTGGTGGCGGGGATGGTGATTCCGGCGGCGATGTAGGCGGCGTTTCTGATGAAGTCGCGGCGGTCCACGTCAGACCTTCCTAGTGTGGCGAGTAGGGCTATTGGGTCGCCTGTGGTGTTGAGTGTGGTGAGGGTTTCGGCGACGCGCTCATATTTCTCTATCAGGCCTGGGGGTGGGGGGGTGCGGCCGGTCTCGTAGTAGGAGAGGGCGACGTGGCTGTAGGGGGCGTCGTGTTTGGCCAGTTCTTTGGCCATGGCGCGCAGGCTCAGTTGGGCTGATGTGCGGATACGACGGAGGGTGGCGGGGGAGTCTTCCATGGGCTGTGAACACCTTGTTAACGGGTAAGGGCTTCCGTTGGGGGAAGGGTGTGATTCAGACTAACACTCACGACTGGTTGTTCTGGTCTGGTCGCTGTAAGCCAATGGTGCTGCTCACCGTTGGGCCGGGCCGTGCGTCTCCCCCGTGAAAGGCACGGCCCGGCTGTCCACCCGATCCAGTCTCATCCGTTTCCCGTGGAGAGGAAGGTTCCGGCATGGCCAGTGTAGAGCCCGTGACGATGTCGGCGTTGGAGCCGCACACGTTCGCCCAGTGGTTGCTGGTGTTCAACCAGCAGAGCAAGGAGCCCGGGGAGATGCAGATGTTGGCGACCTGCCACGACGGAGCGCACGGGATCTGGATGGTGAATGCGCCGGTGGCGCGAGCGTGGCCGGTGGCGTGGCCCTGTGTCCGGGGGAACCTGCTGGCCGACATGAAGTTCATCGTCCCTCCGGGGGGCGCTGGTGGTTATTCTCCATTTTGGAGGAGCTATGTGCGGGCGATGTTCTACCCGCGCCTGCTGGACCATCTGCCCGCGTGTGGGGCGCGAGTGGTGAAGGAGGGTTCGATGCCGAACATTTCGACGGTGGGGACGTTCAAGGTCGACGGTCAGGTGTACGCGGTCGAGTGGCATCCGGGGGAGATCCGGGTGACTAACGCCGACGGCCACGACATGGCGTTCATGTCGATGGGACGCGATCTCCACGTAGGGGAGGCTGTACCGAGCCGGTCGGCGCCGTCGGCGCTGCTGGACCGGCTGCGGCAGGGCGCGATCGAGGTGCTGCGATCGGCGGGGGCGAGCGGTCGCGGCCCGTGGGCGTTGTCGAAGACAGCCTGAGACGACGAGTGGGTTCCTCATTTCGGCGGCTTGCCCAGGTACGCTCACGCCATGAATACGCACAAATGCGAAATTAACGCCAAAATGGTGCATTCGTGTCGGCTGCTGCTCGGCGCCCGAGCCGCCGGATACCCCGACATCCCCGACAACTTCGACGCCCAACACCTCGCCCACGCCCGCCGCATCAAACGCAGCCTCGACCTCGCCCACGCCTTCGCTACCCCCCGCCAGCTGCCCTTCGAAGACCGCCACGTGCACCTGTGGGCACGCGGCCACCGCACCGGGCGCGTCGTCCACAACTGGAAGCCCGTGGCCCGATGGAAAGACGCCGACACCCCCGCCGCCCGCGAGCGCTTCCGCGTCGCCGCCCGGCGCATACGCCTGCTCGACCGGCAGGTGGCGATCATCCTTCACCACGAACCCGAGAACGACCTCGGCCAGCGCGGGGTCCGTAAGATCGCGGCCGGGACTCCCCAGGAGTACCGGCGCATGTGGTCGGTCGTGCGCGAGGTGTTCGCGAACGAGGGCGCCGACGACGTCGTCTGGGGCATGGCGTACATGAACTACCCGAAGTGGGACTTCGCGGTGGGCGAGTTGTATCCGGGCGATGAGCTGGTCGATTGGGTGTGGTGCAACGCGTACGGTTCACCCGAGCGCCCGGATCTGGCTGAGAACCTTGCGCATTTCGCGAATCTGATGCGCGCTTTCGCTATCGGGCAGGGCAAACCGTGGGGGGTTGCGGAGTGGAGCACGCCGGGGTTGCCGGTCGACTTGGCCGCCGATTACTTCGAGCAGGCCAGGGCGTTCCTTGACACGCCCGACGCTGAGGCGTTCAAAGCGTGGATGGTGTTTGACTCGCCGGGTGCGGAAAACCGGTCGGACCTGCGGTTGGGTTTCGATGCACAGGGGCGCCCCGTGGAGGACAAGCTGGAGGCCTACCGGCGGTTTGCGCGGCACCCCCGATTCCAGTGCGCCGACCGGTAACATCGGGTTACCCAATTCAGTGAGGTTGCAGGGTTGGGTTACCGAAGAAGCACCTAAGAAGCTCGGCAGGTCTTGAACTGTCGGGTGTTGCAAGATCGCTCCGGGGCCGCCACTGCCGCTGGCGGCCCCATCAACATCGTTAGCGGGAGCCGCCCAGCTCGCCGAGTTCACCGAGGATGTCGCCGGTGATGCCGGGGCTGGGTCCGACGTAGTTCAGGCACACGCAGGGCACGTTCTCATACCCGGTCGCCTTCCCTTCGCCGTTCCACTGGCTGGGGCGCTGCACCGTTTCGACGCAGGCGCCGGTCCGGTCGTGGAAGTTCGCGCCGTGCCCGCATTCGCAGATCGGCCGGTTCGCGTTCAACCGCCCTTGTTCGAGTTCGAGTTTCTTTTTCTCCAGCTCGAAGGCGCGCTTGCGCTCGTCGGATTTGAGCTGGTGCCGGGCTTTGAACCGGTTACCGGTGGGCGGCCCCAGGACGAGGGCCAGAATGATGAGCGTCCAGGCGAAGCCTTCGGAGAAGATCGCGTCGATCAGTGGTTCCATGGGCGCCTCGGGGGGGAGTGAGGTGTCATGATCATCTTTCTCGGGAAAGGGGCCGCGCAGGTAAGGACACAGGCGCGCGGCCCGACATCAGGATTCCGTGCTGGCCGCTTCAGCGGCTTCCAGCTCGGCGATCTTAGCCTTGGCGAGCTTCTCCTGCTCGACCATGGCATCCCACGCGCTGAGCAGCTTCTCGGCGTCCAGCGGCTTCGGCTCGTAAGTGCGCAGGTTGAACCCCGACAGGATCACTGGGCCGAACACCGGTCGGCCGTACTGGAACGGGGTGCGCGTCTCGCTCGCGATGAGCATGGCCGCGACCGCGTTGAACCGCTCGGGGTCGGCGCGGCGGTCCTCAGCGGTGTTGCAGAAGTAGGAGTGGCCGCTATGGGAGAACCGGAACACGGTGTCGCAGTCGCCGCCGGTGACCTTGTCGAAGAACGCGTACCAGTCCCGGTGGTCATCACCCAGGCCGATGGTGTCGCAGTTGTAGATCGTGACGTGGCGCTCCAGGTCCAGGACCATGATGGGGCGCTCGTTGGTCGCGAGGGTGGCGCGGAAGAGGGGGTCGTCGATGCTGACCTGGCGGGCCGGTTCGATCTCGGGAGTGTCAGCCATGGGTGCCTGCTTTCTTGAGTTCACGTGGGTACCAGCGTCGCGGCTGGTCATCGGTCGCCTCGCCGGTGAGGTAGTCGTCGATCCAGGCGATGGCCTCATCATCGAGGTGCTGCTGGGCGCGGGTGACCGCGACGTAGCACAGCTGCAGCTCAGCGGGGTCCATCGGACGGAGCTGTCCTTCGCCGTCCAGTGACGGTTCGCGGAAGTCGGCGCCGATCTTGACCCGAGGGTACTGCAGGCCCTTGGCGCTGTGCCCGGTCATCACCGCCAGGTCGACCGGTCCCTTGTCGGTGTCTTTGAACTGATTGGCGATCTTCAGCAGTTGGGCTGCGCCCCATTTCTCGACCAGGCGCACGAACACGGCCAGCTCTCCGGCGCTGGGGTCGGTCTCGATGTAGTGAAGTACCTCCCGCCAGGACGCGAACGTCGCCAGCTCCCGGTAGTCGCAGTGGAGACCGGCCTGCAGTTGCAGCGCGGCCTTGCACATGTCCTTGATGTTGTCGGACACGCGCTTGGCCATGCCGACGCGCCGCCCGGCCTCCAGTGCTTCGTGGGCGGCCTCGACCGCACCGGCGTTGGTTCGGCACAAGACCACGTCGGGGTCGGCCAGGGGACCGACCGTCCCGGGTTCGCCTCGCCCCCTCAGGGGCAGCTCGCAGTCGAGCGCGGCCAGCCACCGGTTCGCACGATCGGCGATCTGGGGGCCGAACCGGAAGCTCTCGGTTAGGTGCAGCCGCTGCTGGGCAGGCCACTTGGTGAGTGCGTCGATCGAGTTCCGCCACTGGTAGAGCGCCTGATTGGAGTCGCCGACGGCGATGAGCTGGCAGTCTTGGCGCAGGAGCACGTCGAGGGTGAGCGCGTCGATGTCCTGGGCCTCGTCGAGCATGATGAAGTTGGCCTTCAGCCGGGGCTTTTTCAAGGCCCAGATCTTCCGGTAGTGGTCGTGCGAGCATTCGGCGCGGTCGGAGTGGGGGTCCTGCAGATCGTTCCACATCGCTTTCGCGTACGGCAGCACGTGGGTTTTCAGGGCCGCCATGGCGTCGCCGTCGATGCCCTCGACGGGGGCCACATGCCAGGCCGTCAGCTCCCGGTCGGCCGAGCGGGCGAAGCGCTGCACCGCGAGCTTGGCGAGGACGGCCACGCCGACGGAGGTGATGGTGCGGTCCGGGGCCGGGGCGAACGGCTTCGTGCCGAACGCGTCGGCCAGTTGTGTACCGGTGCGCCCGGCGTCGCGCCCCGACCAGCGGCGCCGGTAGTAGCGGCCCACCTCCCAGGCCATGCTGTGGCTGGTGTGGCATTCGACAGTGCCGGGGAAGCGGTCTTTGGCATCGGCCCGGTTGTTCTTCCCGAACGCGATGTAGAAGCCCATCTTCAGGCGCCGTTCCTTGGCCTCGGCGCCCAGCCGCAGGGTCTCGGTCTTCCCGGTTCCGGCCAGGGCCTGCACGGCGATGTTGTCGCCTGCCTCGATCGCGGTGACGATCTGGTCCTGCTCATCGGTGGGCGTGAAGCTCATCGGCTCCCTTTCTGCGGGCGGCGCGGCGCATGGACTGCTGCTGGCGCTGCAGTCGGTAGCGCAGCACCTGCAAGTCGGTGTAGGCCAGTTGGAGTCGGTGTGTCGAGGGCGCCCACGCGCACCAGCGTTCAGCTCGCAGGTGCACGTGGGTGGCGTCATGACGCGCGGTCAGGCCCGCTCGGATGCCGAACAGGTACCCGTTCTCGGGGTCGAACTGCCACACGGTGCAGAACCAGCGGGTGGCGTCGCGCAGGACGGCCAAGATGGGGGCGACCTCGTCGCGTTCGATCGACCAGGCGCCTGCGGTGCGGGTGAAGCGGTGCTCGGGCGTGCCGTCGGGCCCCAGGGGCGCGTGCAGAATGAAACTGGCGGGGCGCATCTCCGCGCTCCAGCCGCCCATATCCGGCTTCGGGTCGATCATGGTTCCTTGTCGTGGCCTCATGTGAATAGTTCAGCGTAGACCCACCCGACAGCGAATGCGCGGTCGACTCGCTACCGAATGTGAGGATCGTTAGCGGCCAGCATAGCGGGATTCCGGGGACAAGGAAAGGGCCTCGGAGCACCCCAACCTCCGAGGCCCATGTCGGGCTGACAGGATTCGAACCTGCGACCCCCCGCTCCCAAAGCGGGTGCGCTACCAAACTGCGCCACAGCCCGGCCCGGCGCCAGCGTGCGGGCGCTGGCGCCGGAGTCTGCACGAGCGGCAACCGGGGATCGAACCCGAGACCTTCTGGTTGGAGGCCAGACGCTCTACCAGCTGAGCTACTGCCGCGTGCCCAAGGCAGGATTCGAACCTGCAACCTTCCGGTCCGGAACCGGATGCTCTGTCCGTTGAGCTACCTGGGCGTGGGCGGGCTTTGATCCGACTCGAACGGTAGGGGGCCCGCTTGACCCCTGTCCGGGTTTTTCACCGGCCTCGTACCCAGGGTGGGGGTCGAACCCACACTGTGCGGTGTTTGAAGCCGCTGCCTCTGCCGATTGGGCTACCCGGGCGTACTGTCTTGCTGTAGTCGTCACCTTACGCGATGCGTGGTGGTGTGCTCAGGGAGGGATTTGAACCCCCAACCCTCGGTATGTGACACCGATGCGCTGCCGTTGCGCCACCCGAGCCGGTCGCGGCCGGTCGTGGGCCGCGCCTTCACGATACCGGTGCGCAGCGCGGGCGCCAACGGGTTTTTGGTGGGGCGCAACGGTTCGAATGTTGCGCCCCAGATGTGCGGAAAGGCAAACTCACTGTAGCAGCAGGAGGGTGCTACAGCCCCTGCTGCCGCTGCCGCTGCTGCTGCGCGATGAGCGCGGTGCTCGCGGCCGTGTTCTTCAGGTTGATGTCCTGATTGGACTCGCGAACCAGGCGGTCCATGCGGAACATGTCGATGAACCACAGCATGAACAGTCCGCCGAACGAGAGGCTGTAGCCGACCCCGCGCGGCGTGTTGCCCAGGTAGTAGTGGTGGCCGCCGACCCAGCCGAGGGTCCAGTACCACAGGTAGGCGCGACCGAGGGTCTTGTTCTGCTGGTAACCGTGGGGGGGCATGAGAGCTCCTTCAGAGGGGCGCGCGAGCGCGCGGTGAGATTGTTTCACCCATGGTACGACCGAGGGCCGCCAGCGCGGTGCTGGCGCCCCTCAATGGATGCCTGGGTCGACGCGGGCGGTGCTCGCGGTCGTAGTGGTGGGGCGCAGCGAATCCCTTGCCGCGCCCCACCCTTTGAGTCGACGCCCATGATCAAGGCGTTTCCCATCGTGCTCCCGGAGGAACACGAGCGTAAGGCCTGGAGGCAGCGATTCGACCCGCTGCCCCCAGGGGGAGAGCACTCTGTTGCCTCAGAGCGATCTCCATGTGCTCGCGCCAGACGGAGGCTGCGTAGCGGAGAGAAAAGTGTGTGGTGGGGCGCAGCGTTCCAATCGCTGCGCCCCGGTGCCGCCGTCAGGAGCACGTTCTTGTCGGGACGCGGCGGTTGCAGACGCCGCGTCCCTTGTGCGGGTGATGCCCCAGATCAAGGTGTGGTGCCACTGCGGGGCGCGGCAGGCTTCGACTACCGCGCCCCGATTCCCATGTGGACACCCATGATCAAGGCATCGGACCCCGCGTCCCGCGAGAGACGCAAGTAGTGGTGCGCCTGTGAAGAGACCGCTTCAATCCCGTGAACTGGCTTTCTTTGCACAACGGGGGTCGTGCGTGCGCCAGGCGCTGCGCAGCACCGACTGTACCCCATCCGCCGCAGGCCGAGCGAGGAACCTTCACACGTCGTGTCCCCGGCGGCGCCGGGCCACATCGTCCAGGCGCGCAGCGATGCGCTCCCCGGGTGCGTGCGCGCCCTGATGGGCGTCCTGGCGCAGGCATCCTTGGGGGTAGCGGCCCTGGAAGGCGCGGGCCGTGAGTGCGCCGCAGCGGCCCGGTGCGGCGACGGTGCTGCGTCCCCGGGGGACGGTCTCGGTGAACTCCTCGATGTCGATCCGCTCCAGCCACGGCATCATGCCCGTGCCTCGCTTTCAGATAGGTCCGGTTCCCAGTCGATCGTGAGCGTGCGCGTCGGCCTGCGGTAGTGCAGGGGCGGTCCGGGGATGCCGATGAAGCCGAGGGTGGCGCCGGTGAGCTCGAAACCCACCGTGTACTCCTCGGCCGCGCCGATGCGCTCCATGTGGGGGTGCAGCATCGAGGCGTCCAGCTCGGCCATGACCGGGCCCATGATCTGGGCGGCGGTCGCGGGCAGGCGCGGGTGGTAGGGGGCGTCGAGGATCGCGCCGGTGGGCGGCCAGTACTGGCCGTGCCAGGTCGGACCGTATCCGGCGGTGAGCATCTCCGGGGGCATCTCCAGGGCCAGCGACAGGCGCAGCAGCAGCGGTTCGGTGCACCGGCGCATCAGCCGCGCGCAGCGCGCGGTGCCCCAGCGGCGGCACTCGGGCCCGAACTGCCTGCGGGCGGCACGCCGTTCGGCCTTGGTGGTGCGCTGGCCCATCACAGGCCCTCGTCGATCAGGAGCCGCTCGGTGGGTACGAAGAGGCCCGCGTCCCAGCGGGCGGCCACCCAATCGGGGGCCGTGCCGTCGGCGACAGCCTTCTTGATGGCGTCGTACAGCTGCGGCGGCACAATGGTGGGGGACGGCTGCAGGCTGTTCGCGTAGGCGGCGCGGCAGCCCCGGGCGTAGGCCGCGATGGCCTCGCGCATCTCATCCGCGCCGAAGGGCATGCTCATGGGCCGGTCACATCCTCGGTGATGAGCGTGACGTGCGATCCGATGGCCGGGTCCGAGATGCCGTACATGTCGCCGCCGTAGTAGCCGTTGGATGCGTTGCGGAAGGAGACGACGGCTGAGACGGGGCCGAAGGCGACGCTGGTGGTGGTGAGGCGGTACCCGTAGACCTGGACCTCGTCGTAGTCGACGGTGCCCACGCCCTGCTCCCACGTCTCAGGCCGGTAGCCCGGATCGCCGGGGGCGAGGTCGACGGCCTCGAAACCGGTGACCAGTTCACGGGCGAGCAGGTGCTTGACGCCGTAGAAGTCGTGGAAGTAGGAGCGGGAGCAGCAGTCGCCTTCGACGCAGTAGCCGACCAATCCCCGGTCGGTGTCGAAGATGAGCTGCTCCTCGCCCATGTAGATCGCCATGATCCGTGCGCCGATGAGCGCGTCGTAGTCGCGGGGATACATGCCCGGCCTCTCACTGGAAAGAAAATGCAAGACGCCGCGAAAGCGGCGATGCCTCTCATTATCGGATATTCCAGTTCGATTGGGGTGTTCCTTTAGCGGTGTGCCGCGACCCTTTCGGCCAGACCGGTGTACCGCTTCGCCGCGCTCACCGTTTTCACGGCCTTGGCGAGGGCCTTCGGGGAACCCACGAGCACCACCCGCGACTGCGCCCGCGTGATGGCCGTGTAGATCAGGTTTCGCACCAGCATCTGGTACGACTGCATCGTCACAGGGATGACCACGCACGGGTACTGCGACCCTTGCGATTTGTGGATGGTCACCGCGTACGCCAGCGCCAGCTCGCGGATCTCGCTGGCGGCGTAGGGGATCGTGTGGCCTTCATCGGTCTCGATGACGACGGCCTCGTCGCCGCCTTGGGGGTTGACGCTCACCACCCGCGCCGGGGTGCCGTTGAAGACACCGGTGGGGGAGCCCCACTCGTCGGGGCCCTTCTCGTAGTTGTTCTTGACGACCATGACGCGGTCGCCAGGGCGGTAGCGGATCGCCTCCTCGCCGATGCTGGCGTCGTACTCGATGCCCTGGGAGGGGTTGAGTTCCTGCTGGAGGCGGGTGTTGAGCGCGACCACACCGCAGGAACCCTTGCGTTGGGGGGCCAGCACCTGGATGTCGGCGGCCGTGATGCCCTCTGGCCCGAACTTCGCCGGGATGCGCTTGCAGACCATGTCCACGACGCCTTCGGCGGCGGCGTCGGCGTCGGTGACCGACCAGAAATGCAGGTCGGGCCAGCCTTTGAGCTGCGGGTAGGTTCCGGCGTTGACCTGGTGGGCGACCTGGACGATGCCCGAGGCCGCCTTCTGCCGGAAGATCTGCGTCAACGCGGTCGTGCGGGCGATACCGGAGGTGATGAGGTCGCGCAGCACACTGCCGGGGCCGACCGAGGGCAGCTGGTCGATGTCGCCGACCAGCAGCAGGCGCGCGCCGCGCTTGATCGCCCGGGTCAGGTACCGCGCCAGCGAGACGTCGAGCATCGACGATTCATCGCACACCACCAGGTCAGCGCTCAGCGGGTCCTCCGGGCCCACGCGGGCCGCGCCGTTCTCGCCGGTGCCCAGGCCGATCAGGCGGTGCACCGTCGCCGCCGGGGCGCCGTCGGCCAGTTCGGACATGCGCTTGGCGGCGCGCCCGGTGGGAGCGCACAGCTCCACACGCCACCGGCAGATCGCGGCGGCCAGCGCCACCGTGGCCACGGTGTGGGATTTGCCCACGCCGGGGCCGCCGGTGAGAACTGTCAGCGGCTGCTCCAGGACCGCGCGCACGGCCTGCTCCTGCTCGGCCGTGAGGCCGCGTTCGGCCAGGAGCGCCTCGATCTGCGCCTGCTGCGTGGGCGATGGGGGGGCCACGGTCGCTTCGGCCAGGCGCCGCAGGTGCTGGGCCAGGTCGGATTCGAGGTAGTGCATGTGGCGGGTGTAGGCCCGCTCCTCCTCCACGACTACGCGCTCTTCGTCGACGGCCAAGGCCACGGCCTGCGCGCACTTGTCGGGGCGTACGCCCAGCAGCCGCACGGCCTGCTCGATGAGGACCGCGATCGGCAGGTAGCAGTGCCCGTCGGTCTGCGCGTTCTCCAGCGTGTACGCCAGGCCTGCGCTCACGCGCCGGGGGTCGCTGCGGTCCCAGCCCAGGGCCCCCATGGCGATCTTGTCGCACGTGGTGAACCCGATGCCTTTGGCTTTGGTGAGTGCGTACGGGTTGGTTCTGATCGTGGCGGCGCCGTCGGCGCCGAACGCCTCCCAGATCCCCGGCGCCAGCGACGTGGACGCGCCTACTTCCATCAACGCCAGCGCGATCGCGTGCTGCTTGGCCAAGCGCGTCCAGCCTTCGGCGATCACTTCCAGCTTCTTGGGGCTGATCCCCTTGATCTCGACCAGGCGCTCGATCTCCTCATCGAGGATGCGCAGCGTATCGTCGCCGAAGCGCTCCACGATCCGCCGGGCGATCGAGGGGCCGATGCCCTTGATACGGCCCTTGGCGAGGTACTCCTCAGCCTGGGCCGCGTCGGCGGGCGGCTGCGGGGCGTAGCTGGTGAACTTGAACTGGCGTCCCCAGTGCTTGTCGTTGACCCACTCGCCGTGGAGGGCGACCATGTCGCCCTCGTGCGGGTCCAGCATCGGCCCGACGGCCTTCTCGATCTGCCCGTCGGGGCAGCGGATGGACAGGACTGACCAGCCCGAGTCGGCCGAGGTGAACGTGACACGCTCGACCACGGCCCGCAGCGGCCCCTCGGTGTCCTCCTCGCCCGTCGAGGCCACGCGTCGATCGGCGGTGAACAGCGTGGGCTGGGACTCGACAGTGAACTCAAGGGCGGTCATGGGCGGCCTCGGTTTCGAGCCACGGATGGGCGTCCTCGTCGCGCCACACCTCGATGAGCGGGTCCCCGAACGGCTGCCCGTTGTTGTAGACCGCGCCATCGGGCGTGGCCGGTTCGAGGTGCCAGACAGTCCAGTCCACCCCGTTCCCGAACGAGATCGTCGCGTCCTCGGGAGCGACCAGGATCTGGGTCACCGACGGTGCCCGACCGTCAGGGAACAGCCGCTGCTGCAGCTCGTCGAGGATGGGGTGCAGCTCGCGGCGCATCTGCGGCTTAGGCTCGTAGGGCTTGGGCTCGGGCCAGTACGTCTCGCCGCCGCCGCGCTGCATGGCCATGAGGTTCTGCATCCGCTCCCAGACGGCCGGGTCGGCCTCGAACAGGCGCTGGGCGTCGCGGAACAGGCTCAGGCGGCGCACCTCCTGCTCCTGGCCGTTCACGGCCGGGAAGCTGGCGTTCACCTGCGAGGCGTCCACGGTCATCGACTGCAGCGATTCGTCCCGCGTGCCGTCGTCCAGCAGCGGCACCAGTTCTACCAGCATGGGCTTCTCCTTGCGATCGGGCGTGCATCTACGCCAGCGGTTCGGTGTCGTCGTTGTCGGTCTGCTCGATACTCCAGCCGCACCAGGCGCACAGGCCCCGGTACACGCTGGTCGCCAGGTTCTCGCAGCCGCGCGAGGGTTCGCACGCGAAGCAGCGCACTAGGAAGAACCGGCCCTCGGCATTGCGGAAGTTGGGGCGCCGGTCGTTCACGTGTGCCTTCATGCGATCACTGCGGCACGCTCGTTGGCGACCATGACCTGCTCGGCGATCAGTTCCAGGCGCACGAGGGAATGGCCCCCGCGCGCCAGGACTTCAACGCTCTCCTGCAGGACGCTGCGCCCAATACCGGGCATCTCGACGCCGTCGATGAGCAACCGGAAGGTACGCCGGTCAGCGTTGATGATGGTGATCTCTTTGGCCATTGCGCGAACTTACCGCACATTTAGGCCCGTGCGTTACCATTGTGTGTTTCGTCGACGTGGCGTCCGTGGTCGTCTCCGCACTGGGCGCGATGCTCGAAACAGTACGTCGGCGACAACATCGCCGCATAGTCGTCCACTACCTGTTCAGCGACCAAGCTCGCCGTCGTGCCCGGCGGCAGGCTCGCCGCCAGCCGCCGCAATCGCGCCGCCGTCTCCGGTTCCACGATGACCGCCAACGGAACCGCCCCGTCGTAGTCGGGGATGCGGCTGATCGCCAGCTCGGCCGAGACGCCCAGCGCAGCCATCACGATCGCGATGTCTTCGGGCCCCAGCACCGCGACCCCGTCCCTGACGTGCAGTTCGATCTGGTTGTCAGCGAAGCGGTTGGTCAGATGCCAGGGGGGTTTACGATCCATGATCGTCCTCGTCGTTCTCGATGCTGACCTGGCCGTTGGTGATGGTCAAGTTACCGTTGATGGTGTTGGCGGCGATGACCGTGCCTGGTCCGCTCGCGGTGATGACGACCGAGCCGTCGGCTGAGCGCCATTGCCGCCGCTGCTGCCGCCGTTCCCACTTCTGGGCCTTGCGCCGCAGATAACGCAACCGCAACCAGCTAAACATCGCGCTGCTCCCGCCGCGCTGCGGCTTCCGCTTCGGCCGCGAGCCGGGCTTCCTCGATCTTCCGTTCGCGCTCGGGACGCTCGCGCTCCTCGGCGCGCATCTCCTGGTGCATCTCCACCGCCTGGCTGATCGAGTGGATCAACAAGAACCACCCAGCTGACCCCATCAGGTACGCAACGGCGCCCATGCGGATCTCCTCGGCCGAGTACGACACCGGGAACAGGATGCTCCACACCGCAAACGACGCGGTGAAACCAGCCATGCCGCCCATCGTCACGAGAAGCGAATCGAACCAGCGCCTGCGGTCGCTGCGCTCACGCATCAGGTTCGTCCTCGCGCAGCTCCTCCAGCCGATGCCGCAACGTCTCCAGGTACCGCTCGCAGTCGGCCGCCTGATGCACCAGCAACATGTACTCGGTGGCGTGCTCCGGCGCGACCCCGGCCACATCGAGCGGCCCCCCGGGCTTGAAAGCCTTCACGAAGCGCTCGTTGCCCTCGCCGTGACGCTGACGCAAATGCAGATAGCACGAGACCGCGCCGCTCACGTGTGAGCCGCCCAGCAGCCCGGGAATACCGATCACCAGATGGACGGCGAAGACCGCCACCATCAGAACCACCCACGCCAACAGCAACCCCATCCCAGTCTCGCCGAGGGCGAACTGCTTGACGGCGTTCAACGTTACGATGACCGCAAACGCGGCACCCCCCAGGACGTAGGCGCCAGTCCACCACCGCAGGACACCGTGGTGGTGCAGGCTCTGGCGGACCTCCTCGGAATTCGGCGCCTGCAGCAACAACGGCGTGTCGTCAAAGGCTGCCGCCGGTTCAGTCACTGACCCACTCCTCGATGAGGTACCAGCCGACGAAGACGACCATGAAGCAGATGACGGCGCACAGCCACAGCGGCAGCACCGCCCCGAACACCGGCTCATCGATCCACCACAGGACGAAGGTCAGCGCCGTGGCCACGGCGGCCTTGAGCACGAATTCCAACGCCTCCTCCCTGAGGAATTCGGCGACGGCGCGGCGTTTGCGGTAGTACCCCATCAGAACCCCACCTCCCGTCGGGCCTGCTGCTCGGCGGCGAGACGGCGCCGCTGCGCCGCGTGCGTACGCTGGATGTCGCGCCGGGCCATCCACCAGTTCGCGGTGATCGCTCCGGCCCAGCACGCGGCGAACATGCTCAGGCGCACCGCGACCGCCAGCTGCAGCTCCTCAGCCGTGAAGTCCGCGTCGCTGGGAACTGGCCCCCCCAGCAGGAACAGGAGGTTGATCAGGTAGTACACCCCCAGGAACATGAGCGCTTGCCCGAACCCCCGGATGACGTGCAGGACCCACGCCCGTGGGCTCTGGCGGCGCTGTTCACGGAGCACCTCTTCGAGGGTGTTGCGTTCGATCTCGTCGAACTCGTCTTCGGTCTCTTCCATAGTCCGCTCAAAGATCCGGCCGTTGTCGTTGCTCTGGTCCATCATCGCCTTTCTTGGTCATCATCGCGTACCACCAGCATGTCGGCGAGCCCGACCAGATACGCCCCGGCGCACACGCGCGCGGGCGTCGGGTGCAGCACATCGACGACGAGGAGGTCCAACGCCCCCGGCGCGGCCATGGGCGTGTAGTTGAACGTCACCGTCCACCGCTCCTCCACAATGGCTGCACTCGACGACCACAGCGGCCTGTCGTACGTCCGCGCACACACGACGCTGCCGAGGTAGGGCAGGTCTTTGACACCGCGTCGGACCAGGGAGTAGTACGTCGTTTCGGAGGCGATCCTGCTGTCGCAGTAATTGCGTTTGAGGATAACGCCCGCCCGCAGCGCTCGCTTTAGCAGCGCCCGCCACGAGTCCGGGATGTCACTACTCGCTGAGGTGCTCATCCACGGCCTCCAGCAGGATCGTGAACTGCTCGCCCAGCGGCAACTCGATGTGCGCGAACCGTTCGGGAGTGTTCACGCAGCACTGGTGCGCGAACAGTTCGGCGAGGAACGCATCGGTGCTCTGGCCAGGGCAGGCGTGGGAGAGGGCGAACATGTCCCACTGCATTCGCGCCATCAGCGTCGCGGTGTAGGCCGCGAAATGCTGCAGGTCGTCTCTGCCGCAGTCGTCGACTTCACCGGGCAGGCAGTGGGCAACGGGGAGGCCGAGCGCTTCGATCGCGGCGCGCTGGTTTTCGGCGGCCGTGCGCCAGCTGCGCGCCAACGGGTTGTCAGTCATGGAGGTCTCGCTTTCTGTCATCGTGAATGGTCAGCGGTAGTCGGCTGCCAGGGCAGCCTCGGCGAGGCGCCGCAGACAGTGGATGCAGTCCACCGGGCGCTCGACCTCGTCGAAGTAGGTGTTGGTCTTGCGGACCTTCCCGCTGCGGCACAGCAGGAAGTGGGCGCGCAGCGGCCAGCCCTTCGCAGCGCCGTCAGGCCACTCGTCTACGAAACCCGCATGGATACGGGAGTCCTGGGAGCGCAGTGACGTGACGTTCTTCGTGCGGGTGGTGACGGGGTGGTTCACGCTTTCCTCTCATTCGGGGGCGTACGTGCGAGCGCAATCGTGGTTGCAGCACCGGGCGGTCCTGGGGGCGGGCGGGGGCACGACTTCGGCTTCGTCCAGCTCCCGCCACTGGGGGGTGTCCATCAGGTAGACCACCTGGTCACCGCACGCTTGGCAACAGACGGCGTAGTGGGTGCGCACCGGATGGGCCGGGTAGTGGTGGGGAACGGACTTCAGCCGCTTGCCGTCGGCGATCCGCGAGGGGCTCACCACCCGGCGTCCGGTCCGCGCCGGGGCGACGCTGGTCCCGAAGCACTGCAGGAGGGGCCCGGCGAAGCCACAGACGCTGCACGACAGGTCCAGGTGGGTGGCGCGGATCTGACGGCTCCAGGGGCCCCAGTCGGGGGATTGCCGCCAGGCCCCTTCGATAACGGTCATCCTCACATTGTCGCTGACGCCTCCGACATCGAGGGGCCCGCGCCGCCGTGGGTGCGGCGGTACAGCGGGACCTTGGCGCGCAGGTACTCGTGGTGGGCGTCGATGATCGACTTGGCCAGCGGTTCAGCCTCGGGGTTGAATTCCCAGATCATGATGTTCTTGCGGGTGGCGTCGTACCCGGTGTGAACGGCCAGATGGTGTCGCTCCAGGATCGCCATGCCGTACCGCACGCCGGACTCGCTGATGCCGTTCAGGTCGGCGGTGAGATCGCGGGCGCTGCGGAAGGGCGGACCGTCGTGCTCGCAGTCGTGGCGCAGCAGCCACAGCACGGCCACGGCTGCACCGGTGACCTTGGGGTTTCTCGAATCGCGTGCACGCATGGGCACTCCTTGTGGCTCGGTGATGGGCAACGGCTCCGGACGCCTGCGTAGGCGTCCGGAGCCGTGGTCGAATCGGTGGGATGTCTTAGCCGGTCAGGCCGCTGCGCTGGGCGACGCGGGCCTCGACCCTGCGTGCCCAGCCCTTGATCCATTCGAGGTGGGGCTGCTTCCACTCGTGCTCGACATCGGAGATGACCCAGACGGTCAACACGACGCGGCCGTCGGGGGCACACACCTCCTCGCCGAGGTAGGAGCGGACGCCGAACTCGACGGCGACGATGTTCGTGGAGAAACGGGCGTTGTCGTTCGTGTTGATCGCCAGCGGGCGGCGCCGCTCGGTCACCACGATGCCGCAGTAGCCCATCTCGCCGGTCATGGTCCGGTCGGACTCCACGACCGGACCGAGGTCGGCTCGCTTGGCCAGGCCGATGAAGTACTGCTCGCAGCCTTCCTGGACGAGGTTCACGCCGACCATCATGGCGTGCCCCTCACCCATCATCGCGTCGAACTCAGCGAGCATGGCCCGGGCGAACCGGTCGTACTCGCTGTCGGCTGCGGGCCGCAACCCGAGCTGGGCCTGCAGTGCGGCGCGTTCGGCGCCGTGCGGGTCCTGGGGGGCCATCAAACGGAAGTGGCCCTTGGATCGTTTCGGATCGGTCATGATGCGCTCCTAAACAGGGTGGGTGGGGTGTGCGGGGTCAGAGGCGACGCTTGAGCCCTGCGAGCAGGGCCTCCAGCACCTCGATGTCGGCGGCATCGGTCAGCTGCGGCGAACGTGCTTGCACCGCACCGGTTTTGATCAGATCGGACACCAGTACTTTAACAACTGACCGGGGCAGGTGCAGGTGAGCGGACACCTCCGCGACCGACATCGGCTTACTGCGGCACAGCAGCAGCACTTCGCTGTGCTCGCCGCCGAGCTCGCCGACGCCGTCGGTGAACCGCGCCCCCCGGACCGAGGTGACCATCGTGGCGATGTCCAGTTGCACGCTGGCCCTGGTGCGCCCTCCCGTAGCCGTGTAGGGGCGCACCAGGGAACTGTCACGGATCGGACCGTCGTCGTCGGCGCTCATGACGTCCTCACTTCGGGGCGGCACGCTCAGGGGTGGGGAGGAACGCCCGGACGCTGGCGACGAACTTCTGCGTCTCGAACCCGACCAGCGCGGCGTCGGCCTCGCGGCTGGTCACCACGGCCAGGATGGTGCCCATCCCGGCGGAGGTGATGAACACCAGCGCTTCGTCCAGCTCGACGAGCACCTGGCGGACAGTTTCAGGCCTGCCCACGACGTTCGTGGCGCTGCGCGCCAGGGAAAACAGGCCCGAGGCGGTGGCGGCGAGCTGGTAGCCCTCCTCGGGGGCGAACCCCACGAAGCACCGGCTGATGCCGTCCGAGGACAGCAGCATCGCGCCCTGCGAGTGCCGGATGTCCGTGAGCAGCTGCTCCAGTCGCACGGTCAGGTCGTTGCCGTCGATGAGGGGCACGGGGAAAGAACGGTCGGACACGGGGTCTCCTTGACATTGATTGATATGGATGAGGTGGTTGAACAATCAGGGGGGCGGCGGCAGTTCGGTGCCGTCGACACGGAGGACGGGTGTTTTCTCCCAGTCGATCGGGCCTGGACGCATGCCTCGGGCGTACTTGATCAACTGCCGTTCGATGACCGCGACCTGCTCCTCGGTGAACCGCTTTCGGAACACGCGCACCGAGGCCGGGACGCCCTCGCGCCAGCGGGCGACGGCTTCCAGCGGCTGCCCGGGTTCGTTGAGGATGGGGACCATCACGCGCCTCGCCTCGCCGTTGGCTTCGACAGTGCCGCTGAATCCCAGTTGCATCTGGTCGTCGCCCACGCCGATGAGCAGGTCGATCGCCTCGACCGTCTGCCATTCGTTCTCAGGCGTCACAGCGGCACCCCGACCAATGTCCGATAGCGCCGACCAGCGTGAACAGGCTGAACATTCCCAGGAACGCGAAACCGAGGAACCGGACGAACCCTTCGTCGTAGCCGGTCACGATGGTCGGGTCCCATACCCACAGGAATGCCGCGCCGATCGTCATGGTCGACATCGGGGTGGCGGCATGGGCGCCGCCGATGCTCAGCGAATGCCAGAGTCGCTGTTGCTTCGACATGGGATCACGACCCTTCCGCGTCCGGGACCGACCCAAGCGCGTCGCGCAGGCGCCGCGCCGCGTCAGCCGGGGAGTGCCCGTCCCACTCAGGAGGGAGCGGGGCCTCGGGAACGGCGAACAGTTCCCATTCGGCGAGCCGGTAGTGGAAGCTGATCTGCCCGGTCGGCAACTGGGCGACCACAATGAAGTACGCGCCGTCGAAGCACGGCTCGCCGTCGTGGTGACGGCGGGACTTGACGACTTCCCAGCCGCGCGCCAGCCACGCGGGTGTCGCGTGCGCGTGCAGCAGCAGCCGGGACTCGTAGAGTTCCTGGTGGGTGTGGAACCCGTCCGAGGCGTTTCCAGCGGCGAGCTTGGCGCTCAGAGCGTCCATCTGGGCGACCACGGTGTTGTAACGGTCGATGGTCTGCTTCACGTAAGCGTCGCGGTCGCGGGCGTGCTGCTCAGCCTCGGCACGGAGCCGGTCCACCTCGGCACGGTAGCCGCGCAGCACCTCAAGCGCATTGGCGCTGAGCTTCTGCGGAGGGTCGGCAAAGTAGTCGGTGCCGCAGTCCATGCAGATCATGTGCGAGGTCTCGCGTGTCGGTCCAGAGCAAGTCGGACAGGCCTCCTCCGCCACCAGCTCTTCAACGACCGGCTGCCACGCCTCGGTCTGCTCAGCCATGGTTCTCACTCCCGTCCTGGTCGAGACCGAAATCGCGGATGCGGCTGTGAGGGCAAGCCGGTTCGGTCTCGAACCAGCCGTGCTCCTGGCAGTAGCCATGGTGGTCGAACGTGCACCAGCTGTCCTCGTAGAGGTCGAGCACCAACTCCCGGAGCCGCTCGACTTCGGCCAGCGCGCGTCGCAGGTCGGCCACGGTGGCCTCATCGCAGACGTAATCGATCGAGTCGGCGATGTCAGCGCGGCGCTTCATATCAGCCAGTTCAGCGTTGGTAAGTGACTTGGTAGGCGTCATCGGCCGGTGCCCTTCTCGATGGCAAGGGAAGCGGCGCCCATGCCGCACGTGCAGGGGTCACTGGCCTCGACCCGGCACCCCTCGTGGTGCCACCAGTCGGTGGACCCGGGCCGCGCCGTCGACAACGGCCCCAGCACCACCGTGGAACCGTCCAGCGCACACGAGCTGATCGCCTCGGCCAGGATCATCGGACCGAATCGTATCTGCAGTGCCCACCAGGGGGGTATCGCTTTCATCGTTGTGCTCCGCTCGGGGGAAGTGCGAGGGAGCCGCCCTCGCTCGGAAAATCGTCCGCGATCGCCCGCGCCGCCGCACTCGCACCGGTGCCGATCCACTCGATCCGTTCCCTGCGGGTGACATCGCCGGACTCGCTGCGCAGCTGTGCACCGTGGTAGCCCATGTGCGGCCACCGGTCGCACCGATACTCGCCGTAGACAGCATCGCACTTGGGCACCGGCTGCGCCAGCCCCGACTTCCGGCCGACCGTCCACCGCGACCCATCGGCCGCGATGTGATGGCGCGGGCTGCGCGCCCTGCTCTGCTCGTGCCCCTCCTGGCGTCTGCAGCGCCTGCCCTCATGCACAGACTCGCACCGGGGCCTGCCATCGGGCAGCGGGGCATCGTTAGGAAAATCGAAGGGAAGGGTGGACATGCGATAACGCTCCGCGCGGTAATGAAGTCGGTCGGGTGGGCGGCATCAGCCGCACCTTCCGGGTGTACTGCCAGTTCGTCTCCCACATCCGGATCGACCACTGCGTGTTGTAGTCGTCGGTAGCTGCAGCAGCCGCCTCAGGATCGACGTAGGCCATCAGCGGCTCATCCGCGCCACCGTCGGTAACGGCCAGCAGCACCGTCACCTCCTCCGGCCAGCCGCCGTTCACGACGCCCCCTGCACTGACTCTTGCGCCAGCCGGTTGCGGCGCTGGCGGTCATAGCAGCAGGCCTCACGGGTCTGGCCGTTCTCGATCTCGTCGGCGGCCGTCATGATCGCGTCGGTGACGGCGTCGATCAGGGCCCACCGGGACAGGTTGCCATCGGGAAGGTCGTCGAACAGGCGACCATGCAGGGATTCGCATTCGAGCCATTCGGCGACGGCGCGCCACTGCGGCGCATCGGCGGGAGGGCCGTAGCCGTTCCACAGGTTGTTGGCCATTACGGTCTCCTTCGACGTCGTGATCAGGCGCTTTCGCGTTGTTCGAGGCCGACGCCCTGGCGAAGTTCGATAGCGGCGTCGACGGCGTCGACACCGTCGATCTGCTCGATCAATTCAGCGAGTGCTTGGGCGATGGCGTTGAGTTTATGCTGCACGGCCGCGTCGGCGCGCGTCTGGGTGTTCTGCAGGAGCGCGACGAGCAGGAACGTGACGATGGTGGTGGCGGTGTTGATGATCAGCTGCCACGTGTCAAGGGGGAACCACACGATCGAGGGCACCCACATGACGATCAGCAGGATGCACAGGCTGAAGAACCACGCCCGGGAGGCGAAGGCCGCGACGGCTGAGGCCAGCCGGTCGAAGAACCCCACACGGGCGTCCACGTCCGAAGGCATCGTCGGCGTCTCGTCCATCACCACCACCTCACTCCAACAGCATGAACCGGGGCAAATGCTACCGGGAGTCGTCAGCGGCCTGCTGCTCTTTCGCGGCCCGTCGCGCCTTCTTCGCCTCCGCACGTTCGGCACGGACTTGGCGCCGCTCGCGGGCGTACCGCTGCAGTGCTCGCGTCACCACCAACGACATCTCCGCGCGGTTGTGTTTGGAATTCAGCTCCTTGGCGTCCTGGTCGCTGAGCAGCACCGCCACCTCCACGTAGTGCCATGTGCGTCCCGGCTCCCGTTCCTTCTCGGGAGCGATCGGCGGCGGCGCATCGCACTGCTCCCGCAAGAACGCGTTCATCGCTCGCCCGATTCGCATCCGCGCCGTGCCTTCGGCGCTGGTCGCGCCCTCGGCGAGGATCTGCAGGTCGACTTCTGGGAAGCGGTTGACGGTGAAATACAGCCGGTACCAGATCCGCTTGCCCTTCGACCCGGCGACGACGCCGGTCTCGGCCACGATGCGCGTGATCTCCTGCAGCGGCGCCCCCGGGTAGTCGAAGATGACCGTGCGGGCCGTAGCCCCACCGGGTTCGGACGGCTCCAGCGTCTCCCACTCGTACGGGGGTGCCTTCCGGTAGGCTCCCGGCAGCTTGTACAGCTGCTGGGCCGACAGCAGCCGCCGCTCTTCCTCGGCTGACTGGCGCATCTGGATTGCGCTGACCGGCGGCACCGGCTCGGGAGGATTCGCACCCCGCAGCTTGCACCGGCCCAGCAGGGCGATGAAGTCGCCGGGCATGAGATGGCCGGGACCCTGCTGGCCCGTGGCCTTCTGGATCTCGTGAGCGACGAGCCGCAGGTCGTACGCCTTGGGGTCCGACTGCCATTCGACGATCATGTCGGACAGGGTCTGGAAATACGAATGGCGCGCCAGCGCGGCCTTCATCTCGGGGTCCGTCATCGTTCAGTACCGGCCTTTCGCAATGTTGTGGGGGAGGAGTGGGGGAATGCGCGGTTGACACATCATTCGTTCATTGTTCCCTGTGATCGGGGGGCGGGGGACACGGTGTAGACCGCGAGGTAGTCGAACACGGTGGAGCGTCCGATCATCGCCCCGGCCGCCCAGCCGTTGGCGGCGGCCTTGCGTTCGATCTCTTCGTGGTGCCACGATTCCAGCGGCACATTGTGGCATGACTCGTCGATCCGGGCGCAGTACCCGCAGTACACGGTCATCTCGTCGCCCGCCAGCATCAGTCGCCAGCCGTCGCCGCGCATGTCGATGCCGACCTCGTCGGATTGGCCACGGATGCAGTCCATGACCAGGGACATCGGTCGGCCCAGCAGCCCACAGAACCAGCATGGGCTGGTCAGTTCGGCGATGAGCGCCAGCGTGTTGAAGTCGCCGTCGTCGTTGTTCATGTGGGAAGCGTAGAAAGGCAGCGAACCAGTCCGTCAGGATGCGGAGCGCAGCAGGTGGGAAACGTCGTCGGCCAATCCGAGATCGGCGGTGGCGGCGGTGACGTGGGACCACAGCAGGTCGCTGTCCATCGGCCAGCTGTCACCGCTGCCGATGCGGTGCTGCTCCCAGCGGCGCCCGTCAGCGGTGCGCCACAGCGACCGGCGCACCTGCTGCTCCTCGGTCTCGCCGTCGATGCAACGACAGACCGAGACCGTGCGCGTGAACGTGGCCTCCCACGGTCCATCATCGCCGTGGGGCTTGACCATCCGGTAGTGGAAACCGTCACCGGGGAGCGTGTCCTCCGGCGGCGATGCGGCGACCAGACCCCAGGAAAGGAGGCCGTAGCGGCCGAACTCGACGATGTGACCGACCACGGGCGCCACGTGCGGACCTTCCAGCCGCGTGGTCACGACGTGGCCTTCGCGAAACCGGCAGGCCACTCCCGGCAGCCGCACGGAGAATCGTCACCGCGTCGACGCCATTCGGCGTAAGCGGCGTCGGCCTGCTCCTCGCTCCACGCCTCGGTGATCGACAGGATCGCGATCGCGACATGCAGCACCTCGGGTGTTTCCGCGTACCAGTAGGCAAAGTTGCGGCCCTCTGATCCCGGCCGCCAGCCCCCGCCCTCCGCAAGGGAGCGCGGACCCTCCGACTCGGTGGGCACCTGTCCGGAGCCGATGATCACGAGCGCTTCGGCCATGGCCGCTTTCGTTGCAGCAGCAGCCTCACCGACCAGCAGCTCGGTGTTGTGGTCTTCCAACTCCACGTGGAGGGGGCCTCCCATGTCCTGCCCCAGCTCACCGTAGAGGCGTGAAGCGAGGTCACAGAAGGCATCCAGGCCTGCAGGTTCGGCTACGAACACATGGTCAGTGCGGGTCATTGGGGTACCTTACGCTCTCACTCGTCGCTTTCAGCTGCGCGACGTTCCCACAACTGCCGATACGAGGGCTCCTGCTGCCAGCGGCGCGCGTGCTCAGCCATTCGCGGGCCTCTGACCAGCGCAATGAACAAGTTCACGAACACCATGGCGGCGGCCACGACGATGTTGAACAAGGCTGCCACGATAGGCGACACCGGCAGCATGGACACGAGGCCAATAAGCGCGCAGGCCATGAACCCATGGAAAACCATCACGAGGACGATTCCGGCGCGAGTGTTTGCGGGAGATTGCGCGGGCACCGGCAGGAGATGGGGGCCGACTTTGCGGTACTTGGTTTGCTGATTCACGGAGAACAGTCCTTTCGGGGGGATTGAGGGTAGTGTCCCGGTCTGTCATTCGTAGAGGGAGACCTCATCCAAATCACGCTCAGGCTCGGGATTCAGCGCTTGTTCCAGCCGCGCCACGCGTGTCCGCAGATCCACGATCGCGGCCTTCATGAACATCGCACCGACGTACAGGCCTACCACCAGACCAAACAGCACACTAGTCGACATCCGAAACCTCCTCCGTCGCCTGCCAGTGCCGCTGGTGCGCACTCACCGACCACACCGAGAGCCGCTCCCAGTCCGGCGCCGAAGGCAGCGGTGTCCGCCCCGTCTCCGCCATCTCCATCATCCGAGCCCGCAGCGACCGAATCTCTCGCAGCACCTGCTCCAAATCCGGCACACCGCCCGATTTGACCTGCAGCACGCGCTGGCGTTCGGGCTCCGGCATCGGCAACGTGAGGCGCCCGTGTTCGGCGATCTCCAGCCCCTGATATCCCAGGCGAAGCGCATGCGACGCGAACTTCGTGTCGTACCCGTACTTCTCCACCAGCTCCGGGCGCTTCGGCATCGAGCCCCGGGGGCCCTTCCCCAACAGTTTCTGCACCTGGCTGTCGAGGTAGTGCGCCGACCGGTCCACGACCTTCAACGACAAGAACGCGGGCGCCAACGCCCGCAGCTCCTCGCCCAGCTCGCTTGTGGCATACACCGACTGCTCCGGCGCGAACAGCATCGCCAGCACCGTCGGGTTCCCCTCCGTCGCTAGCCGCAGGTACTTCCGCAGCGCATACAGCACCAGATCCGTGTCGCCCGGCCGCGAACGACGCCCCTCAGGCTGCGTCCGGTACGTGTAGGTGTCCATCGGTTTCGCCAATCCGACGACGCAGCGAGCGGGCTCGATGAACACTCCCATCTCGTCATGGTCGTCGGTGCCCTTGACCGCAATGCCATGCAGCCCCGACCCCACTTCGGTGAGCAGGATCTGGCCTGCTCGCGCGATGGTCGCATCCCCGTGCTCGGTGTGGTCCTTGGCCATAGTCGTCCTTCCGGTTCCGTTTCAGGCGTCAGCGCCCCACCGTAGTGCAAGGCCCCGCTCAGCGGAGGCCCTGCACACGAGGTGTCGATCTCTGGTTACCGCCGCACGTCTGCTTTCTACGGTCGGAACGAATTTCCCAGCGACTCACGGTCGGGCGCCGGGATGTACAGACTGGGGTGGCCGAAGATCTGCAGCTTTCCCTGCAGCACCGAAAGGTCGAGATCCCACTGGTAGTGGCCGCGCCACTTGAATCGCTCCTCGGCGCCCCGGATCGCGGTGTCGATCTCGGCGTCAGTCCACCGATTGACCCTCTTCAGCTGTGCTCGCACCTGCCACATCTGGTTCTTCAGCTGCGCGAGACCGATGTGCTGCACCTGATGGCACTCCACGCACAACGCGATCAGCCGCAGCAGCCGCTGCACGTACCGGTCGCCCAGCACATCGAAATGCCACAGCTCGTGACAGTCCGGCGTGCGCCGGGCTTGCGTCTGGCCGTTGCGGCTGGGTTGCTTGCAGACCTCGCAGCGCATATTGGCCGCCTGCGCCACCGGCATGCGCAGCTGGTCCCATTCGTTCCGCGACAGGATGCCGCGCAGGTTCGACCCCCACACGTTGCTCGGCAGCAGGTCCGGGTAGAGCACACCGGGTCCGATGGGGAGGACGCCAACGTCGGGCCTCAGGGGTTCCACGGTCACTCGCTTCCTTGGAGCCGCTCGATGCGGCCATCGGGGTAGAGACGCACCAGCGGCGCATCGAAGGGATAGTCGACCGGATCAACCCGGCCTCCAGGCGGCGGATAGCAACCGCTCAACATCACGTACAGCAGCCGCGCCTCCTCCGACTTCGAGGAGGCCACGAGCCAGTCGACGACCTCTTCCATCTCCTCCGCGCGCACAGCTGCGTCGCGCTTCTCCATGGCTTCTTCGACCTGACGCAGCAACGAACGCGTCTGCGCGGGCCGATGCCCGCGCTGGGGAAGCTTCACTCCTCGTCCTCCTCATACACGACACGGCGGAACCCTCCACCGATGTCTTCGAACTTCGGCGGTTTCAGCGGCCCCACCACAACGTAGGAGAACGTCTCCCCCCGCTGGCGATGGTGGAGGCCATGCACGGATACCCATTCTTGGTGGGCGAGCGGATCAGAGACGCGCTGCACCACGTTGCAGTCGTTGCAGCTGAGGAAGCCCGGGTAGTCCATGGCCGCTTCGTGTTGCGGTTCATCGCTGTCAGAGTGCCCGGTCATAGGGCTCTTCCTTCACGTAGGGCACAGTTCGGCGCCGCAGCGCCGCGAGGGTCATGCCGATGACGATGCCGACGACGAGCGCCGCCGCCAGCAACAACAGGTTCAACATCTCATACATGAGATTTATTCTCCCTGGGGGATGTGGGGGAGACGGCAGCGGGGAGGTGCACCCGCGCGGGCGCACCTCCCCGGACCGGCGTCAGTTGGCCGGGGCCTGCCCACCGTCGTGGGCGGCGATCACGCGATCGCGGAAGTTGAGCGCCACGCGGAACACCGGGACGGTCCGCGCGGGAACGGTCGTGGCCTCCCCGCTCTGGGGGTTCCGCGCCGCGCGGGGCGCCCGCTTCACGGGCTGGAAGACCCCGAAGTCCGTGAAGGCGACCTTCTCGCCGCCCATCACCGCCGACTGGATCTCCTCGATGAGCGCGTTCACGACCTTGTGGACCTCCCGCTGCCCCATCCCGGTGCGCGCAGCGACGCGCCCGGCCAACTCCTTCTTATTCAAGCGAGGATTCGTCATGATGTCATATCCCTTTTCTTCGTTCTTGCGATGATGGCCGTTGGGCCAGAACCAGACCGGCCCGCACTCATAGAGTGGCGGACCGGCCGGGCAAAACGCTGCACATTGCAGCGGAATTTCTACTCGATCGACTGCGCGGTACGCACCGCCAGCGCCTCGATCTCGAACTTGAGGTGGGGATGGGTGAGGGCGGCGCAGACCGTAGCCCGAGCGGGCACTGTCTCGCCGGTGACGTACTCCTCGTAGACGAGGTTGAAGACGGTGATGGCATCCGGGTCGGTCAGGTAGGCACGGATCTGGACGACCTCCTCCAAGGAGGACCCAGAGGCGGCGAGAACCGTCACGAGGTTGTCCATGGCCTGCCGAATCTGCCCTTCAACACCCCGGATGATCTGCCCCGTTATCGGGCTGATACCGACCTGACCGGCGACAGCGATGATACCGCCGCGTTCGGCTGCTTGGGCGTACCGACCGGCAGGTTCGGGGGCGTCCGGCGTGAGGTAGTTGATGGTGTGCATGCGACTCCTTCTAGCGGCTGAAGTGGTATCGGTTCATTGGTTCCCTCCCGGGCACGTGAGCATCTTGTGCCCCAGCGGATGCCGGTCAGTTCCCTGGTGCCGCTGCAACCGTCCATCCTTGTTGACCGAGAACATCCTGCCGCAGTGCCCGCACTCCCTTCGGGGCTTACTCGTCGATGTTGAACCGACCGTAAAATCCGGGCAGAACGGGTCTTTGCACGTTTCCGTGAGATACGACCCGTGCTGGCACCTCGGCCGGTTGTACTCCGGGTTCTCCTCCCGGCGGGGTGCCTTCCGCACGGCGGAACCGGGCCGCTTATGCCAGCCCAGCGGCTCGTCCTGGGTGTCCGGGTCGAAGGCCGCCAGGGCGTCCAGCACGGCGGGTTCGTCGCGCGGGTAGCACCAGGCGTAGTCGGGGCCGTTGCGCTCCCCGTGCGGCACCGCGATGAGCCGCAGATTGAAGCCGTACGACAGCAGCAGCCAGCGGTAGGTGGCGTCTTCGGACAGCAACTGCCCAACCCACTCGGTATCCCATACCGGCTCGGGCAGGAGAAACGGTTTCATCCGCGTGGGTGACGGCCACGAACCGGCACCATGGAGAGCCTACCGAGCGGTTCGAGCTTGGCGAGGTAGTACAGCAGGCGCTGGCGGGCGGCTTCCCGGTTGGCGAAGTCGTGCTTGCCTTCGTCGAGACCGTGCCAGACCTCGACGGCGTAGCGCTCCTCGCTGGTCTCGGGATCGGTGTACTTAGTCATGCAGACCTCGCGCAGTCCCCGGTCGGCCTGGTTGGAGTGACAGCGCAGCTGCATGCCTGCGCAGATCGCCTGCGAGACCGCTTCGTAGCGCTGCTCACGAATCTCGTCCTGAGCCAGGTAGAGCTCGGGGTCGTCCTGGGTGACGTCGGCGGTGTCGAAGAACTCGGCGGGGTCGTTCTCGGAGTCCAGGCGCGCGGCCAGCAGCACGCGGTGGGCGGGAAGGCGGGGCATCGCGATCGGTTCCTAACTATTTGTAGACATTTCCTGACATAGATTTCATAGGTAGCTCAGGAGAATTCCGCGTCGATGGTGTCCACGACGCTTCGGAGCGTCTCCTTGAGGTTCCCGATCTGGTCCTGCTTCTCGTCGGGGCCGTCGACGTAGCCCATCTCGGTGTCGAAGATGCCCATCTTGATGCGGTTGTAGAGCACCGCAGCAGCGATCAGCCCTTTCAGAGTGTCGTCTTCCGCCAGCTCAGCTGTCAGCCTGAGCTTGATCTCCCTCCACCACGAGGGGCTCATCTGGACAGGCGCCCCGTCGTTGACAGCCCCTTCGAACATGGCCCACTGCACGCTGCTGGCGTACTGCGGGGCGGCAACCGCGATGTCGGACACGTTGAGTTCGTTGTCCAGGACCACCTCGGACATGAGGAAGTCAACCTCGCAGTCCACCTGTCCGGCGAGCTGCACGGTGTCCAGTTCCTTGCCAGGGTCGAGTCCGATCGCGTCGGCGATCTTACGCAAGGTGGTTTCGGCCGGTTCCGAAGCTACGTCGGCGTCGATGTTCACGAATGCTCACTTTCTGTAAGACATGAGCCTGGGAGGCTCAACTTGAGGCGATGTGAGGACCACTAACGAGAATAATTCTTCGCAGGGTTGGGGCGGTAGTGCGTGCCGAGCATGTCAAAGTGCGCCGCCTGGTGGGCGTCGATGATGCGCCGCGCCTGCTCGGCGGCCTTGGGGGTTAGCTTCCAGGTCATCTGGTTGCGCAGATGACCGCCGCTGTAGCCGGTGCACACGAGCCAGGCATGGCAGCGCAGCCGGTCGATGGCGGCGCGGGCCACGGAGGTCTGCATGTGGGCGCGGTCGGCCAGGTCGGCAACTGTGGTCTCGTCGTCGGGGCGCTGCGCCAGGTGCCACAGCACCAGCAGCATGCGCGATGTCAGCCGGAATGGTGGCGGCGCGTAAGGTTCGGTCAATGGGCACTCACTTTCTGCATAGGTGAGCCTGGTGGGATCAACTTTGTTGGGCTACAACGTAACTTATGAGAAGTGTGCTTCCCGCAACCTAAGTTTCCCGTGAGCCTATGGAGACGTAGCAGCATGGCGCGTCGCCTCTTGAGTTCGTGGAGTTCGGTTTGATCCTGGTCAGCACAGTGCAGCAGTCCACCGATCGCCATGAGTTGGAGCAGTGCCCACACACCAGGATTAGCAGCATCGATCCCAGGCGTGTGCATCGCTCCCCACACCGTGTAGAAGAAGAGTGGCGCGAGCACCGCAGCCCCGATGCGATCGCGAACTATTGACCGACGTAGATATTGGATTTCGGCATCCAGGTCTTCAGACATTCTCGCCGCCCACTCGATCCGTGGGTTGCCTTCGTCGGTTCGTGCAGTTCCAGCAGTTCACCTCATACTCAGCTTCGGCTTCGTCGGTGGCCTGCTCGATGCTTTCGTCGGCCAGATCCATGCCGTCGGAGGCTGTGTAAGAACTACGGCGCGCATCCCCTTGGCTCTCCTGGCGTGCGATACGGGCGATGTTGGTTTGCGGCGGCGGTGGATCTACGGCGATCCGGTATTTGAACCAGTCGGTGTCGGCTTCGTAACGGAGCATCTGGAGTGCCTGCTTCTCAGCTCTCGTGACGTCGATGCGGCCGTCCTGGACGTAAGCGACAAGCTCCCCGACGACGATGCCGCCCTCGCCGCAACGGTGGGTTTCCCGCATGTGTTCGGCTGCACCGTCCGGCAGGCGGTCTTCGAGCCAGTCGATGACATGGTCGATCAGGAATCCGAAGTCTTCCAAGACGGGCCAGTCGGGAAGCGTCTGCGCATCGCGTAGCGGCGCAGGGTCAATGCCGTAGGCAACAGCGGCGCGAAGCAGCACGTGCTCGTGCCAGCGGTGCACCACGACGGTGCGTTCGGCCGCCATCCGCATCAGCGCTGCAGTGGCCTCCCCGTACTGGTCTTGCTTGCAGAGCCGATACACCGGCTCCATGGCGGCCTCGCCGCTCCAGCGCACCAACCCCAGCATCGCCCGGCGAATATCGCGTTCGAGTTCCTTCACGCGTCTCCTTCCGTTCCCTCGGCTGCGATCGCTGCTTCGGGGGCGAACTGCGCTAGGGCACGTCGGACCGGGCGTCCGTGAAGGGCGACGTCGTCGAAACTGTCGAGCCGCAGGTGCTGCAGCAGGCGCTGCATGTTCTCCTTGAGCTTCGCCTCGTCGACCTCGGGGAGGGCGAGCTTGGCGACGATCTCGGCGTCGCTCTTGCCCGCCAAGGTCATTGCCAGCGCTATCTTGTAGTCGCGGTGCAACTTCCGGATTTTCGCGCCGAGGTCGTTGTGGGTGCGCATGTCGCCCCCCTTGGGGCCTCGGTTCTGAGAGATGGTTGAAGCTTTTGCTTTCATGATCCTTCTTTCGGTCGCGGTCGGAGCTGTTCAGTCGGATATCCCGCTTCGGCCTCTTGTGCGAGCTTCGCAACGAGATCGTCGGTCAGCTCGACACCGCCGAAGGTGCCGTTGGTTGGAGCGTTCTCTGAGTGCGCCCCGGACGCGCAGCTGCGACACTGCCACTCCTGCATAAGAATCGCCTCCCCACGTTTCTCGTCGTAGTGAGTGTCGACGACAATTCGCCATCCGGTAATTACCGCTGACACTTTCGGCACCGTGTCATCACAAGCGCCACATCTAATTTCATTGCCCGGTTCTGTCCAGCCCCGGATGTTTCGATTCGGATCGATCTGATCCAGCCAGTGATCGTGTCGGATGACCTCGCCGCGAATGAACTCCACTGGGAACCCGAGCACATCAGTGCTGGCTTCGGCGGCACGGCGGCAAGCGGTAGCGAATAGAACGTCGCTGGAAGAGTGGTCGGCGTCGGCCATGAATTCCAGTAGGTTGTCTGCCAGATGCGAGACCATGGTGAATTCAGGTCGCGCGTCGTGGATGCTGGTAACGGTGTCGTCGGTGATGACGGCGCCGCGAGGTGCTTGCAAAATGATGGTGACATGCCAAGTGCCCATTGCTTCCTTTCGTTGTTTTTCACGCGGGCGGCCGCCCTTTGTACAGTTGGGCCTCAGTGGTTCCACTGGATCGTATGATGGATGCCGCTCCCAGCTCCATCACGATGTTGGAATGAAGGTGAGAAACTTGGTGCTCGGGAACGATTCCGGAGTTCACGAATTCGAGCTGCTCTGCGACGTCCCTTACCGTGATCTTGAGATCGTCCCGGTTCCCTCCGTCGATGGCCCAGTACAGGTCGGAGGCGACGTAGGCCGCTTGCTCCGCAGCACCTTCTCTGGTTTCGTTTTGCATGAATCCTTGAACGATCAGTGTGGCTTGGTTCAGCACTAGCAGGGACCGGTCGTTGTGTTTTCCGATCCAGTCCATCGCCGCTTCCTGAATGGCGTCGTTGCCGCTGTAGTCGGCAGGGAACCATGTCTCGTAAAAGAAAAACTCCATCAGCGCTGTTCCTGCTTCTACTTGTACGAGGGAATCTCGAAGACGAAGTACGCCTTCTCAGGGTCGGCAAAGTGGGTGAGGAAGGCTTCGTGGGTGTGGTCTGTTGCGTACTTCGCGACCTCGTCCCAGTTCATGCAGCCGACGAAGTCATCTACCGGCAATGGCCAGGTGAGCTGGTGTTTCACAGCGTACGTGTTCGATGCTTCCTGCATCTTGGGGGCGAAGGCGTGGGCGAGATATTCGGACAGATCCTCCCAGGTGCCTCGGTAGTACTCCATGGTGCGCTTGTAGGCTTCGGCGACGGAGTAGTCCCTGTGGTTGGCGATGAAGCCGAAGACTGCCGGAACGGCGTCTTTGCCGTACTTCTCTACGAGTTTCGCCACGGCGTCGGCTCCGACTTCAGCGGTCAGGGTGTGCTCGCCTCGCGTAGGTCCGTTCATGTGCTTTCCTCTTCTTCGTGGATGTTGAGCTGTTCGGTTTCTTTCTGCTTGCATGGAGCGCACACATTCCAGCGGAGCCCGTCGGTCGGGTCAATAGCCAGGTCTTCTTCGCGGGTCTTCTTGGTGCAGTGCTCGCAGAGGACCCACAGCTGGCCGTCGTCGTCGAACCAAGACTTGAGGCGCGAGTCCACTACCAGCCCTCCGGGACCTGGAGTTTAGCGATGTTCGTGCGGTACCAGGGGCAGCCGTCCCAGCCGCAGAGGATCTGCGGCCGGTGCTCGGGACACCCCTCGCGCTGGCGTTGCAGCGCCGCCAGCAGGCTCGGGTGCGCGGGTGTTGCCAGTCCGACGCTGCCGGTCTCCCCTTGGCCATTCCACGTGGAGCGGACCTCGTGACCCCACTGCTCGATCTGGGCCTGGAGCCTGGCGAGCTCGCCGGGCTCCAGGGGGTTGACGAGCGTCTGGTTGCCAAGCGGCCCCGTGTAGCGGGGGTGGAAGACATCGACCACGACGACCGGCGAGCGGTGGAACCCCGAGGGGATGAACCGGTACCGACGCTCGTCCACCACGGGAGCGCTGACCCCGTGGTGGTCTACGATGGATTCGTTGTCGGTCTGCTCGGTGCTGTACAGCCAGTCAAGACCGGCACGGAGCACATCCAATGCGGTTGCAGTCATTTCGATCATGCTGTGCTTTCCTCCTCGTTGTTCGCGGTTGCCTGCCGGTAGCTCGTGTCTCAGTCGCGGGCGAGGATCGGGGCGTAGGAAATGCCAAGGCTCCCACCGGCTCGGATTGCTTCGGCGTAGGTCATGCCCCACAATTCGATGTCGCCGTATCCTGCATCCGAGGCGGCATCCCAGGCCTCCTCTTCAATCACGCCGCAGTCGACCATGTCGGCAACGAACCGCTCGATGGAGACGCCATCCACGCAGGCCGCGACGCGCTCCCGGATTTCTTCTTCAGTGGCGAGTCGATGGCGTTTCCCCGGTTTTTCCTGCACCGTCATGAGCTGGTTTATGGTGATGAACTGGAGTGCGGCCCCGTGGAGTTCCCTGATGGCGCTGCTGCGGGCCGACCGCGTGAGGTCGGCGTCGCCTTTGACGGCTTGCAGGCGGTCGCGAAGGTATTCGAGGTATTGGCCGTAAGGTGATTTCAGGGTTGGCATTCGGGAGTTCCGTTCGATATGGCTTGCGGGTTCCACCAGGGGTCAGACGGCAGCAGCGCTCGCAAGACGGTAGTGAGGTCCACTCTATTATGGGTTCGTATCCGTGACTGAAGGAGTCGCCATGCCAATCCCATCCTCCCCCGAGGAGCACCCGAAGCCCTGGTACCGGCGCCCGTGGGTCATTGCGCTCGCCGCCGTTGTCGCCGCCGTCGCCATCGCGTGCGCCATGGGCGACGACGATGATGATGATGACGATGACGATGACGATGACGGGATCTCGGAGCGGTTCGAGGATGACGAGGCCGATGACGACGAGGGGTTGGGCAACGACGGCGCCCTGTTCGCGGTCGTTACGATCGTCGACAGCGGGTCTTGGAAGATCACCGCCCCGTAGGGGTGAAGGCTCGTGGTTGCCGGGGGTGGGCGCATGCCCCCGGCAGCACCTTGTTCAGTGGTCGTCGGCGCCAGAATCGGTAAGACGATCCGCCAGCTCATCACGCTCAGCCATTGCCGCTTTTGCGATGTCGGCCAGGGCGAATGCTGCCGTGAGAGCGTTGTCGTGATGGTTCTCCAGCTCATCGGCCGCCTCGTCGCGCCAGGCGCGGTACTGCTCGCGCTCGGCCGCGCACCGCTCAGCGAACTTCCGGGTGGCCACCAGCTGTTCTTCGAGCCGGTCGACATGGGCGATGAGTGCACGCCGGTCGGCGTCGGCCATGAGGTGGTCGTATCCGAGGGCGGTCCGTGAAGGGATGGGCCGGATCGCGTTGGCATCGCGCATGCGGATGGCGTCCATCTGAGTGCGGGTGAGATCGTCGGCGCCAGGGGCCCAGATCAGGTCCCGGTTGATCAGGTGCTCTTCTTCGTCCATGGATTCGCGCCCTTCTCGTCCTATTCGGTGCTCTCGCGCCAGGGGGCGGTATGGCTGACACCGAAGTTTGGGAGGTCGCCCCGTTTGAGGGTATGCTCCCAAACCTCGACGAACTCGCTGTAGGCCACATCGAATGCCTCGTACCGGTGCTCGGTGGTGATCTTCATGGCCAGGTACAGCCACCCCTGAGGCGGCTGCTTGCAGCGGATGAGGTTCGGCATCGCCTGCCGCAGCGTCTGCTCCTCGTCTGCCGTGAGAGGGGCCGTGGGGACCTCGATCTCGACGTACCACTGCTGCAGCGGGTAGCGCTGGCGGAAGCGGTCGACGCGCGCTTGGACGTAGTCGCGCTGCTCGCAGGCGACGGTGAACGTCCGTTCCGCACCCAGCCGTTCGGGGTCGTAGGGTCGGTCAGCCTCCATGAATCCTTCTTGTTCCATCCGTTCGAGCGACGCCTGCACGTTGGCGCGCAGCAGATGCAGCGCCCGCGCGATCGACATCGGTGTGCGCGGGACGTCGCTGGCCAGCAGGAACTCCGCGATCAAGACGCGCTCGCGGCTCCAGATGAACGAGGGTCGTCGTAGTGCCATCAGGGTGCCTTCGGGTGGGTGGGGTCGAGCAGGTCCAGCAGGGCGGTGACGCGGCCCCTGGCCGCCCAGATGCGCTCGTCGCACCGGTCGGGAGGGCCGTTGGTGTCGGCTGCGGCGAGGAACTCGCGCTGCTGCAATCCGTCGGGCCCTCTCTCGTACATCAGGCCCTCGGTGTCGCGAGCGCAGCTCTTGAGATCGGCACGGATGGCCTTGAGTTCGGCGATCACGTACGCGGTGGACGGGGTGGTGTCGGGGGCATCAGCCGGTGTTTCGGGTTCGGGGTGCTCGACGCTGGTGATGTGTCCGCATCCTCGGCATTGGAATCCGATGTAGGTCGGATCGTCGCCCCGGTCGTAGCCGGGGTTCCAGTCGTCCTGGCCGCATTGGTCGCATTCGCCGGGTGCGAGGGCGCCTTCGCGGTGCAGGTTGAGGAGGTGCTGGTTAGCTCTGGTCATGTGATCGTTCCTGTTCGGGGCAGAGACCGAGACCTTCCCGGTGGGCCATTTCGGGAACCAGCTGAGTCAGTTGCTGGAGGGCGCGGCCGATGATGCGGTAGTCGCTCTCGGCGGTGAGCAGGTCCACGAGCGGCCGGTACAGATCGTAGGGGTGCAGGACGGGCGCCTCGGGGTGCTCGCTTCGGTCCTGCAGGGGCCACAGCAGATGGTGGGTCTGCATCAAGGTCAACGGCGTCGAGTACGCCAGATCCTTGCCCAGGTCGTCCCACCCGTATTCGTTGCGGTTCACGACACCTGCGACTCTCGGGCAGCGGTCGTGTCCAGCGCTCCGAGCAGCTGCTTGACGGCTGCCTCGATGTCGCGGATCTGCCGGTGCAGCAGCTCGTGGTCGGCGTCGCCGATGGTGCCTTCGCGGATGATGCCCTCCAGCGCCCACTGCACCGGCTGAGCCAGGTCCCGCAGCCGATCCAGCTTGTCGACCGTCTCCCCTTCCTCAGCCTCCCAGATCTGCGCAAAGCCCTCGGCGACGCGCCCGTCGAAGTGCTCGTTGAGCATGTACGCCGAACCCGTCAGGTCCCCGGTGATCGTCGCCAGTGCGAATCCCTGCTCTTCGGCCGCCCAGGGGTTGATGAGGTCGGCGCCGATGACGTGGGTGAGGTTGGTGTCGTCCAGGAGGGCGCTGAAGATGCTGAGGCGGGTGGCTTCCTCCCGCAGCCATGCGTCTTCGCGTTGGCGCTTTTCGGTGATGAGGGTGTAGGTGATGCCGGGTCCGCAGTGGGCTTCGAGGTCTTCGAGGAAGCCTTCTTCGGGCGGCGGGCAGCCGATGACGTTGATGACGACGTGTGCGCCCGGCTGCGGTGAGAGCACGCTGGCGAGGCCGTAGCCGCCCTCGCAAGTGGGTGTGAGGTCTTGCTTGTGGACGTGGTGGATGACCTGCTGGCCCGTGTCGGGCGAGTGGAAGCGGGTGGTGGTGCCGTACCGGGATTGGTAGGCGGGTTCGGGGTGGAGCTCGAAGAAGTCGGGGCGGATGTCGGGCATGGAAGCGGCGTCGGGGGTGATCGGCATGATAGCTCTCTCTCAGTGGTGGATGGAGGTGTCGGTCGGGGGGATGGTGGAGTTAGGTCGTGACGGTCACCGGGGCCCTTCCTGCGGCGCCCGGTAGCGGACGCGGGCCGGATAGCCGTTGCCCCCGGAGACGAGCCAGCCTTCGGCGATGAGCGCTTTGATGACACGCCCGACGGTGGCGGTACTGACTCCCAGTTGAGCGCCCAGGGTGCTGGCGGCCGGAATCGCCTCACCAGGGGCGTACATGCCCTCGCCTTCCTGCAGGCGCTCCAGGAGGGTGTCGTATGCCTTCTGGAACTGCGCAGCGGTGCGAACAGGCTTCAAGTGGCGCGGCATGATAGGTCTCCTCACATTCTATCCTCGGACGGTGCAGCGGCATTGGCCCTCGCACCCGCAATCGGATGCGGGCAGCGACAGGTCATACCGCAGAAAATCCATGTAGTGCGCAGGAAGGGCACCCCAGCCGGTGAGCGGCGCGATGCCTTCGTTCACCCTGGCAGAGGCCAGGATAGTCGGACTGGCCAGGTCAGCCATTATCGCCAGCAGCTCCCGCGCCTTCTTCCGCGCGGGAACCAGCCCGTGCACGGTGAACACGAGCCCGACAGTGCGGCCGTGCCAGATGAACCAGCGGCGGCGCAGCCGCACCGTGCACGGTCGGTGCCGGTCGTGGTCGACCGGGTCCTCGCCGCGTCGGATACGCCGGTGGTCGTCGAACAGCTCCTTCCATGGGCGCCTCCAGTAGGAGACCACCACGACATAGTCGGGTATGTCGTCATGCCAGTAGGTGTCGGTGAACCGCCATGGGACGCTCACGTGCCAGGCTCCGTTTCGATGTTCGCAGGGCCGCCCAGCGCCGCGCTGGGCGGCCCGGTGGGGACTACTCCCCCTTGACGTTGACGATCTGGCGCAGTTTGTGCACTACGCTCACGAGGTCGGCCGCGTCTTCCATGATCTGGTCGATCGGCTTGTACGCGTCGGGGATCTCGTCCAGGAACGCCGCGCTGTCACGCCATTCGATGCCGATCATGCGCTCACGCAGCTGCTCGTGGGTGAACGCGGCTTTCGCCTTCGTCCGCGAGTAGTTGCGGCCCGCGCCGTGGGGGCTGGAGTTGAACGCGACCGCGTTCCCCTTGCCTTCCACGACGTAAGAGGCAGTGCCCATCGAGCCGGGGATGAGTCCCATGCGGCCCGCCTCGGCGTTGATGGCGCCCTTGCGGGTGACCCACAACTGCTTGCCCCAGTGCTGCTCCTTGGCGGTGTAGTTGTGGTGGCAGTTGATCTCCTGGTCCACCACGATCTCGGAGTCGCTCCACGCCTCGAACGCGGTGATCATGCGGCGCATCATCTCCACGCGGTTCTGTTCGGCGAAATCCTGGGCCCACATCATTTCGCGGATGTAGTCCCAGAACTCGGGCGTCCCCTCGGCGAGGTAGGCGAGATCCTTGTCGGGCAGGTCGATCCACCACTGCTCGCACAGTCGCTGTGCGACCTTGATGTGGTGCTGGGCGATGCGGTTGCCGATGCCTCGGCTGCCCGAATGCAGGAACAACCAGACAAACCCTTCCTCGTCTACGCAAAGCTCACAGAAGTGGTTGCCCGATCCTAGGGAACCGAGGTGCATCTGCCAGTTCCCCAGGTAGGAGGAGGGCGTGAAGCGGGCCGTGACGGCCTTGGCTTCGAGGTACTCGATCGCCTGCTCGGCCGTCTCGGTCAGGTGCGTGTTGATGCCGCCCTTCCCCAACGGGATGGCCTGCTCGATGGCCTGGCGCACCACCGACAGATCCAGGTGGGCGATCTGGTCGATGTGGTGGCGGGTGCGGACGGCGGCCATGCCGCAGCCGATGTCGACGCCGACGGCGGCGGGGATGATCGCGCCGTCGGTGGGGATGACGCTCCCGACGGTGGCGCCCTTGCCGTGGTGGGCGTCGGGCATGACCGCCATGTGCGGCCACACGAACGGCATCGACGCCGTCCGCTCGACCTGCTCGCGGGCGCCCTCTTCAAGGATCGACGCCCAGCTCTTCGCCTTGTCAGTGAGTTCTTCCATTAGGTTCCTTTCGATCGTGCCGGTCAGTCGTTGTCGTCGCCGTCGGTGTAAGCGTCACCGACCTTGAGCTTGTCCCAGTCGGCCTTGGGGACGCAGTCGGAGTACTCGTAGGTGTCGTCTTCGAAGACGACGAGGTAGCAGTCCTCCTCGACGTCGGCGGTGCAGCTGGGGCCGTCGGAGTCGACGACGCAGTCGGTCTCGATCCAGCCGTCGGGGTGGTGCTCCAGGCGGGTGATCTCGCCGGTGGCCTCCTTGGGGCCGCTGATCCCGCATGCCCCGAGGGCGAGCATGGCAGTGCCGTAGGCGGCGATGGCAGTGGCTTTCGTTTTCATCGGGTTCCGTTCGCTAGTCGTGTTTGGTTACTGCAGCTCGTCGCAACGCTTGAGCCACAGGGATTCGAAGGCGTCGAACTGCTCAGCGGTGATCTGCCCGGCGTCGTGGGCGACGTCGGCGCGGAACATCGCCTGGTCGAGTTCGACGCGCGTCGCGCTGTCGGCGAACTCCTGCTGGATCTGCGCCAGCGTGGCCCCCGCCGGGATCTGCGCGAGGGCTTCGGCCCACGATCGGCGCTTTTCGACCAGGAAGAACCAGACCCGGAAGTCGCGGTGGTCGATCCACCAGGACGCCTCCCGGGACTGGGCCAGTATCCCCATCACGGCCGCCTGCTCCAACTCCGGCGTGGACACGTACGCGTCCCTCACCCGGGCAGTGACAACGTCGACCGCGTCAGCGCGGATCGCGTGCGCCCATGCCACCTGCCGCTTCGATCCCTGCAACGGGGGCCAGCCTTCGGCTGCCGACCGCTCGGCCGCCAGCCGGTTGCGTTCGTCGTTCGCCTGCCGCAGGCAGTCGGAGCACGGGCGCTCACCGAGCCCGTCGGCCTTGCGTTCGCGCTCGCCGTTGACGTTGGTGCCGTAGATCTGCTGCTGGCGGGTGTGGCCGCAGGAGTGGTGAATGTCGTACCAGACCATGGTTGCCTCTCGGGAGGTGCGGGGATCAGTTGAAGGGGCCGACACGATCGGCTTTGCGGCGCTGGAAGGTGGATCTCAGGCACTGTCTCCGGGGGTGGCGTCGGGCTCGCGGGCGATGGTGACGGTTTCGACCTTGGGCTTGGGCGGTTTGCCTTCGCCTTTGGTGTACTGCTTGATGAAGACGCGCTTAACCACGTTGCCGTCGGCATCGCGGTAGCGGCGCCAGTGGCCCGGCTGCCACACCAGTTCGCCGTGTTCGTCCGGCGCCCAGTCCCAGGTGTGACCCACCTTGAACTCCCAGTTGATGGTGCGCTCGGTCGGTTCACCAGAAGCACGCTGAGGCGCCGGGGGGTCTTCGACTTCCAGCTCCAGCGTGCGCACCGGCGGGAAGTACCAGCGCTTCACACCGGCCGATTTGGCCTTGCGCTGGACTTCGCGTGGGATCGGTTCGGCCCTGCCTTCGGCCGCCCGCGCGAGCGCGACGCGCAGGAAGTCTCCGAGCGTGCGTCCCTCTTCGTCAAGCGGCGCTTCCAGCTCGTCGATCAGTGTCGGCGGCCACATCAGGGTCTGCTGGCGCATGTGGGCGATCTGCTTCAACGCGCCTGCCGGGTCGACCGGTTCGTTCTTGGCATCGCGCATCTCGAACAGGTATCGGGTGTTGGGGTTGGAGTACAACTGCTCCTGGTCGATGAGGCGCGAGTAAGCGGTGTAGCCGTGGAAGGGCGTGCCGTCGGTCAGGACGTCCTCGAAGGGCATTCCCTGCGATTCGTACCTGACCACGATGGACACGGGTCGGGAGACGACCTCGCCGGTGGCACGGTTGACGACGTCGAGGAAACGGGGTCGCTCGAACCCGAAGATCGTGTCTGTCGGCAACGGGGGCAGCTGCTCCAGCTGCTCCTTGCTCATCCTTTCCCACGCATGCTCACTGCGGTTGAGGAGGTCGTGTTTGAACATCAGCAGGTCGCATGCCTGCATGCGTTCGCGCATGTAGTCCGCCCAGGCGATCATCTGCTCGGGGCTGACGGCGTCGGCGTCTTCGCCGAAGAGGCTGAACAGGATCGAGCGCAGCAGTCCCGCGTTGATGCCCAAAGCGCTCTTGCACATCAGGGCCCGTTCGCGTGCGAACGCCGTCGGACCCATGGTCGTGAAGTACTGAAAGTAGTCGGCGCTAGTGGGGTCCACACTGACGTGTGGTACCTCAGGGCGCGCGGGATCGGCGTTCATGGGGTGCACTCCTTCTTGCGTCGAGGCGACGCGGATCAGCTCTTAGGGTGGTTGTTGCTGTCGCTTATAGGTGGCCACGAGCGTCGAACTCACGGGCTGAGGCCATGTCCGTGGCCACACGATGTGGTCAGTGTTCGGGCGCGACCGGGATGAAGGACGCCCCTAGGTCGGGGAAGTAATGCTGCACCAGTGGTGCCGCGACGTCGGGGTCGAGCGCGCGGACCTGCTCGTTGATCTTGTCGCCGTCCCAGATGCTCCATGGGGTCCCTGCGGCGCGCGCTTTGACGGTTTCGCTCATTGAGGTGGCCACGAGCAGCAGGCAGATGTCTGCGTCAACATGGGCGGTTTCGCGCATCACCCGTTCGAAGCTCGTCGGGTGGAACTTGCGGAGACGTTCGCATTTCACGGCGACCCGCTCACCGCCGGGCAATACCAGGCGCACGTCAACAGAGGTACGCTGCCGCTGCTGGCGCGGCTCGTGGTCGATGATCGCTCCGGGATGGCAGGCGCGCAGCAGACTCGCTGCGAAGTTGACGAAGTCGCTCTGCTCCAATTGCATCAACGGCAAGCGTCTCGGCGGCGGCAACGTTGCAGCCTCATGCGTCTCCTCGGGTGATGTGGGTGCAGCGACGGAGGTGAACCCCAGTGCTTGCCGCACACGTTCGAGGTCGGCGCCCTGTGCGGTGGTGCGGCCTCGCTCCCACCCGCTGACGGCCTGCTGTCCGACGCCGACCACGTCGGCGAGATCCTGCTGGGACCATCCCAGCTGGCGGCGGGCGTCCTGGATCTGGGTGCCGAAAGTGTCCAGAGAAAGTACGCGGTTCCAGGGATGGCACCCGCAGATGCAGCGGGTACCGCAGAACTTGCATTCGGCTGGCCGCTTGGACCCGGCGTGGCCGGTGTCGCCTTGGCAGTACTCGTGGCCGGTGCGACCATCCGGAAGCATCATGTCGCCGTGCAGGCAGCCGGTGGACAGGTACTCGTGCTCGATATGGCCTGTCATCGGCCGGTGCCCAGTACGAGTCGCACGTCTTCGCGGTGGGCGGCGGCGATGCGGTAGAACCGGCGGCGAGGCTGCCAGCCGCCGCCGTCGCGAGGCTGGACTTCTTCCCAGCTGCTGGCTACCCATTGGAGACGTTCGAGCCTCATCAACTCGATGTGTACCTTTCCCGAGGGGATGCGGAACAAGCCCCACCGGCGCGGGAGGGACTTGGCGATCTTGAGTCCGTACATCTGGCCGTCGTCATGGTCGAACAGCAGGCGCAGAATCGAACGGTTGGTGCGGTTGAGGGCGAACGGCGGCGCGCTCACGGCGGCTCCTTCACAATGGGATACGACAGGATCTCACGTCGATGCAGTAGAAACACTGTAATGGCCCCCACCGACAGGGAGATGCACTCAACGGACGGGGTCGGCGTACTCGGGCCGGAACGGCTCCAGCGGACAGCCCGCATCGCACGGGTCCTCCTCGCACACCGGGCACTGGGAGTAGCCGTCGTCGCGTTCGACCGCGTACGCGACCTCTTCCAGCTCGTCCGGGGATAGCGCATCGGGATACCACTGGGCAACTTCGCGCATGGTCGCGGCAATGATGGCGCGCGGGTCACGCGGGTTGGTTACCGGCGGTGTGCCCTGATGGTTGCTGGTCATGGTTACAGCACCCACTTGAACAGGGCCGCGAGGCCCCACGCGAATCCCAGCACGAGGGCCAGGATGGCGGCGAGCGCGCCGATGCCGCGTGACAGGCTCGGCTCGCGTGTGGGTTCGGACTTGTCGGATGGTTCGTTTCGCATGGTTCAGTTTCCCCTGGATGCCCTTGGCAATGTACCTGATTGGACGGTGTCGCGGTCCTCGTCGGACAGCAGTTCGGGGTGGCGGTAGCAGGTGGTGCCCCGGCGCGTGATCACGCCGGTCTCGGGGTCGCGGGTAGGGCGGCGTTCCCACAGCGGGAGGGTGTAGCGGCGCGACGGGCGCTCGATGACGCCGTCGCTGCTGGTGTGCTGGCTTTCCTCGTGCAACAGCTGCTGCGCGCGCGGGCGCAGGCTCATGACCCGGACCTGCTGGTCGGGTCGGGCGCCCAGGCGCGCGGCCCGTTTCCGCAGCCCTTGCGAGACGGGCTGGTGTTCGTCGCTGCCGAGGGAACGGGCGGTCGCGATCATGAACGCGATGCGCAGCATCCGGGGAACGGCGTACCGGTTGGATCGGCCCACATGCGGCAGCTCGGCGATGTCGGTGTTGCAGTTGACGATGTGGTCGAGTTCCTCGATGATCTCGGGGTACTCCCCCCTGACCCCTTCGTGCATGGCGGTGGCGTAGGTGAACAACCGCAGGTGCATCTGCTTGCTGGGGCGCTCGCGGATGACGATGGTCTGGTGCTCCCCCGCTTGGCCGAGGTGCTCGGTGAACGGGCCGGAGACGGCGGGGAGGAACCCGCAGTCGTCGATCGGCCCCCACGCGGCGGCGCAGATCGGCGTCCAGTCCCCGCGATCGTTCAACGGCAGCTTCAGCGCCTGACCGAACACGCAGAAACCGTAGTCGGAGGGGAAGGCGTCGTCGAACCGGCACGGCCCGAACTGCTCCTCGCACGCCCACGCGTGGGCCACGAGCGGCCCGGACAAGTGGTAGAGGTCGGCGCGGGTGATCATGCGCCGGTGCCACGCGGCCAGGCGCCTCGCGGCGTCGTCCAGCAGCGGGTCGCCGATGTCCAACGGGGTCGCGCCGACGGCTTCGACGGGGCGCAGCAGCTGCCGTTCGGTGGCCAGCCCGGACAGCTCTTCGATAGGCACCGTCGTGCCCGGCCGCATCGGGTGCTCCCCGAGGAGGACGTTGCGCAGGTAGGCGGTGGCGGTGGGACTGTAGCGGGGGTAGGTGGTCATGGCAGGCCTTTCACTGCTCTGGGGGGATGCGGTCGTAGACGAAGACGAGATCGCGTATGCCCCACCACTGCACCGGCACGTGGTATTCGACCTCAACCCACTCCGTCTCCAAGATCTTGTGGAACGCCTCATCGCCGGTGCACCCGCCGTCGCCTTCGCCGATGTAGATGATCCGCTGCCCGGCATAGGCACGGACGGCGTCGGCCCCGTCGGCGGTGTTGTAGGGCGGCCACGACAGCAGGAGCGTCACGCCGGACCCGGCAGCGGCGACGGTGTCGGCCGCTTCACCGGGGAGGACCCGCGTCCAGTGCTCCACACCTCGGTGCCAGTCGTTGCATTGCGGTGTGGCTGCGTGCCGGTCGTAGGCGAGGGTGAATACGCCGCGCTCGGTGAGCAGCCGCGCCCAGTAGCCGCTTCCGGCCATCGGATCGATCACTGTGTCGCCGCAGAACCGAAGGACGAAATCGACCGTCGCCGGATCGGAGACCGTCCAGGCGTAACGCGGGACCAGCTGCTTACGCAGGCTCGTGGAGGCCGAGATGGACCAGACCATGTCGGGGTCGTCAGGATGGTCAGGATGGGGTGGAAGCACGGCGTGCTGGCGCATGAGGCGGTCCCATCCGATGTGGTCCTTGACCTCATCCCAGTACGGGTTCCAGTGTGCTTCCACGATCCGCCTCCTACCCCGCGAAGTTGACGCGGGCCTCGTGCGCGAGCTGCTGGCCCCTGTCGGCGGCCAGCACGTACAGGACGCTGCGGGTGTCCCACACCTCCGCGCCCTCGATGCCGACCTCGACCACGTCGATGTCGCCGATGGCGTATTCCATGGGCTTCTTCACGCCCATCGTTGCCACGCGCACCGGAGTCTCGTCCCCAGTGGCAGCAGCGAACCCTTCAAGGGTATCGATCAGATCGCGGATAGTGTTCATCAGAGTGAGAGTGCCTTTCGTGAATCGGTATTCTTACACAATGACAGTGCGAGTTCTGGCAACCGGCGGGCGTGGCTTCCCAGGGCGCGCCGCAGTCGCCCGAGCGCTGGCCCACGTCGAAGGGCTCTTCCCCCATACAGCACCCGGCGATTTCGTACTCGTCCACGGCGACTGCAAGTACCGCCGCGCCGACGGCACCATCGACTACGACCGCAGCGCCGACCAGCTCGCCAAGCAGGAAGCCACCAAACGGGGCTGGCAGACCGAAGACCACCCCGTGGACTGGGACAGCATCCCCCCAAGCCAGTACAGTGCGGCCGGGCGCGGACGCAACGCACACATGGTCAGCCTCGGGGCCGCGATCTGCATCGCATTCCCCGGCGGCGGCGGCACACGCAATTGCCGCAACACCGCCGAGCGAGCGGGCATCCCCGTCATCACCCTGGCCCATGTGCCAGTGTGAGGAGACCACGCTTACAGTGACAGGGTTTACACTGACTGTTCTGCTGCGGGTGCTGGTACACGCCGGGACGCGCTGACCCTGCTCAACCACGGCTCTTTGAGCCGCTATCAGAACCGACCTTCGTTGGAGAACCACATGAAGCGCGCACTTTCCTACGGCGACCTAGGCGTCTACGTCAACAACCGGCGGATCGCCGACAAGCACGACAAGAAGATCGCGGGCGTCTACAACGCCTGGAACGCCTTTGCCCACCGGGTACCGGGACTGGCGGCGACCACCATCAGCGACGAGGCCACCGATAAAATCCTCCGGCAGTTCGCTGAGAACGCCCAATCCGAACTCAAAGAATCAACGATCAACACCTATTCGAGTGACTTCCGGCGCGGCCTCGCGTTCATGCTCCAGCACGTCGAACTCACCGGCAGCCTCGACGTCGAACCCGCCGGTGAGGAGACCGTCCCGGCCGCACCGGAGATCCGCGTCGCGCCCAAGCGCAAGCCGATCTACGACGACTTCGGCGAATACCTCGTCGCCTACCAAGAGGACAACCCCGGAGACGAAACGGCGAAGCGCTGGGCCGGTGCCTACAAGGCCGTGATGCTGCGCGTACCCGACGCGGCCGAAGAGCACATCGACCCTGAGACAACCGAGCAGATCCTCACCAACTTCGGCAAGATCGCGATCGACGCCAAGGCCACCAAGGCGGCGGCCAAAGCCATCGACTACGACGACGCCGCCGCTGAGGCCCTCAAACGCGCCCCGATCATCAAGATCAGCACCATGCGGCACTACCAGGGCTGCTTCCGCAAGGCCCTGGAGCACTACTGCGAAGTCCGCCATTTCCCCTACACGCCGATCGACACCGAAGAGCGACGCCAGCGGTCCCTTGCCTTCACCCGCGAACGCAAAGCACGCCAGGCGCAAGAAGCTGCTGAAGCTGAGGAGCGCACGGCGGCGAAGATCGAAGCCGCACGAATCGCGGCAGCCGCTGAGGTCGCCCGCGCGCAAACCGAAGCGGCATTGGGCGCTGAGACCGCAGTCGAGGATGAAGCGGCGCTGGCCGAATACACCTTCCTCCTACGCCCCGGGGTCATCGTCGGCCTCAACCTGCCCGACGACCTCACCCGCGACGAATCCGACAGGCTCAGCCAGTGGATCGGCGCTTTCGTCATCGAATAGTAAGCGCGGTGCGGGGCGGCGGTTACGCTTGATGGTGGCTCGCCGCCTCGCCGCGTAGGCATTCTTCAGGGGTGCGCACAGCTCACAGCGGCAGTTTTTCTTGCCGGTTGCTCCTTCGCCATGCCCGACCGAGAGCTCTCGCCTGGATTTCTCCTGGTGATGCTTCCGGCAGAGAAGCTGGCAGAGAGTTAGCTCAGACTCGAATCGAGCCTGGGATACCGACCATAGCCTTGCCAAGTTGATCGTCTTCCTGGACGGATCGACATGGTCGATCTCCAACTCTTCGGTGGTTCCGCATTCCACGCAGGCCCCTCCAAGCTGGGCCACGGCGTGGCTGCGCCGAGCGTGGTACCGGCGCAGCATGTACTGCCGCATGTATTCGTTGCTATTGGGCACACCTCAGTATAGCGGTGCCCTCTTAATCGGTTGGTCTGGTGCGCCGCCTGGGAATCGAACCCAGGACCTGCAACTTAAAAGGAAGCGGCTCTGCCAGCTGAGCTAGCGGCGCTCGACCGGCTCGACACGTGAACGCCGAGCCGGTCGTTCAATTCTGAACCATATCGTGGCCTGTGGCCACAGCGCGGTCACTCCTCGGTTCCGGCGCTCTCGATGAGCATCTGCCGCAGGTCAGTGACGAGACCCGTACGACCCGCGCACGCATCCAGGTATTCCTCCAGTTTCACCGCCAGCTCATGCGCATGGTTCACATCCTTCCCGGCCATGCGCAACCCGTCGATCGCGGCGTGCAGCATCTCGGCCAGCAACGCCAGCGCAGCCATAGTCTGCTGGTCGGGGTCGGTGCGCACGATGTCGAACCATTCCATGCTCACCCCTTGGGCGAACTCGTGTTGCTCGCGCTTTCCGGCCGGTCCCGTAAGCTCCAGGCCGTTGAGGGCGACGCGGTAGAGGGTCTCCCCGAAGTAGTGGCCGAGCTCGCGGGTGTCTTCGGCGGCGGGGCCCCCGGAGTGCGTTCGGTCGTGTAGTGCCCCACGGCGCCACTCCACATGGAGATCAGGCGCCAGGTGGGATCGTCCTGTTCGTCGGTGTCGGTGTCGGGCATGCAGGTCATCCTTCTTCCAATGTGCGGATGGCGGTATCGATGGTGCCGGGCCGTTCGAACAGGTACTGCACCAGCGGGTAGCCCACCCCCGCGTGGTTGTCCATCTTGAACAGGTGGTCACCGAACAGTTTCTGGTGTTCGAGGCCGAGCTTGTCGATACGGTAACCGGCGGCGACCATCAGCTCCAGCAGGTAGTTCAGGCGTTTCGGTCGTTTGCCCAGGGGGGTGCGGTTCGTCTCGTGGCGGTGCAGGTGCTCGGCGAGGCCGTCGATGAGGTGCTCGACCAGCTCGGGGGTCATGTGGCCCAACTCGATGGAGAGGTGCCCATCGACCCACCAGTTGATCTCGCCGAAGACCCGGCGCCCGCGAGCGGCTCGTTCTACCCTGAGGCCGCCGAGGTTGTTGGCGACCTGCCATTCCCCTCCGAGGCGTTCGGCGACGGCTGCGGCGTGGCCGCGCTGGGCCTCGCGCTGGGCTTTCGCCCAGTCTTGTTCGTGCTGCATGCGGTCGAGGTGTCGCCGGTACTTGGGCAGCACGTGCTCTTTGAGGTGCGCGGCCATGTGCGAGGGCAGCTGGAAAAGGTTCATTCTGGCGTCGAGGACGGCTTTGCCGTGGTGGTCGAGCGCGAACAGCGCCACCAGGTGCTGCTCGTTTTTGTAGTCGTAGTGCATGCGCAGGCGACGGCCACTGTTGTCGTGGAGCACCATGGCCAGCGGCTGGTGTTCGATGCGCACCTCCCAGGAGGGGCCCAGGTGGGCGGCAACGCGATTCGCCACGGTGAACATGCCGTGCGTCGGGGACATGGCGTCGATGATGGTCAGGGGCTGGTCATCTAGATGGGGTCGGTCCATGTGGTGTTCCTTTCAGTCCGGGCGCACCGGTGCCCGGCAGAGTGCGAGGAAGATTCTCAGCTTACGGTGAAGGGGTGACATGCCAGTGCCCGGCGCGATGATGGATGCGCCGGGCAACAGCGTGTAGGGAGTCGGGTGGAGTTCAGTCGGTGAGGCTGGCTGTCCCCTTGCGGCCGACTTTTGAGCCCGAGAGGGCGATGGCGACTTCGAGGACGGCGGCGGTAAGTGGGATGCCGACGACGACTTCCCAGCCGAGGTCCCACAGGAGGGCTTCGGCGCCGAAGGCGGCGACGAATGAGGTCGCGGCGTTGCGGATAGCTCTTTCGGAGGTGTCTTTCCAGAACTCCTTCGTGAACATGATGACCTGCTTCCCTTGAAGGGCCTACAGGTCAATTGTCCCACTATGTCGGGTTTTCTGGTAGGTGTTACTGGTCGCCCTGCGTCGCTGTGGCGATCTTCGCCTCGACTCGGGCGACCGCCTGCTGCAGCCGTTCGGGGCTGACCCCGCGCTCGCTGCCGGGGTTGAACAGCTGCTCGACGAAACGATCGACGGGGGTCGCGTGGGGCTCGTGCTGCGCCAGCAGCGCGCCGGGCGGCTCCTCGGTGGCCACGCCGTTCTTGACGCGCCACTGCCCGCACACCTGGTCGGCGGTGCCATCGCTGATCAGCTGCGCCGTTAGGTCCAGGTAGGGGAACGCGGCGGCGATCTGGGACCACTCGCTGCCGACCTCCTCTATGGAAGGCCACTTGCCGATGTTGTAGTTCGCTGTCCCGATGTGTCCGTCCCAGTCGCACCACCCGCGCGGGCCGCCGATCCAGGAGGAGGAGATCCGGTAGTTGTCCAGGTACTCCAGGTTGAGGTTGCGCAGCTCTTCGGCGCGCTTGAGCGCTCGCTGGAACGGGAAGTCGTGCTCGGCGGCGCGCTCGTCTCGGAAGACGATGCGCGCGACGATGTGGTCCCACTCGTGGTCGTTGCAGTGGAGGTAGTAGAGGGCGGCCGTGCGGATGAGGATCTCGTCGGCCTGCGCCTCGGTGACCGGCGCACCGGCCACGATCAGGCGTGGCCACTTGCCGGGGTCGATGAAGGTGGTCTCGGATGCGGACATGTGGTTGCCTCTCAAACGAAAGCCCCGGACGCGCATGCGTCCGGGGCTTCACTGGTCAGGATGTTCAGGATGTGGTGTTCTCGGGCATCTTGGGGCCGTACCGCTGCAGGTGCGCCAGGGCGGCGTCGAGGTGGGCCTGCGTGGTCGCGGTGGGCCAGTTCGGTCCACCCTCCCCGACTTCCCACGAGCTATCTTTCGCGACGGCGAAGGCGGCGCTGTTGCGGTCGTCGAAGTGGATAAACCCCCAGGGCGGTTCGGCGTGGGCTCGGTTGTCGACGGAGACGACCTTCACGCGGCCACCGCCTGGTCGACCGGCACCGTTTTGCTTGCGGCGGGAAGAGCACTCCAGTCGGTTTCGACGAGTGCCTGGGTGAGTTCGTCCACGAGCCACCTGATGTAGTCGGGGGTGTTCTCCCGCTGATGCCGGGGCGCCACCGTGACGGCGTCGGTCTCTCCCGGGCGCGTGATGTCGAAGTCGGCCACGGTCCCGTCGGAGATCCGGATGACGCCCCACGGCCGCTCGGGGGTGCCCTCGTTGCTGATGTCGATGGTGCGCTCCAGCTCGACCGGGCCGTGGGTGCGCAGGTAGTGGCTGACGACCTGCAGGCGCAGCGGTGTCGGTTCGGGCCAGTACTTGCCGCCGCCGAAGGTCTGCCAGCCCTCTCCCAGGCGTCGGTAGCCGACGCGGACGCCGTCGCTGAAGTAGAAGTGGCCGAAGTCGGCCTCACCTCGGGTGTCGATTTCGGTGATCACGATGGTGGTCTGCTGCTTGGGCATAGTGCTCCTTTCGTTTCGGGATATTCTCTCACGTTCAACTGACGTTACGATATGTCCGTTTTGTGCGGTAAACTTCCCGTATGTCTGGTTGGCGGGTGGCGCGAAGTCTCGAAGTCCTCAGGGCCGAGATCAACCAGGTCGCACCCAGTCGCAGCACCGCCTCCGACGGCGCTATCGGCGACGCGGCCCATGCCGCATCCGACTCCGACCACAACCCCAACGACCAGGGCGTCGTCTGCGCCCGCGACTTCACACACGACCCCGACGACGGAGCGGACATGCACCGCATCTCCCGCCGCATCGTCGCCGTCGCCCCACCGGCACTCAAATACGTCATCTGGAACCGCCAAATCTGGTCGCGCGCCCGCGCCTCCGAAGGCTGGCGCCGCTACTCCGGCTCCAACCCCCACACCAAACACATGCACGTCTCCGTGGGACGCGGACCCGACGGCCACTCCACCGGCCCCTACGACGACACCAGCCCGTGGGGCATTGCCACCGGCGCACCGACCCCACCGAAACCGTCGGTGCCCAGCCGCCCCCGACTGATCGAGGAGATCATCATGGCGCTCCCGACCATCGACAACAACAACGCGCCAACGGCCGACAAAAAACGCGCCCAGTCCCTCCTCGCCGCGAACGGCTTCCCACCAGCGAACTCGTTCAACTCGCGAGGCGAACCCGACGGGCAGTGGGGGCCGGGATCAGAGGCCGCACTCAAACGCTTCCAGGTGGCGCGCAAGGTCCGTAACAGCATCCTGCCCAACGGACAGGGCGACGGCATCCTCGGCGACAACTCCTGGGCCGCGCTGCTGGGCGCCTAAGCCGCGCTGGCCGATGCCGAGGGCGCGACCGTCGGCGACGGGGACGGGCTGCCGGAAGAAGACGGCGAGGTCGACGGAGAGGGCGACGGCGTCAGCCACGGCGTGTGCGTGGCGGCCTCGTCCATCCCCTCGATGTACACGTCGCCGACCGCCAGGCCCTCGAAGACCTCCTCGTCGGCGCACTCCTCCAGCTCGTCCCCCTCAGGGGTCACGAAGTCGACCTCGTTGCACTCCGACACCCAGCGGTCGCTGCACACCTGCTTGCTCTCGTAGGTGCGCGTACGGGAGTTGTACACCGACTGGGTGTAGCAGTCCTCCTTCCAGTACCCGGGCTCGTACTCCAATTCGGTGACGGTGCCCGCACGAGGCTCCGGGGGTTCCCAGTCGGAGGCGCTGCACGCGGCGCCGACAGCGAGTACGGCGGCACCGGCCGCCGCGATCAGGACAGGTTTCATTCGGTGGGTTCCTCTTTCAGGATTCAGTAGGGTCGCCGCGCAGCAGGTAGATGGGGCGCCCGTCGGGGTCGTAGAGAGCGACGCCGCCGGTGGACCCGATGGCGAGGCGTTCGATCTTGATGCGATGCCGCTCGGGCACGCTCGGGGCGTGGCCGCAGCCCATGGTCAGGCGTATCCAGGCCTCGCCGCTGCCGTCGACCTCGTCGATTGACAGCAGCGGCGCGATCTGGCGGCATTCCAGGCAGGTGATGGCGAACGGGTAGGCCATGCGGTCGTGTCTATCAGGCGTCCTGCGGGGCGCTCTCGTGCTGGGGGTGACGTTCGAGGCCGACCGCCCACGCGAGCATATCGTCGATGTGGGCGTACGCGGCGATGTCCTTGCCGCTGAACAGGGCCACGCGGTCGTTGCCCGGCTGGGGCACGGCGGTGAGCGGCCGACCGGCCATGACGTGGTCGAGCCAGCAGAGCTTGTAGTCCTGCAGATCAGTGAGCATCTGACCGGCCCAGCGCGCGGTGGTGCTGAGGTCGCTGATCACGTCCTTGCAGACGCAGATCGTGCTGTAGTCCTCGTCGATGCCGTTGCCGTTCTTGGCGGTGATCGTGTAGTACACGCCGTCGCAGGCGTCGGTGTGGCGATCGCTTTCGTAGACGCCGTAGTGGGTCTTGCGTCGCGGCTCTGCGTAGGCCTCGACGATCCTCACGGTGCCCTCGGTCCACTCGGGGACCCGGGAGTCAGCGGTGCGGAACAGGACCGGCTCGTTGACCGCGAACCGGTTGGGGTGGTCAGGCATAGTATCTCCTCGCATATATCGCAAAAGCCCCCAGATGGGGGCGATAGACTTACAATGGGTGGAAGTCGATCAGGGCTGGCATCTCACCGCCAGCCCAGACCTCCAGGCACCGGACAGCCGGTGCCTACCTTCTCGGGTCGCCGCCCCATCGGGAGGAGCGGCGGCCCGACCTCCACCCAGGATGGTGGGTGGTCTGCGCCGACTTGCACCAGCGCGTCAACGACCGCTTCCACTCGGCGGCACCCTCCTTCGGCGAGTAGCCGGGGTAGCGCCCGGTTTCGACCACTAGGTCGATGATGCGGTGGGCCTCGGCGCGGATCTCCTCGCACGTGCCCTCCGCAACCCGCAGCTCGTCCGCCACCCACCCCTCGGCGTCGATGATGTCCGCTCGGTCCACGCCTTCGTAGAAGCCGACGCGGAACGCGCCGCCGACGACGGTGATGCGAGTGTAGAACGGAGCCTCGGGCTCGTTCGTGTCGGTCATAGGCGATCCTTCACGTGGTCGAACGCGTCCTCCCAGCTCGCCCCTTTTTCGATCAGGGCGGTGACCTCTTCGACGAGGTCGGCGTTGTCGAGGTCCCAGACGTCGTCGGGGATCTCGCCGGAGTACCACTCCTCCTTGTCGTAGACGCCCAGCGCCCAGCAGGCGAGTTGGATGATCTCCGGTCGGTCGACGAGGTAATCGTTGTCCTCACGCAGCCACGACGGCAGCATGGTGTACATGATGTTCCCCTTTCCGGTATGCGAAAGCCGCCAGCGCACATCCGTGCACCGGCGGCAATAACCGACAATAAGGTAGTAAAGCCTCACAAGTGGAAGATTGTGTGTTGTTTCAGGTTCGGGTTGCGCCTCGTGGTGCCTGCTCCAGAGCCGTCACCGCAGGAAGCGCCGCCCTTCCCCCGTCCATCACCCAGAGGACGCCGTCTCCAGCGCCAGGCCCATCGCCGTCCGGGTGATCACGTACGTCTCGCACGCTCGGGGCCGCAGCTGCCACACCCGTGCGTTGCCCTCCCCCCGGAACCGCGACTCCAGCACCACCAGCCGCACGTGCTCGACCAGCGGCGGCACTGGACGGTCGAAGCCCAGCTTGACCAGCCACGACTCTTCCGACCCCCACGGCAGGCGCACCCCCACTCGCACCGGTGCGTTCGTCGCTCCAATGGCCACCTCCTTGGAGGTCATCGGCACTCGCGCCAGCAGCTGCTGACGCAACGCGTCCACGCTCGGCCAGGTCAGTACCTGCCGCAGCTCGACTTCCCCGTCTCCGGCCGCATCGGCCAGGACCGCGAAGATCCGATCCGCTCCATGCCCTTTCGGCTTAACCACGAACGCCCTTCCTGTTATACGATGGTCACGAGTTCACTGCTGCGGCCCGGTTCGACGTCACCGGCCGCGCTAGCGCGAGCGGGCCTCAACCCGCTCGCGCTTCTCCTTGTAGAGGGCGATGATCGCCCTGGCCACTGCTTCCTCCTTGTTCTCCTCCAGCGGGAACAGGTAGGGCGGTCGCTCCTTGCGCCAGTACTTCACCGCGAAGACGGCGAACCACTCGATCGGGTCGTCGACGCCGGTCCACAGCTCCCGGACGAGCCACGGCTCGACGCCCGTGGCCATCCGGTCGGCGAGACGCTGCAGCCTCGGATCGGCCTTGAGCGTCTTGATTTCTTCGGTGTACATGAGGTGTTCCTTCCGTAGCGTTCACAGCCGCCCCGAGCATCACGCTCGGGGCGACGGTCAGCGCTCGGCGAGGGCGTTGAGCTTCGCGGTCTCGACGGCAGCCAGACGGGCGCCCTCCTTGCGGATGAGCGCGGCGTCCATCGCAAGGCCCTGGGCCTGCCGGTGCACTTCGTCCTTGAGCCCTGAGCGCTCACGCTCGCGGCTCAGCCCGGCGAACACGCGCCACAGCATCGCCACGAACCCGAGCGCCAGCATGCCTATCAGGACATACAGCACAGCCGGGAACAGAACGGCGATCACGAGGATGACGGCCCCGATCCAGAACCAGATACGCAACATGATTTCTTCACCTCCTCTCAACGAACTGCGCCCCCGAGCCGAACGGCTCGGGGGCGCAGCAACACTTCACGCGCTAGGCGTCGTTTTGCGCTTGCATGGTTTTGTACAAGGCAATACCCTCCTGCACCGTCACCAGCAGCTGATCGACGTTCTTGTCGAACACCCTGAACTCGATCGGTGTGGTGTTGCCCTGAGGGTCAAGTGCGTGCATCCTCAACACGAGATCCATGCGCCCGGGGAAGGGGCTGCTGACGCCGCCGACCTCTATGCCCTCCAACGCGAACTGCTTGGTGCGTTTGACCTTCTTCTTCACTGCGCCTGCCGTTTCGTCTCTACCGCGATCAGGACACTGGCCACATCCTCCGGGTCGACCACGCCCTCGCCTTCCAAGTAGACGGTGACCGCCTCGAAGAAGTGGTCAGCGCGGCGCCCGAGGACCGACGCCTCGTGCGACTGGGACAGCGTCTGTGATGCGAGGGATTCGGCCTCCACTGTCAGCCGCAGCAGCGCCCGCAGCCCCGGGGATACGGAGGGATACTCGACGGCGGCCTCGGCCATGGCGGTCAACGCGACCTGCGCGACCGCGCACACGTGACGGCGAGCGAGCTTGTCGAGCGTCCCCAGGGCGTTGACGACCGGCAGGTCGTCCATGTCCCAGGTCTTCAGCTCCTCGCAGATGGCCAGCACCCGGCTGATCGAAATGATCGGGGCCATCGCCTCCTTCGCGGCGTGGTCGCCCACCCACGCTTCGAGCTGTTCGGCGTCGAAACTGTGCAGCAGGGCGGTGTTGTTCATGACGATCGCCGCCAGATCCCACAGCCACGCCATCGTCTGCGGGCAGGCGCCGATGGCGTTTGCTTCGCGGCTGGAGACGCACGCGGCCCAGCCGCGCTGCATCAGCTTGCTACGGTCGGTCACCAACGGTCTCCCGCGTCCTTGAGCCCATTCGAGGTGAACAGCTGGGCCGCGACCTTAGCCGCCGCGCAGGTCAGGCGCAGCCGCGCCAGCTCCAGGAGATCACCCTCGGCCACCGGCTCTTCGCCGAGCCCGGGGTACCCGAAGGGCAGCTTGTAGTTCCAGATCTCAGCGAGGCCGACAACCACGAACACCTTCGGGGGGTGCAGCCGCTCGACCTCGGAGCGGACCTGCTCCCACTGCCACGCGGCGTAGGTGACCGAGGGGTCCTCCCACCACGTCCTTTCCTCCTGCTCGTGGCCGTAGCTGACGGCGTCGACGACTTCGCTGAAGAACTGCAGCACGTCCTCGTACTCGCCCCACGTGCCGCGCCACCGCACGTTCGCGTCGCGCATCGCCCGCTTGAGGGCTGCGGTCTTGATCATGTGTCGTGCCTTTCTTCCAGGTTGCGTGGGAGGAGCGTGAAGGATCGATGCTCGTCGATGTCAGCGACGAACGTGGTCTGCGCCGACCGGTTGCGGACCGCGACCATGTACTTGCCCGCAGGCCAGTCGGTCTGGGATGCGATGTTCCCGACCGCGTACATGGCCGCCTCGCGTCGCTGCGCGGCGATCTGCTCGGTCTCGCTGTCGCGGCGGGGGATGTCGTCCTCGGCGAGGACGACCTCGAACTGGACCCCCCGCACCGGGAGGACCCCGATGGTGAACCCCATGGTGCCGGTGACCGGGGCGGCGTGCGAGCGGAGGTCGACGGAGTACCAGTTCTCCTCGGGGCGCGCCTTCGCCGTCTTCGTGACCCGGTCGGATGCCGTGCTCGTGCGACGGCGCGGCCGGGTGCCCTGCTCGTCTTTGACCTTGACGCCGGTCGCGGTGCGCACGACGATCCAGCCCTCGTGCTCGTGTCGTTCCCCTTCGGGGGCGTCGGTCATGTCGATGTCGGTGCCGTTGAGGGTGACTATCGTGCTGGTGGTGGTCGACCATTCAGGGCCGACCGTGAAGGGTCCGTTGGCGACGAAGCCTCGGGAGCCGTCGCCGATCGTGTCGTAGTAACGGGGCATGTCTAGTTCTCCAGTTTGCTGTCGATCTGAGGGGCGAACACTTCGCGGAGCACGAGGTACCCGGCGTAGCCGAGCAGCTGTTCCGAGAGGTCCAGGAGCGCACGGCGCGGGCCTCCGGTGTCCGTGTTCCCGAGGTGCGCCTTCGCGTCCTCGGTGCCCTCGTTGACGCCGAGGTCGGCAACGCACACCAGCACGTGGCCCGGGGTCTCCATCATCGCAACGAGGCGGTCGGCCTCGTCCTGCAGGTGCTCGCGCGCCTGGTCGTAGTCCATCGCCTCAAACCATTCGGTACCGATGTCGTTCCCGGCGACCCGGTCGCACAGGTCCCGCAGGAACTTCCAGCCCGGCGAGAGATGCCCGGCCGCGAACCCGCGTGGCCCCGCCTCGGGGTAGGTGTTGCCGGAGACGACAGAGTACGCCAGCGAGTGGCAGTCGTCGTTCTCCCAGTCCTCGTCCCCGTCCTCGTCGAAGGCAAGATCGACGTTGTAAACGACGGGGACGCGCCCGACCGGGTCGAGGTCGTACACCTTGCAGGCGGCGCGGATTTGTTCGTCGGTGATCAGCATGGTCAGATGCTCCTTATCCGTATACGGGGGGTCGCGACTTGTCGACCGTTACCTTGACGTCGATCCCGTCCCACTTGCAGATGAACGAGTGCCAGCCTTTGTTGCCCTCGACGTGAGCGCGCATCGGTGACGTCGCCGTGCGGCGCAGCGCCCGGTAGGCGGTCTCGGCCGCGAAGCGGCGCTGCTCGGTGATGAATTCGGTGATGTCGGCGTGCGGGTTGACGCGCGCTTGGAGCGCGTCGGCGTCGATGTCGACCATGACCGACACCGATCGCAGTCCTACCCCGTCCACGGTCATGACGTCGCCGTCGCGTTTGACGGTGTGGAACGTGACTTCGTATCCCATCCGGTTTTCTCTCTCGCTAGTAGACGACCTGGCCGAGCAGGGCCACCTGCATGACGGTGTCAACGTCGGGCGCGTTGAAGTGGATCTGGTCCAGGTCCCGCTCGTAGACAATCTGCTGGCACTTCTGGACGACGTCCAGGCGCATCGGCTCGATCTTGTTCGACGCGCAGGCCAGGATCGCGGCCCACAGCAGGGCCGCGTGCAGCCGCCTGCGCGCGAAACCGTTCTCCCTGTCGCCGATGTCGACGACCACGTACCAGTCGTCAGGGACCGGGTCCTGGCTGTCGTCGTCGTCGACCAGCACCCAGTGCGGGTAGAGGTCGAGCACGTCACGGCGGATGAACAACCGGTACAAGTCCTGCGCGGTCGCGCTGCCGTACCTCTTCTTGGGCATGATGTCTCCTCTGACTACAGTCCGAATCGGACTCTGCTGTACGCGACGACCTGCAGGATCTGGTCGGCCGTCGCCGAATCGATGCTCCCGGCGGACTTCCACACATCCGGGTTGTTCAGCTGCGTCAACTGCCGGGCCGCGTCGCGGGTGTGGGCGTGCACGCCGGGGACGCAGCCGGTGCCGCATGCCAGCAGCGCGGCCCACATCCGGTAGGCGTTGACGACCTGCGTGCCCATCTCAGCTCCCGTCTCCGGGTGGAACAGCCACAGCCGCATCTGCCACGTCGGGTCGACCGCCGCCTGGGTGACACCGCGCTCACCACCCCACGCGAGCCACGTGCACCAGTCGGCGTCGAAGACACCCGATCCGGCGATCGGGTCGTACAACGCCTGCGGGGGAATCGCCCCCTCAGGCCAGTCGGTGATGGCTCTCATGCCAATCCTTTCGGTGGGTTCCAGGTGGTGGAGGGAGGTAGGACTTCGACCACGGCGCCCCGCTGGTCGGCGAACCGCAGCGGCCACGACCGGTACCGGCCCTGGCCTTGGTGCCAGAAACCGTGGCAGACGGCCGGAGGCGCGTCGTATGCGCTGGCCGGGATGGTCTGGTGGCAGGGGATGAACGTGTCGTCGGCGATGGCATCGGTCTCCATCTGCTCGCGCCGCCCCTCGTCGAGGGACATGCGGTTTTCCTTGAAGTAGATGCAGGTCCCGCACCGGCGCTTGTTGACCCGCACACGCCCCTGTTCGTCGAGCAGGTCGAGCAGGTACACGTGGCCGTCGCTGTCCTCAGTGTTGTCGTTCACCGCGTGCGCTCCTCAGGGGAGGTGGAGGCTGAGGAACTCGTCGCTGTAGCCCAGTTCGGAGAGGTACGCGTCGAGGGCTTCGCCGGGCGACGGGTCGGGGTTGTCGGGGCTTCCCCACGCGTCGAAGGGGACCGCGAGGTATCGCTCCTGGAAGGCGGCGAGGTCTTCCGGTCGCATCCGGAAGGCCATCTCCCCGAGCCAGCCGAGGACGCTCTGGTCGTAGTCGCGCAGGTTCTCCACCCGCAGCCCCTGCATCCACTCGATGGCCTTGGCCACGGCAACCTCGCGACTGAGGGCGGTGAACTTGTCGATCGACCTGAGCCGGTCGGTGATGTGGTCGAGGACGTACAGGCCCTGAACGATGAGGGCCGGGTCGACAACGGAAGGGGACCGCTCGGCGCAGGCGAAGAGGACGCGCCCCGCCGGGAGCGTCCAGATGTCGGTGATGAACCGGTCGTCCCGACCGTCGGCAGACCCGAAGAACCGGGGCTGGATACGTCGTACTGCGTGGTGCAGTTCGCTTTCGGTGAACACTGGATCTCCTTGTCGTAGCGGATTCGGCGGGCGCACCCCGAGCCGGGACGGGGTGCGCCACCGGGACCGCTACGTCTGCGGTCCGGGCACGGCGTGAGCTTCACACCAGGCCTGCAGGGCTTCGACCCCCCAGTTGTAGGCGACCCTCCGGGCAGCGCCGGACAGGTACGCCTCGGCGACGGCGCTGAGCTTGAGCATTTGCGCGCACCGCTGCTTGTGTTCGCGCTCGGCGTCCTTGCCGCGCAGGTTCGGGTGCTCGAACGCGGAGGTCAGGCGCATGTAGATCTCGTCGTCGAAGGGGTCGTCCATGACCTCATCGAGGTGCGAGGACTCGCACAGGCGCAACACCTTCTTGAAGGACCGCGCCTGCCCGAGGCCTCGGTGGACCGCGCTGTCGACGATGGCGTTCATGCGGTCCTCCCAGAACTCCTCGGCGTCCCACTTCTCGTAGTTGTTGACCGATGTGGTCACGTGCCCCAGCAGGTCGATCCACCAGGATCGTTCGCCTGCGGTGTCCTCGCCGTCAGGCCACATCTTGTGGGATTCGATGTGCTCGCGTGCCGTATCGGCATCGAATGCGGGTGTGGTCATGTGTTACTCCGTTTCCTGGTCGTCGGTGCGGGGGTGGGTACCGACCCATTCGACGCCGGAGATGAGACCGGTTTCGGGCGTGGCCATGAACGAGGGTGCGTACCCCTCGTTGATGAAGTTCAGGTACGTCTCCTTCGACAGGCCCGAACCGTGCCACGTGTAGGCGGGGGAGGCCATCCATTCGGCGAGTTCGTCGGGGGTGGCGAAGACCGGGCTGATCGGCGATCCCTCCGTGACGGTCTCCCACAGCTGGTAACCGTCGCCGGGTGGGGGCTCGGTCTTGCCGTGCTCGTACCACCAGTCGTAGTCCTCTTCGGTGACCAGTCCTGGGGGTGGCAGGTAGCCGGGCCACGCCTTGTCGAGGGGGTGGGAGAAGTCGAGGTCGACGCGCTTGATCTCACGTCCCATCAGTGGTCTCCTTGCTGCGGTCGGGCGGTAGGTGGTAGGTGAACTGGGCGTCGTCGACCATGACCCGGGTGCCGACCGGGTTGCCGTTCTCGTCCTTCTGGAGGAAGCTGACGGACCGGTGCATCGCGTAGCCGTCGTTGCGCATCTCCTGGATCGTCAGCTCGCCGCGCAACGGGAGCTTGTCGGCCAGGTAGGGGTTGGACGTCGCGGTCAAGGTGACCATGAGCGGCCGGTTCCATCCCGTGTAGTGGCTCACGAGAACGTTGCCTCCTCCTCTGCGTCTTTCAGGTAGTAGCGGCCCAGGTCGTCGGTGTCGACGTGGTCGAAGAAGCGGCGCACCAGGCGCGCGACCGGAGCCATCGGCGTGTCCATACTCGCGATCAGCGGCACCGGCTTGATGAACAGCTCGGCGATCTCCTTGCCCAGCTCGACCGCGCGCTCGCGCTCGGCCAGCCATGTCGCCTTGTGGGCGCGGAGCGCCAGCTCCATGACTTGTTCGCGCAGGGCCCGCTCGTTGTCGATCATCTCGCACAGGTCCTGGAGGTAGACACCGCCGATGGTGTCGGGGGTCCGGTACCAGACGCTGATCCACTCGCCCCGGATCTTGTTGGCTGGGACGCGGTAGTGCCGCTCGCCGGTGTCGAACTCGTCGTCGAGTTCGACGGCGTGGATCGGCATGACCACGCGCACGCAGCCCTCCCCGTACCCGGCGGCGTAGTAGCCCTGGTCCCGGTTGGAGAAGTAGACCGGGCCGGTGTCCTTGTCGCCCTCCTTCGACTGGAAGCGCCGCACGCGGCCGATCAGCTCGGCCGTCTCGGCGCTCGTGCGGTGGAACAGCTCGATCCACCCGTCGGGAACATCGCTCATGAAACCTTCCTTACTGTCGGTAGCGCTCAGTCAGGGCACGGGCACCCTCGGGGTTCGCCCGGCACCAGGCCAAGATGACCGCGAGATTCGCGGTCGCCTTGAGCTGCGAACGGCACACCCTCGTGACGCCGGGGATGCCCTCGACCCACGACTGGAAGAACCAGCGGCCCTGTGTCGGGGTCATGTGCTCGGAGTACAGGAACACGTCCTCCACCCCGATCCCCGCCAACTGCGCGACATCGGCCAGCGCTATAGCGTTAGCCTCCTGGAACGACGGATCAGTACTAGCCACGAGGGTCCTTACTCTTCGAGTTTTTGCAGGTAGTAGTAGCCGAGGTCGCCCCGGTTGACGTGGCGCAGCAGCTGGTCCAGCAGACGCCCGAGCGCGTCGTCGCGCTGGGCCGGTGAGAGGTAACCCGTGAAGGTGTGCAGCACCTTCTCGCCGACGGCGCGGGCCCGGTCGATCTCGCTGGAGTAGGTGGTCGCCCAGCGCGCTTTCCGGGCCGTGTCCAGCGCGAAGCGCAGCAGGCGCTGGTCGTTGTTGACCACAATGGTCACGTCCTGCATGCAGGCGGTGTCGATCGCGTCGCTCACCTGCGCTTCGGTGTAGAACCCCACCGGCGGTGCTCCTCCCTCATGAACGGTCACTGGCTGCGCTCCTGCTGCCAGGCATCGGCCAGCATCGCGCCGACCGCGTGGGCCAGGTGCGCCCCGGCCTCGTCGAGGTGGGCGTACACCACCCGGTGCAGGTCGGTGACGTCCTCGACGTCCACCTCGTAGTGGGCCTGCCACAGCGAGATCTCGGTGGCGATGAGGAACCCGTCGCCGGTGAACGGCAGCCAGTTCTCGGCCGGGCCGAGGACGCTTCGCGCCCACTCCCAGTCCTCGGCCCACGTGTCCGGCTCCCAGGACTCAACCGCCCTGGTGCACACCTGTTCGGCCCAACGCCATCCCTTGGACACCTCGGTGGTGCCGGAGATCCCGGTGTGCTTCTTGACCTTGAGCCGGGACCGCTCCGACGCAGCGCGCAGCATCTGCGCGCTGACGGGGAAACTGATCCACAGCACTTCCAGATCGTCCATCTAGTGCTCCTCCTCGTACGGGTTGGTCTTCTCAATGAGGGCGCCGGGAGCATACTCGGCGACCCGTTCGTTCTCCTCGCCCTCGTTCAGGCGCACTCGCACCCACTCGCGGCCCTCCCCGGTGCGACCGGAGTCGAGCACGACACCGTACTCGGCTCCGTGCCACCACGTGTCGCCTTCGCCGCGTGGAATAGCGACCGCGTCGTCCTCACACCACCAGTCGAACTCGGATTCGGTGAAGGCGCGCCGCATCTTGGGGCCCACCCAGAACCGTGCCTTGCCGAGCGCGACCGCATTTTCCCACGAGGCCTCGCCGTTGGCGCACATGTCGCAGGTGGGCACCGGTTCACCGGCCCAACCCGGGGCCGGTTCGACCGCACCCATCTCCTCGTCGGCCTGGTCGGCTGGGTGTGCGCCGCAGAGCGCGCACTGCTGGTCCTGGTGCAGTTGCTTCAGCTTCAGCTGCTGGTTCACGCGTCCTACCTTTCGGGGGTCTGGGTGGTCGAGTACTTGCGCCAGGCGGCGTCGAAGCATTCGGGGTTGACGAACACTTCGCGGCTGTTGCACACGTGCACCTGCACGTACCCGGTCTCGGACCGCTTCTTGTACTTGGGTTTCAGCGAGCTGATGGTGACCATCGCACCGCCGACGGCGACAAGATTCTCGCCGCAGCCAGCGCACTCGGGATACGCCATGATAATGATTCGCCTTTCTGTCGAAACGATATCGGAGAGGGCCGACATGGACGCCAGGCCAATGGCACGCGTGCCCCGGCCAGCGGCCGGGGCACGATGCGAAAGGACCAGCGAGCGCTACTCGCTCGGTTCGGCGACGGCGACCCACGAGAGTTCGCTCATGTACGAATCGCTCCAGCGCGCCGGGTTGTCCGCCCAGGTGATGCACGTCCGGGGCCCCCAGTACCGGTCGCTGTAGTCGCGTTTGGTGGACAGGACCGTGCGCGGCGCGTCAGTGAAACTGCGGTTCTCGAAAGCCACGACGACGTCCCCCTCTCGGAGGTCATCGGCCCGCTTCCACCGGCCGATGTCGCCCAGGCGCGGCACCGCGTGCTTGCCGAACAGCACCCCCGCCAGGACCCGCTCTCGGCGCGGCGCGTAGGTGTACTCCTCGGGCCGGAAGGTCATAGCTTCCAGGTCTTCGATGAGCAGCCGCTCGACCGTGCTCTCGGTCCCGGTCACCGGCCACTGGGCGGTGCCGGTCTCCACCCACAGGCGCGAGAAGACGACCGTCTCGACGCCGTCGTGGTCCTCGGGCTTGTCGTGCGAAAACACGAACGCCTCGGCCGGGTGCGCTTCCCAGGTGTACTCCTCGCCGATCCACCGCTCGGCCATCGGCACCGCGAGCGCGGGCTCCAGTTGGTGCTGCTGCTCCCAGTACATCAGCGACAGCGCTTTCCGCTTGCCTTCCTCCTTCGTCATGCTGCTCCTTTCAGGGGTGTGTCCTTGTAGGCGACGATGCCGGGGATCGGCTCGATCCCGGTCATGCGCCCCTTGTGGGTCGCGATGCCGGTGTGCCCCCCGCACACGGCCAGCGCGGCCGTACCCGCGTCGCCGCCGGGGTTGTCGATCTCGTAGTACTCGATCTGCACGGGCACGCGCCCGCACGAGGCCACGACACAGCGCTGCGGCTGCTTCTGCTCACTCATCTGTTCTCGTTCCTTGGGTTAGACACCCACGACCAGAGCAGTCGGGGTGGTCTTGCTCGCGCGGGCGGCGAAGCTCGACGCCTTGGCGACGATGAGGCCGTCCTTCTTGGCCCCCCCCGTGATGCGGGCGACGATGAGCAGGCCGATCGGGCTGCGTCGCGCGCCCACCACTTTCACCTTGGTGCCGCTGCTCTTGTGCAGGGCCAGCTGGCCCGTGCCGAACGCGAACACGCTGCTGCGCTTGCCGTTGGGGTTGGGGTTGGGGTTGTGGTTCATGAGTATCCTCCATCTTGCTGACGTTGATGTGGCCCGCAGGGTGCGGACGTGAGTGGGCTCCCGTTTCGGGCGCACGAACAAGCCCACCCGCCAGACGACGGGTGGGCTTGTTCCTGCGCCCGGCGCATCAGCGCCGGGCTCGGACTTGCTAGTGGTAGCGGGGATCGTCCTCCTCGTACCAGCGCTCGCCCGCGTACGCCGGATCGAAGTCGCCCGGCTCGGTGTCGGGGTAGCGCTGGCGGATCTCCTCGTGGCGCTTGCAGGAGGCGGCCCAGTGGCCGTCGCACCGGTTCGACCCGTTGCCGGTGCCGGACAGGAACGCGTGGTAGTTGACGGTGCCGGAGCAGTCGGGGCCGGGGCCGTCGGAGCAGGTGCGCTCCTCGCGGCGCACGATCCAGCGCTTGCCGTGGAGGATGATCTCCGCGTCGTGTCCGGCGGCGCCCGAGGCGGTGAAGCGTCGCCACTTCGCGGCCTTCTCGTCCGCGTCGCGCTCGCCGTAGGGCGGCCTGATGGTGTCGATGCTGTCGCTGAAGGTGAGGTCGCCGTTGTCTTCGCTGATGAGTTGGCCGAGCTTCCAGTACAGCGCGCCGACTGCCTCCAGCGGCGTGGCGCACTCAAAGCCCCAGCCGGAGCTGTCGCGGCCGGTGGCGTCGTATTCCATGCGCGCCTCGAACGCGACCGTCACGCCCGGCTGCGTGTTCAAGTCAGTCAATGTCACTCCATCCCATGCGTATATCAATATGCATGAATAACTAGCGGTCACTGGTACCGATTCATCGAACGATTTCTATGCAATTGGGGGTCGGGACACTCAGCCTTGGAAGTACTCCACGCTGTCGCCGATGGACACGCGCGTCGGCACGGTGCCCTCCTTCGTCAGCACCTCGGCATCGGCCGTGTCGTAGTGGATGCTCACGCGCAGCTCGCAGTCGGCGAAGTAGGCGTACACCTGGACGCCGCCGACCTCGATGCACGGGAGCACCCCGTCGCTCCCCATCGGGAGGAACCGCGCCGCCGCGTTCAACTCGGCCGCCCGCTCCTCGTCGAGCAGTGTCTTCCCCGGCTTCACCGGGTCGGCCTGCCCGCGACCGTAGGTGTCGGTCAGGGTCAGGACCCGCCGCTCCTCACGGCCGTCGGGGTACACCAGGACGAGCACGTCGCCGGTGTCCAGGATCGGGTGGTCTTTCGCGTACACCTGGCCCGACGCGGCCGTGCCGGTCGAGTCGCCGTGTGCGCTGATCACCGTGGCCTCGGGTTCGAGGAGGACGGTGAACTTCTCGTTGGTGCCCTTGTTGTACGGGTCGAGGTACTTGCCGTCGCCGCCGATCGGACCCATCGCACCCCACTTGGTCTCACCGGGGTGGGGATTCGGTCGGCGCAGATTGCTCCACACCTGGAGGCGGGAGGGCCCGGCATCGCGCCTGGTGCGGTAGACGTACATCGAGGTGAACTCGACGCCGTAGTGATCGCGCCGGTACTCGTCGCCCTCGACCAATTCGATGCGGTGTTCCATGCTCATCCTTTCTCTGGGGGGCAGAACCATCACGGCGTGGGGCCCGCCAGGGCGGGCCCCACAGTGAGCGTTCAGTCCTCGAAGTCCGCCTCGCGCGGCGGCGTCAGTTCACCTGACCGCATCTGATCGGCCGCCTCGATCAACCGCGCCGCCGACACATGCCGCTCATCGAACAGCCGGGGGAAAAACCCGGAGCCCCACGCACGGCGCATGCGACTGCGGGCCCGTCGGCACGCGTAGTACACCGACTGCACGGGACCAAACGGCTTCGACCACCACAGCCAGTGCCGCAGGCGAGGCAACCACCGTTCCTCTTTCGGCTTGCCGAACATCGGCTTGGGAGGGAATCCCTGGTGGAGGTACATGCGGGTCACGGTGCCGTGGGTGATTCGCCACTCGGCGATGACCGTGTGCTTCGGTGCGGCACCGGCGCAACCAAACCCACCGGAAAGCGCTTGCGCTGTCATCTCCAGGAACGGGAACGCCGTGGCGATCTGCCGCCATTCGGCTTCGATGTCGTCAACCTCGGGGTACTTGACGCCTATGTGCCAGTCGGGCCGGATCGTGCCATCCCAGCGCAGCCAGCCACCAGGCTCATCCGAGTGCGACATGATCGCGTCGTTGTCCAAGTGGGACAACCCGAGTGATCCGATCGACTCACCGTACGCGTCAGCTATCGTGTGTCGTTCGTTGACCCACGCCCACCACTGAACGCACTTGTCGTCGTCGCAGACCTCCTCATGCCGGTCGTACCAGCCAAGAATGCACGCCACGATGTGCCGCCACTCCTCGTCGTTGCACGCCGTGAAACGCCAGTCGTTGGTGCGCATCATGACCTCGTTGGTCTGCTCGCGCGTCAGCGGCTCACCGACCGTGAGCATCCGCGCCCACCGGCCCAACCCGTCCTCGTACCCCATAGTTCCCTCTTCTCATGCCCGCTGCGGTCACAGCGGGCGGCACGGCGTACCGCACACCGCGACGTGGAAGACCGCATCAGCGGCCGTCGGTGAGAGCGGGGCCTTGTACCCGTTCCAGTCGCACGTCACCAGGTCGCGGCATTCCAGCGCCACCGCCGGGTCGACGCGCATCGACCCGGTCGCGCACGCCACCAGCGCCATCCAGATCCGAGCCGCATCGACCTGGACCGCGTCGTTAGTGCCGCACACCAGCCAGTACGACCACCACGCCTCCCCCTCGTTCTCGTGGCCGGTGACCGTGAACGCCTCCAGCGTCGCCGGTTCAGCCACCGCCTTCCACAGGTTCAGCTCGCGCCGCCGGAAGGCCCAGGGCCGTTCCTGCGGAAACGTGACCGACTGCTCCAGCTCGACTTCGGCCAGCGCCCGCTCGGCCTCCTCGACCGCGTACTCGTAGCCGACCATGCGCGACGACGTGTAGTCGCCGCCCCCTTCCAGCGGCTGCCACTCGGTGCGCTTGAACCCCGTCGCCGCGTGCGACCACTCGACCTCGTACTCGACCGCATAGCCGTACACGTCGCCCTCGTTGAAGTCCTTCACGAACGTCACGGCCTGCTCCAGCGCGGCCTCGACGCCATCCTCGGAACCGACCGCCGAAGCAACCCACCTCGGTGTCGACACGGCCCACCAGGTGTCCCCGTCCGAGTCGGTCTGGATGAGTTTGACGCGCACCCCGTAGGCCAGCCACAGGTAGCGCGCGGTCAGCTCCTCCCGAACGTTCCCGATCGCGTAGTGCGAGGCGGCCCACGCCAGACGCGTGGTGTCGAAACCGTCCTCCCACTGGCCGCCTGCCTGGACGACCGGCGAGCCGTCACGGTTCGGCTTCGGAACCGACACGACCAGCGGCAGGAAATCGCCCTGATCATCCAGCTCCCCAGGGTCCTCATCGGAGAACACCCGGACCCGCAGGCCCTCCACCCTGACTGATTCGATCTCCATTGCAGCCCTTCCTCTCGCGAATAGGTCTACAGCGGAGGCCGGGCGGTGCCCGGCCCCCACTGAGGGCCTACTCGATGTAGCCCGCTGCGCCGCCCTCGGTGACGTCGAAGACGTACACCCACTGCGGCTTTCCGCCGGTCCGTCCGGGCACCGACCGGAACGCGGCGCCCCTGCGGTTCATGGTCTGCTCGGCCCACTCGGTCCAGTCGAACAGGTCCCGGATCGCCGAGTTCGACAACTCGCCCCAGCGGGAGAACCCGCGCCGCGCCCCGTCCCAGGTAGCGAGGTGATCCAGCAGGGAACCCGCCCCCAGATCCTCAGGGCTGGCGAACTGGTCGCAGCAGAACGCCTCATCGGATTCCCACCGGCCCTTGAACGCGCCCGCGTTCGCCCACCGGACCACCGCCGAGTACGGGTGGGCGTCGTCGGCGCGCCGCCACGCGTGCACCGCTTCGATGCCGTCCCTGCCGTGAATCTGGGCGAGTTCGATCGTGAGCGGGTGTGCCAGGTCGGCCCGACCCCCGGGCGTAATCGCCGGATCGGCCTCCTTCCACAGCGCCCACGACAGCTGCCGACCAGGCAGTGCCTCGTAGATCGGTTCCATTCCTTACGCCCCTTCCTCGGTGATCTGGTCGCATTCCACGGCGAAGCACGGCACCACCCAGACTTCGACGCCGCGCGTCACGTGCGAGAGCGAGCCGCCCCCCATGGGCGACCCCTTCGGTCCGTGCAGGCGCGCTCCCCGCTCCAGAGCCTCGATGAGCTTGTCGTACCCCGTCCTGAGCAGGCGGCCGTCGTAGAGTTCGCCTGCCTTCCGGAACGCTCGCGCCTCGTCGTTGGTCTGGGCGATGTGCGCGAAGTGGTAGAAGTGCCCGGCCATGATCATCACCGCCTCGTCGACGGTCACGCCGTGGTCGATGTTGTCGGGATTGGGCGCGTCGCCGACCTCGTTGTACCCGACGGCCCAGTGCTGGACTTCGTACATCTACCGCTCCTCCCGCGCACCCTCACGGGCCGCCTCTTCACTCGCGTACACGTCACCGTGCGCTTTGACGACCCCGCCCATGCCCCGCACGTCCACGGTCACGTTCGCCTCGTCGAAGGAGAACACGGTGCCCTGCATCAGGTCACGCCCGAAGACGCGCACCCACACCGCAGCACCGACCCCCACGCGCTGGCCGCCTGCGATCTCCACGGTGTTCTCGTACTCGACCAGGTAGGCCAGGGCGTTTCCTGCTCGGGTCATGGCCTCGCCGAAGTCGGCGACGCCGTGCCGGTAGTTGTTCATACCGACTGCCCCGGTGCTGACCCACTGCTCTTGGGATCGGCTGGTGACCTCGTGTCGGTGCAAGTCGAACGAGTACGTGCCGTCCTTGTCGCGGAAGACGCAGACGCGCACGCCGGTGGACTCGGCGGTGATGATCTCGACGAGGCCCCAGCTGCCCCGGTCGTACCGGCGAGCGCCGCCGCCGCTGCCGGGCTGGTTTGCCAGCTCGGCTTGCAGGGTCTGGACCTGGTGCTCCAGTTCTTTGATGCGCTCGGTCGCGTGGGTCTCGCTCGCCAACCGCGTGACCTCCCTCTCGTCCTCTTCGAACGGGCCGAAGTCCTCGCCGGAGGAGAACCACGGGCTGCTCCTCGGCGCTTCGCCGACCGCCTCCCGGTACGTCATGCGCTCCACAGTGCACACCTTTCATCGATCAACTTGAATGCGAAGTGTCGTCGCCGGTAAACGGCAACAATCAATCGAACGATTTCTATATCAATGGGGGTCGGGACACCACCGTGCCCCGACCCCCACACGCTCACGTGCGCGGCGACGCCGCCGACTCCTCGCGGCATGCCCGCTGATGGGCGCGAACCAGCTTGTCGTGCAACGCGGAGTATTTTGCGTGCGCCTCACCTGCTATCGGATCACCCGCGTTGGTGCCCGAACTCGACACGTTGAGCCAGTGGCTCGCCTTCGCCTTAACCGCGCTCGCCATGAGCAGCAGCTCTTCCCGGCTGTAATCAACCATCACCGATGGCGCTCCTTCTCGGCGCGCTGTTCGAGACGGTAGGCAACGCTGGTCAGCGTGTCTCCCGCTTCCCCGAACCGCTCACCCTCCCCGGGATTCCCTTCGACGCGCACCGCCTCGTCCTGCCGCCGGTAAGCGCACTCACCCATGGCGCGAACCCACCCGGCCGTGATGATCGACGCACCGACCAGCGCTTCCATGACGTCAACGGCCACCGCTTCGCCGTGCTTGTCGCACACCTCCCGGTAGACTTCGACACACGCCTCCAGCTGCTCGTCGGTGGACAGCTCCACCAGCCTTGTCAACTCCAGCCGTTCCATGGCACCTCTCCCTACCCTTCCAGGCATTCGGAATCTTCGACGGAGCAGGCGTCGGTTCCCACCGAAACAACCTGCTCCTTGAAGTCGTCGAAGAACTCCTGCGCGGCCAACGTTTCGGCCTCCTCTCGCGTGGCGGCTTCGACCTGCATGTGGACCGTTCCATTCACGGCGATCCCGACGTCCCACGTGGGCACAGCGCCTCCTCTTTTCGCTCAACCGATAGGACTTCGGCCGAGACCAGCACCCCCGCACCTGGTCACGACCGGACTCCTAACCGTCGGCCTTGATCGCCTTCCCGTCGGCGAGCCCGTCGCGGTAGGCGTTCGACACGTGCGCGGCGACCTCTTCGATCCCTTCCCACTGCGCGCGCGTCAACCGCACGCCCGCCTCCTGCTCGCCCCGGCGCATCAGCCGCACCGCCGCGCGCATCGGACCCGGCACCAGGGCCGCGTCCAGGCGCGCGCCCTCGACGACGCCCTCGATGAACGAGATCGCGCACGCCGCACCGCCGGTCCGGTCGTCGTAGGTGATGTTCCGCTGGTCCGAGAGGTACCGGACCCCGTTGCCGAGGTCCATACCAAACGAGAACCAGTCGGTGCCGGTGGTCTCCTCGACCTTGCGGATCACGGCCTTGACCTCGTCGGGGTCCCATTCGAAGGCGCTCATGCGCTCCCCTTCCGCGAGTCGGCCAGCCACTGGGCCATCTCTTCGATCAGCGCGGCGCGCTCGTCGCTCTCGGGCAGCCCGGTGTTCGCGGCCCCGATGAGACCCGCGACGCCCACGCTCGTGACCTCCATGCGGAACTCCTCGTCGCCGCCAGGCCAGTCCTCGTGCGCCGCTTTGATCTTCTCGAACGCCTCGCGCACACTCGCGACCGTCTCCGTCTTCTCCGTCATCGATCCCCTTCCATTGCTGCTGGTTACTGCTGCGCGAGGACGCGCAGCGCGGCCTTCTCGCACCGCTTGCACGGGCGCTGGTCGAACAGCGCCGCCTTGTAGCGGACCTGCGCCAGGGCCTCGCCGACCGTGGCGAAGACCTGCCCGTCGTGCCCCAGGCGTGTACCGCCGGGCCGATAGGCGATCGCCGCGCACTTCATGACCGGCTCCTCCTCGCAGTCTTTTGGCACCTCCTGAATGTGGATCACGCGCGGGCTGTACCGGAGCACGTAACTCCGCTCACCCATGCCGCTCCCTCCTTTCGGTCTTGTAGTTCGCCGCCCGGCACAGGCACCCCCGTGCCCTGTGCCGGACGGCCAGCCACAATCTGGGCTCAGTAACCCCAGTCGAAGGCGGGTTCACGTTCTTCCCTGATCTCGCGGGCGATGCCCTCCAAGATCCCGGCCTCCACGCCCACCAGGTACGCGGTCTCGTCGACCGTGAACCCTTCCCGCGCTTCGGTGACCTCGATGCCCCGCACGTAGGCGGCGACCGCTTCGATCCGGTCGGGGTTGGCGTCGAGCCACACCAGGTGCGCGCTGCCCCGGTCCCCATACGTTCGGTACAGCACCTGCCACGTCTCGTACAGCTCCTTGCACTGCTGCTCGATGAGCGCCGCCATGACCATCACCCACATTTCCTATCGACTATCTATGAATGCTGCTGGTTTAGAGGCACGCCTCGACTTTGCCCAGCGCCACACCCATGGCGGTCTCGGCCCCGCTCGTGGAGTAGTACTCGCTGGCGTACCGCTCCAGCTCAGCGGCCGTGATCAGACCGCCCGCGACATTGCGCGGGAACGCCCCGTTCCCGTAGTGCTGGATCGCCTCGAAAAAGAACGTCGGCCACACCGACGCGTCCCCCGCCTCGTGCTTGCGGATCGTCTCCTCACTCGCCCACCCGGTCACGTGCACGTGCACGCGGGTGTCCCCGACCCGGTAGACCCGGGTCTCACGCCCGACCTTCCACCCCGGAAAGTCCCGCAGCTCATCCGAGGACCGCTCGGCGTTCGCTATGGTCAGCTGGTCACCCACGCAGCACCTCCTCCACGCCCGCGTACTTGACCCAGGTGTAACCCGACTCGACCCGGTAGGGACGGATCAGGTTCAGCACCTCCTTGAACGTGTCGATTTCCATGTCCCCGTAGTCCACGACGATGCGCATCCGCGCCCACCCGCCGGAGTCGATGAAAGCGGCCTCGACCCCGACCTCAGCGAATCGCCGCAACGATTCGATCAAGGCGGTCTCACGCCGCGAGGCCGCGCCCTCCCACCCGTTGAACGTGACGTCGTAGAACGGCCACTGGTGGTTCGACCAGTGCAGGTGCACCGCGCCGCGCCGCTCGGGACTGGACATGGTCCGCGTCGGGAACGCCTTGATCAGCGCCGCGAACGGCGCATAATCGTTCCCGTCGGTGGACGGCAGCGAATCGAGCAGTTCATTGAACGCTTCCCGCGCACTCTTCTTAGCCAAACCGAACCCCCTAACGTGAGGAATCTACAGCCTGTGTGGTTCGACAGACCCCACGAACCGGCCCGCACCCCCGTGCACGGACCGGCCATGGGCAACCAGCGAACCAGCCGGTTACTCGTCTTCGGTGGTGAAGCGCTCGCCCTGCCGCTCCTTCACGCCCTCGGCGTCCCGCCGTCCCTCGGCCTCGGCCTCACTGTCGAACCGGCCCGAGACGTGCAGGTATTCGAGCACCGCCCGCGCCTCCGGTGCGGACAGGTCGACGCCGAACACGGCCGCGACCCCACCCAGATACGACAGGGCCGACGCCGCACCCGCACCGCCCAACCAGAGGCGCCCGCGAAACCCCCCGTGATTGGGGACGTACCGCACGCCCTTCCCGTCGCCGGGATTGTTGATCTGCAACCAGTCCCGGTAGCCGGTCGCCTCGCAGACGGGCAACAGCACCCGGTGCACCTTCGCCGATGTCAACCGCATCGTTCACCTCACGTTCTCTCTACTTGCTGGTGATGCCGTACTCGGCGATCTCCTCGGGACGCAGGCCCGCGAGCCACGCGTCGCACTCGGCCTCGAACGCGTTCTGCTCGAACGGAATCGTGGCGTGGCCGACGCCGTCAGTGGAGGTCCAGACGTTGTTGGTGGCGATGGCGTACTCGCCGCCGTTCCACACGTCGATGTACTCGCCGCCCTCCCACGTGAACGTCACGCCCCGACACGAGTACGACAGTTCCTCGTCTCCCATATGCGCGCCTCCTACTCGTCGTCGTCGTTGTCGTTGTCGGCGCTGGCGAACATTCCGTATGCGATCTCCCCGATCGCATCGGGAACGCTGGAATGCGCGACCGCCTCACTCAGGCGGCGCACCTGCTCGTCGTCCAGTTCCCGACCTGTCCACGCCTCCAGCTGGCTGCGGGTGACCGCGAGCGTGACCCGGCCGTCCTCGCAGTAGGACTCCACGGCCGCGAGGATCGCCGCCGCTTCCGCACGGCCCTCCCATGACCCGGTCCCGTCCCAGATGAAGAAGCTATCCAGCTCCTCGGGCACCGCGTGAGCCGCGATCTCCTGCCTGACCTCCCACCCGTGCAGGACCGCCCGCAACAGAGCGGTCTTCCCGAACGGCTCGGCGAGCACACCCGACCGGTGCGCCTCGTTGATGATCGACAGGCCCCACCCGTTGGCGAACTGGTGGATCTCGTGAGCGCCTTCGTCATCGACCCACGTGTCGACTGGTTTGGACTTCACGCCCATGCGTTGTCTCCTTTCGCTATAGGTGGATGCAGCGCGCCACCACACCCGAAGATGTGGTAACCGCTGGAACGACCTATCGCCTACGACCCGGAGCCGCCTTCACCGAGGACCCCCCGGCGGATCGCCGCGCACATCGCGCGCACCCGCTCGCGCTCGACCGGTTCACGACTGCCGTTCGCGATCACCCAGCAGTCCAGCTCATGGCAGACCCGACGCCACGTGTCGCGCGTCGCGATCAGTACCGCTTCCCCCTCGCCCAAGTAGTCGCAGCAGTCGCCGTCCCGGCGAACGGCCACCATCGTGTCCGACCACTGGCCCAGACGCCACAACTCGTTGCCCGACACCGCAACCCGTGCGATGTGCTCAGGCCACGCCGACTCGTCCTCGATCACTCTCACTGCCGCAGCTCCCTCCTGCTAGTCGACCGCCGTGTGAGTGACCGGCTTGCCGTCGACCTCGGCCAGCGCCACGTTGATGGTCGGCCGCTTCTTGCGCCCCTTGTACAGCGCGCGCGCCTTCACGCTCGCCTGGTACAGGTCCTCGGCCTCGATCTCGTGCCGCTGGCCCTCGACAAACGCGATGTACCCGTTCATGTGCGTCACCCTCGCTTCGCATAGAAACCCATCAATAGATGGGATGTATTGATCTCAAAGAATATGTGCAGGTAGAACCCGGTGTGATTACCGAATCTCTGGGGGTCGGGACACCACCCCTACCCGCCGGAAGCCCAGCACGCGCGTTCAATCCGCAGTGCTGTACCGCTTACGCTCCCACCGCTCCAGCTCGCACAGCACGGAACTGATCGCGGCCCGAATGGGTTCGTGTTTGTGGTTGTGCTCGCGTGCTTCGGCGCACGAGGAACGCCACGCGGCAAGCGCGTCCATGTAGACCCCGTACGCGAACAGGCCGTGCGTGTCCTCCCGGTAGTCCTCGCGCTTCGGCGACGCTACCGTCCCCCGGTATGCGAGGTCACGAGCGGAACCCGGATTGAACCGACCGCTCGGCGCGTGCTTGGTGTAGAGGAACTCGTTGCCGTCTCCCGTCGGAACGTCACTCAAGACGTGTCTCGACAGGTACTCGACTGTGACCGGCTTCCCGGGCCAGTACGACGCCATGATGACCGCTCGCTTGCCGAGCCCGTGATGCTTGACGGTCAGCGTCGCTTCCCACGTCTTCCGCTCGCGCGGATTCGGGTTGCAGACGTCGCGGTACGACTCATCGAGCGTGGATTCCTCCACCAACCAATCCGCTTGCGACAGTGTGTTGAAGTAATACGGGACGGTCATGCCGTCACTCCCTTTCTCCTGCTACCGGACGCCCAGCGCGGCCATGAACTCGCCGCGCACCTCGGGCGTGATGCCCTCGAAGTGCAGGCTGTAGTCGAACCGGGTGCAGCTCTCGAACTCGTAGTTCTCGTGCGCGGACACCCACAGGTTCTCGTCGGCCGCATCCCACGGGACCGAGGACGGTTCCCACTCCGAGGTCGGGAACACATCCCAGTCCGCGAGCACGGTCGCGAGCGCGCTTTCGAGCCGATCGCACACGCAGTCGTCGGGCTCGTCCGGTTCGGACTCGCACTCGCACGGGGCCTCGATCAGTTCCCAGACCACCGCGAGGGTGCCGAGCTTTTCGGGCTCGTCCGCATCCTCCTCGCAGCGCGCGAACTCGGTGCGGTACATCCGCACGGCCGTGAAGTCCTCCCCGGCCCTGATCTCGCGGTGTTCCTCGGGCGTGACCTTGTCGAACTCGTCATCGACCCGCCGCTCTTCCAGCTTCCACATGGGCAACCTGCTTTCTTTCGCTACTGGGGATTGGCCCGAACCCGCCCCCGAACGGGGGGCGGGCTCGGGTTAACCTCCAGGGCTACTCCACGCCCGCGACCTCCCGCGCCACGTCCTCGCTCACGCCCAGGTGCACCAGGAGGCGCAGTTTCTGGATGCGGGCGCGCCGGTCCAGGTCCCCGGAGAACAGACCCGGACGCGAGGGCGAATCGTTGATGGACAGATCCACGACCATTTCCCGCGCGTCCTCGTCCGACATGCGGGCCGTCATCGGCCGGTCCGGTTCCCGGTCCATGACCAGGTGCACCCACACCTGGCCGTACCGGGGCGGGAACCAGCGCGTGATCCGCGCTTCCCACGTCTTCTTGCGGTGGTTCGTCTTGTCGGCCGCCGCGCGGCGCGCCAACTCCAACTTGTCGTCCATCGTGACATCCTTTCGCATTGTTCTAGAAGGTTGTGACAACCCGCCCCCACACCCCCGTGGGGCGGGCTCTCGGAACCCGCTACAACCAGCAGTGACCGGCCTTGCGGAACCACCGCGTGTGACGCCACGGACCCCAGCCCGGCGCACCCCACGCCCGGCGCCGCACCACCCAGCCGCCGCACACACGGCACCGACGCCGCTCCCAGCGCTTCACGACCCCACCACCGGACGCAACTGCACCCGGTACGCGTTCACCTGCACCGACGCAGGTAGGTGCACCACCAGGCCCAACGCCCGCTTCTCGCGAGCCGTCGCCTTGCGGAACACGAACACCTCGCCCGTCGCCGGAGCGTCCAGGCGCTCACGCACCCACGCCACCGCCTCCGGGAACCCGCCCCCAGGGAACCGCGCGTCGTGCTCCCACACAAACGGGGAACCCTCCAGCGCGCGCCCCACGAACGCCTCCGCGCCCTCCGGCCTCACCTGGATCTCAAACTCCAAACCCGCCACTGCCACAGTGACCTCCTCTCACGTCGGGAACCTTGCCGCAACCCAGAGACCGCCCCACCCCCGAAGGGACAAGACGGTCTCTGGGCTCCCGTAAAGCGCCCTACTCGCGGACCCGCGCACCTTCGCACGCAGGGTTAACGACCCGCTCTAGAGCCCCTGCCGCGTCGCCTGATCGGTGAAATTCCACTCGTACTCCTCGTGCGTGAGGTCCGACGTGGGGTAGCCCTCGCTACTCAGGCCGTCGCACAGGGCAGCGGCGTCCTCGTACGCCAACCCGTCCGCCTGCGCCCAGTCGACGCAGTCCATGGTCGCGGTCTCGTCCACGGGCGGCAGGTCGCTCTCTTCGGGCGACACGTACTCTGGGACGCTCGCGTCCTCTTCAGAGGTCACCTCCCCTACGGTCACGACGGCGTCCACCGTGGACTCGCCTTCCGCAGCGGGCGCGGTGTCCACCACACCCGACATGTCCACCATGGTGGGCTCAGGCACGTGCATTGCCTCAGGCACCGGCACGGGCGTCTCGTCCGGCACGGCCGCCACGTAAGGCCGCTCGCCGCGATCCAGCGCGGGGGCAACCACCGTGTCAGCCACGGCCACCGTGCCGGGAGCGACCTCCGCCGCAGCGCACCCGGCCAAAGCCGCGAACCCCGCAAACGTGAGACACACCCCCACAAATCGATTACGCATCATGTCCTTTCTTGCTCTCGTTAGCTATAACCAGAGACCACCCGACACCGGGCGACCCCCACTTGCGACTGCCGCCCTCCTTCCATGCTGGAAACCTGGCGGAAACCCGCCCCCACCCGGGAACGGGCTCCCGTCAAACGTCCAACCCGGCTCAGCCCAGCAGCACCGCGTTATGAGCCGCCCGCGACACCGGCACATGCCGACCCCACCGCAGCCGCACCACGCGACTCCCCCGGTCGTACTCCGCGAGCACCGCCGGAAGCACCTCCGGCGGACGCTGACGCGCCAGCCACGACACCGCCCGCGCCGGATCAGCCTCGAACCGGCCCCACGGCACCTCCACCGCACCCGGCAACGGATTCACCGCCCCGAACTCCCACGCCTCCAACGACCCGTCCGGAGCCGCAACCCGGTCGCCCTCGCACAACTGGGCATACAGCCAGCCCGCGAAACGCGCATCCGTCTGCGCCTCCACCACAACCTCAACCCGACCCACACCAGCCACAGGCCAACCCCCTCTTACAGCTTCTCGATACGAACCGGAACCGACCCGAAATCGCGCACAAAGTGCTCGCTCCACGCCAGCTCCATCACGCCCTTGAACGAGTCCTCCTCCGGCTGATACGACGACACACCCCACTTCGGGTGCGTCACCTCCAACGACCAGCCCTGATACAGCAACTCGCCCTGCGAGGACATCGACGCGTTCACGACGATCTCCACACCCAGCTCCGGCGCCGCCGTCTGCACGAACGCCGCCCGCTTCCGACCCGAGAACCACGTCTCAGGCTTCACGTTCCCCGCCTTGTCCTTCGGAGTCGTCTCCTCCAGGACATCCGCGACCACCCGCGCCAGCTCCCTACGGGACCCGTGCGGCATGACCACCGACCCGATCGCAGCCGCGATCGTCTTCACATGCTCTGTTGCCAACCGGTGCACCATCAGCTACACCTCCCCGCAACGGACGGACGAGTACACCTCGCCAGAACGAGCGATCTCGGCCCACTCCACGAACAACGTCGCGTTGAAACGCGCGTTGTCCGCAATGAACACCTCGATCATCGCCCCCAGCAGGTCGTAGAACACCTTGTCAGGCATCTCCACACCCGCGACCAGCTCAGCGAACTGCTCATAGGTCGTCTTGCTCATACGCGGCATGACAACTCCTCTCCTCGTGAAAACACTCAGGCCCCACCCGGAAACCCGGATGAGACCTAAGCAGGTTCACGACCTGCGCCGAACGGCCCTTACACCTCCTCGCAGACGGCCTCGGACCAACCCGCAGGCGTACCCACCGACGGCCGGAACGGCAGCGTCTCCAACTCCTCAACCTCGCAGTGCAGACAGAACACCCCGAACCGACGCTCGCACGCCTGCACCAGCTCCTCACCCAGAATCGTGACCTTGTGCGTCCTACCAGCCATAACCCCTCCTTACTTGAAACTTCAATGACTTATTTCCCGGGGAAACACCCCAGCCCTACTCCGCTTCCGCGTACACCCGCATAGCGCCCTGATGCGTCCGGAACGTCAACCCCTCCGGAGCAACCGAACCCGGCTCCACCAGCGAACCCAGCTCCGTATACACCACCGGGAACGGACCCACCAGACGCAAATCCGGGTGCCCGAACGACTTCAGATCCCGCGCCATACGCGCAGCATCCGCATACGACGCCGCATCCTGGCACCACGGGTCCGCCTCCGCATTCGGAGTGACCCACACCGACCACTGCTCGTACACCACCGAGCCGTCCCAGTCGCGCCCGAAATAGCACCCGACCTCAACCGACTCGATACAGCCACCCATGACCTCAAGCTGCGAAAACATTCGAACCTCCTTCACTAACGGGGCAGGTGGGACAGAAACAGAGAAAGCCCCTTCATGCCGTTACGCGACTCAACCTCGTTGCACGCGCGCTCCAAGGCGGCGCACAACAGACGCCAATGCACCCGGCCCGACGACAACCACCCGGCAACCCGGATGATCTCCTCATCACTCAGCGGCTCTCTCATGACCCGTCCTCTCACATTTCCCGGGCGCACCAAGGGACCCGCCCACCCGAAGGCAGGCGGGTCCCAACTCACCCGGATTTACCGTATGACCCGCACGTCGACATGATTGCCGCTCACCCACATCCCTCCGGTTCGGTGGCCGGAAGCGCGGGGCCGCGCTCGCTCTACTCCGCGTGCCAGGTCTGCCCTCTGGGGACAACTCGCGCGCACCGACACCCAACCCGCAAGGGAAGGCACCCGATGCGCATGAAAAATACTCAGAGATCCGACCTTATGACTCGTAACCCGCTAGACAGTGTCCAGATTGTCCCGAATTTTATATTTCATGTGTGGTCTGTTCATGTTGGGGCCGCACGGGTTGCGTTGGTTTTGTCCGTTTTGGGGACATGAAAAAAGGCCGCCCGTGGGCAGCCTGATTTCTTTTGCGCGGTTTGTTCACTTTTCGACTTTCACGAAGGTTGCGAGGTCCTTCAGGAATTGTCCGAATTCTCCGGACTTGTAGCGTTTGGGCAACCCTTGGGTCAAGCTGGTCACTTCGCTAGGCGAGTAAAGGTCAATATCGACCATTTCGCCCGGTTCGATGCGTGAGGCCAGTTCCCGTAGCGTGTCGCTGCGGTTGTCGCCTGCCAGCTTGCCGCGCTTGGCTTGAATGTCGTGCACCCTTGCGAGCATGACGAGCATGTCGCGCGGGATTGCGAGCGTGTACCGGTTCGCGACCGGTTCGCCAGCGCTTGCGGGTTCGGTTGCGTCTCGCATGACGTTCGCGAGCGCTTCCCTTGCCGTAGGGTCGCTTTTGTACATAAGGTGCTTATTGCGTGCCGTGAGTGGTTTATCCACCCCGGCACCGTGCGGCATGACGTACTCGATACCGCCCGTAGACACGTGCCGCTTTTGCGAGCGCGCTTTACGTGCGATCGGAGAGAGCTTGTCAAGATACGCGTCCGATGAGAACGCGTCGATTGCCGCGTGATAGTAGCCGGTTTTGCGGTAGCGGTCGCGCGCTTCCGTCGAAATACCCGATTCATCCCTATGCGGGAGGTTGGGGCCTTCCGACAGTTCGCGCACATCCATCACTGCGGGAGCGTGCTTGCGGTACTTACCCGCAAGCGCCGCCGCGTGATTGGGGCCGCTAACGATACCGTCGGCCGGGAAAGTCGTCTGCGCTGGCGTAAGTTCGCCACGATTGCCCTGATATGAAATTCGGGCGTCGTAGGCGTGTTGCGCCATCGCTTCCGCGTTTTGGTCCGACCGGATTTGCTTGGCGCGTTCGGGAGTCTCGTAAGCCTCCACATCCGCAGCCGTGATGAATGCTCTATGCATGGCAAACCTCTCGGTAGCTAGTCCTCGCGCAACTATCCCCTTCGCATATAGCTAGCCGTGGCACAGTTCACCCCCAAGGGAGCGCCCAGCGCTGGGCGGGATTCGTCGCGCGTCTGCGCTTCAAACACACTGTTCGGTTAAGGCGGCCGCAATGAGGGCCGCACGGTGACAACATTCGCCTGCCCGGGTTCTGCGCCCCCTTGCGGGTTCGCGTCGCTCGGAAGCGATGACATAACTATGTCAGACGCCAGCGCGGGCCGTTTTCACGGGCCTTGAGCTGGGGTTTCATTTTGTCCGTTTTGCGTTTCGCCTGGTCATGGGCTTATGGGAGGAAATGGGGTCGGCCCTTGGGGGGTCATGAGAGCGCTTGCCAGAAAGGTCACGGTTTGGTAAAGACTGCGTATGGGCTGGTCATGGGCTCAAGATTCCTGAAATTCGCACGGTATCGACATTGTGGACAGTCGAGCGGTAAGCGCTTGCCTTACACAGTGGACAGTCACAGTAGTCACGCTAGGCAACAGACGTCACAAGCGGCCAGCGCGCGCCCGGATCGCAGGCTGTGACAGAGGGAGGCTAGCGGTGCGAGACGATACGGATGAGGCATTGACGGCGTGAGCTGGGAGGATACAGCGTTTCGCCTGGTAGATTCGTTGCACTGTCGCAAGTGGAGCCGGGAGCGTCCAGAGTGGACGGCTTGGGGCTGTAGTGGCGTACGCCTGCCAGCGCGACAGGATTAGTCGAATGAGGCAATGCGGCCGTGAGCTGCGGAGATACGCGTTTCCGCTGGTAGATTGCTTGCGACCGGTTCGCCTAGGCCGCTAGGGCAGGCGTAGCGCGCTCCTGTGGCGCGGCCTAGGCCACGGGTAGGGACGCGCCACGGGAGCGGCGTAGGGACGCGTACAGCGGCCTAGGCAGGCAGGCGGGTACGCCTGCCCTAGCCCTCTCCGCACGGTGCGCATGTGTGCGCGCGAAATAGCACAGTGCCGCGCTGGCGTCAAGTCATGGACAGTGATTGTTATCGAGTCGTGATGTCGTGCTGGCACGGAATGGAGCGCTCCCAAAAGTGGAGACGCTGGTCAAGCGCACATTGCGTGCATACCGAGTATGAACACATTGTTCACGGAATGCCACACCGCGAGACGCCAGCTACGGAACGCAACCACACAGCTACACAGAGACAGTCCACATGAGAGGCAGATAACCGCGCGGCAAGTGCCAGCACGCTAAACCGCAGATTCCACAAGAGACGCCCACAGATTCCACACAGGACACGTCCACAAGAGACACGCAAGCCTCCACATCGGACGCCCACACAGGACAGACACGAAACCACACGTCCACACACGACAGTCCACACAGGACAAGTCCAAAATCGACAGTCCACACAGGAGGGCCGATCCGTCGACAGTGGACGCCACCCCCTTAAAAGATAGGGGGGGTCGTGAAATTTTCCGAGATCATCATGGTAGCACGTGAAGGATGTTCACGCCTGGGGGTGGCGTTTTCCGGGGGCGGCTGGTCTGCCGATGGTGGGGCTTTGGGCTGCGCGTTGGTGGCTGAGGGTGATGCGTTGTTGGTTCCAGGTTTTCCAGTCGTGTTCGCGTTCTTGGAGCCAGAGGGGGGTGGGGGTGGTTTTGTTGCCGATGAGGTGTGCGTCGGGTGGTGGGCTGGGGAGGTCGGGGTCGTTGTGCCATTTGTTGATGAGGTGGTTGATGTTGCTGGGGGCGTATCCGAGGGTTCTGGCGATGTGGCTGGTGGTGATGTAGGTGGGTGGGGTGTTCATTGGGTGGTCCTTGGTGGTGGGGTGCCGCGCTGCTCGGGGTATGACTGCCGTGCAGCGCGGCGGCTTGGGTGTTCATGGATGTTTGTGGTGTTCACGTTAGCAGGTTGTGGTGGTGGGGGTAGGGCGATGTCGGGTGAGGTCGCGTCGTGTTCGGGTCTAGACTTCCTGGCCATGCAGGTGAGACGTAATCTGCCTTTCGGCCATGTGCCGGAGGAGCATCGGGTGCAGGTGTTCGCGGGTTTGGGCGCGGAGTACGGCTCTGTGGAGGAGCTTGAGAAGGTCGAGTTGTGGTTGTCAGTGGCGGCGGCTGAGTGCACGTCTTGTTGTCAGCGTCTGGTGTGGCTACTGGCTAAGGATGTGGGGGCGGTGGCGGCGTTGGGGAAGGTCGTGAAGTGGTTGTTCACGGCTGCGCCGCCGCCGGAGGGGGCGCATGAGGAGTTGATGGAGTTGTTGCGGTGGAGTTCGGTGGGTGATCGGGCGGATCTGGTGGTGGAGGTTGCGAACGATTTTGTTGCGCGGCGGCGTGCGGTGAGTGGGGATGTTGCGGGGTCGTTGGGGGGTGGTGAGTTACTGGTGGGGTTGGAGGAGGGGGGTGATGGGCTGGGTTTCGCAGGGGAAGACGGCGGTTTTGGGGTGGTCGGGTGTGGCGTGGAGGAGGGTTTCGAGGGGGTTGAGTGGGGTGAGGAAGGCGATGACGTGCCATAGGCCGGTGGTGTCGTGGGGTGGGGGGTTTCCCCAGCCGGGGATGACGGTGAGGGTGTTGGTGAGGTGGGGGTAGCGCAGGAGGGCGTTGCGGGTCCATTCGGGGACGGCGAGGAAGTAGGGGCTGTCGCGCCATCGGTAGCGGAGTTCGAGTTGTACTGATTCGATGAAGACGCCGAGGAGTCGGGTGGTGTCGGTGGGTTCTTCGGTGTCGGAGAGTTTCCAGTAGGGGGTGTCTCCTGCTGCTTCGATGATGCGTCGCATGGTCATGTTGATGTGGGCGTGTACGGGTCCGGGGATGTCGGTGCGCATGGGGTGACGCTAGCTTAGAGGCGTTTCCCGGGCTGGTATTTCTCTCGTGTTTCGAGGTAGTCGTCGGGTAGCTGTTCGACGGGCCCTGGGGCGGGGAGGCCTTGCACGTGCCTGGCGAAGTACTGGGCGAGTGGCTGTCCGGCTTGCCAGAGGTGGCGGGTGTAGTTGCGCCACGGGGTGACGACGTCGGGGTCGGTGAATCGGATGTTGCGGTCTTGGACGCCGTGTTCGTCGTAGGTGTGGAGGTAGAGGACGGTGTCGTCCATGGTGCAGATCTCGGGGAGTTCGGAGCCGTAGGTGTGTTCGTCGCCGGTGGTGACGGTGGTGGGGAGGACGCGGATGGTGCCTTCGAAGATCTCGTCGCGTAGGCGCAGCAGGTGGAGTTCCCATTGGAGGTAGGGGCCGATGGGTTCGTCGACGATGCGGATGCGGCGTGCGGTGATGTCGTGTTCGGTGGTTTCGCCGTAGTGGGCTTTGAGGTCGGCGCGGCGTCCTTCGATGAGCTGGAGGGCGAGGTTCCAGTTCCCGCGTTGGAATGCCTGCCATGAGGCGTCGTGTGGTTCAGCGAAGTGTGTGGCGCGTTCGAGTTTCCAGAATTCGGTGGCTTGCCAGAAGCGGGTGTTGAAGTCGGCGAAGAAGGTTTCGTCGGGGAGGTACTCGCCGTCGGTGGGGTCCAGTGGTGGTGGGACGGTCGTCATCGCGGGTGCCTTCCGGTGGGTATGGGACAGCCCGGGGGACGGAGGTCACCCCGGGCTGTTCGGGTTGGGTGGCCGAGACGGTGGCTGCCCAACCCTATGTGTCGTCATACTTCGCGTGCGCCAGCGTAGCATCCGCGACCGGCTCGCGTTCGCCCGGTTCACCGCAACACTTCGTGAACATTGTCCGGTTCTGTACGATTTGTGTATGTCGAATTGGGATGAACCGATCGAACTCGATGAAGACATCGAGTTGTGGGAGCAGCAGCCGGGCGAGACCGACGAGCAGTACACCTTGTTCAAGATGTACATGAAGCTGTCGCCGCAAGCCGACACGGACAGCCGTGAAGTGCTGCCCCGTCGGATCTCCGAACTGTTCGGCAAGACCGACTTCTCCGACCGACACGTCAAGCGCCTCGCACGCCGCTACTGCTGGGAGGTGCGGGCTCGCGCGAACGACCTCGCGAAGGTCCAGTCCGTGCAAGGCCAGCTCGAACACCACTGGCTCGTCCTGGTCGAGAACCGGTTGAAGCAGCTGTCGAAGGCCGAAGAGATGATCTTCAAAGCCATGGAAGTGATGCTGCAGGAAGCCGACACATGGAAGCTTCGCGACCTGGTCTTGCTGTGGGAGACATCGGTGAAGGTCGGCAACGGCATCCTCGGTATGACCCGACTGGGCGGACCCGAGCAGGCTGCCGTCGCGCATGCCATGGCCACCTCCCGCACCGAAGTCACCGTCGGCGGCGCCGGTGACTCGCTTGACGCCCGCACCATCGAACTTGCCGAGGAACTCCGGCGCAGGGCCGAACTCGCCACCGCTGCCCCGGCACCGGCGATCGAACAGGACTAGTCGACGACGCGCTGCTGCTGCTCGATGAGTTCGACCAGCGCGCGCAGATCATCAGCGACCGCGCTGGCCCGCTCGGTCAACGTCATGATCAGCAGCGCGTTCGGCCGTTTGATGTCAGGGCCGGGAAGGAGCGCCCCGGGTTCGACCTCCAGCGCTTCGGCTACGAGGACGAGATCGGTGACGCTGATCGGCTGCGAGCCCACTTCCCAGCGGGCGATGCTGACCTGATGGACGCCGACTTCCTCGCCGAGCCGCTCCTGCGTCCACTCGCGCTCTTTACGGACCTGCGCGATCCGGCGCCCGACCAGCGGCACGATCTGCGTGGCATACCCGGGACGCTTGAACTTGCGCGAGGACATCCGTATCTCCTTCATGATGGCGGCGTGGCGTATTGATCATCGCCGACGACGCCCCGCTACCATCAGCGGGTACTTCATGTTCGGTCTGTCACCCTCACCATGGAACAGGAGCGCCTGTGAACCCTTCACGACATGACGTCGACCTCCACCTGGACGAGCGGTTGTCTCACGAGCAGCGGCAGGTACTGCGGCGGATGCCGGAAGCGCGGCGGCTGGTGTGGACCGCGCACGAGATCGGTCTCAGCCAGTGCCTGGCGTGTTCGAGGAACATGGCGAACCGGGTAGCCGCCTCAACCGAGGCGATGATGGAACTGGCGCGCCTCGCGCACGCGACTGATCTCGCCCTGGAGAAACCCAGCGCCTACCATGACGGGCTGCCGCACCGGCTCGACGAAGCCGCGCTCCGCGACGACCTCTACCAGGCGTCCGCAATGCAGCGACGCGACATGGCCGTGCAGGCCCTCCACATGCTCGCCCACGACCTCCCCGCCGCCCGACGAAAGGCAACGCAATGGAAAACGGAACTGGACACGGCTACCGATCCCACTACCGGTTGATCGTCGACGGGGACGGCGTCCGCGAAGCCCTCGGCGAAGACCGGCACGTCGCGCTCGCCGAGAACGCGGTCTGCGCTGAGCTGGACGGGTGCGTGCCCTGCTTCGAAGCGGTCATCGACGACATCGCGGCCGAGCCGACCGCGCTGCTCACCGCGCGCCGGTTCGGCTCGCTCATCCTCGGATTCGCCGAAGGCATCACGCCCATCGGGTCAGACGAAGAAGCGCAGGAGCTGCAGATGATCGTGACGCACCTCGCGCAGTCACGTGGCCTCGCGGCCGAGCTGCTGCAGTTCTGCGCCATGAACATGCTCGCCGCCCACCACGGACACGAAGCACACCCCCACCACGGGCGCAGCGGAGGCGGCGCGAAAACGAAGAAGCGGAAAGTCGTGCGCCACCCGAACCCGCGAGTGCGCACGAAAGGCGAACGACGCCAGGACGGCTAAGGCCGTGGCGGCGTCAGCGAACCGAGGAACCTGATCTGGTAGATCCGGCACCCGCACGGCTGGTTGACCTCCTCCAAAGAGACCTGGCCGTGGTCGTTAATGTGGTACGCGCCGGTATAGCCGATGATGGCCTCGTCGCAGGACTTGCAGCGCGGCGGTAGCTCACCGGAGGCGTCGTCGACACGAGCGCTCCCGAGGCGTTCAGCAACGGCTCGCTGCATCGCATGCGCCTGGCGGAAGATCAGCACGAGCATGCCGGTCTGCGCCATGACGACGACTGAAGCGACCAGGACGATGATCGCCGTGGCCATGAGCATTGACCCGAACACCTTCGGAGTCCCGGAAGCGAAACCGACAGCCGTCGCCAGCCCCGAGAGCGCCGCAACGGCGGCGAGGAAACGCACTGATTTCATGAAGGATCATCCTTGCTGTTCATAGATTCGTCGCAGGCCCAGCAGCAGATTCGCCGCTAGCTGAGGGTGTGGAAGACTTTCTCGGCCTTGCGGCAGGACCGCATGAACTCGTTGATGCCCATCGTCGTCATCCTCAGCCTGTGCACCATCACCGAGGGCAGCAGCGTCGCCACCGACAAGTGGACGGTCTCATCCTTCCAGTGGTCTTCCACCGTGGGATCGGCGAACGCGTCGATAATGTCCTCTAGCGCTTCCACCGGGAACTCGCCGTGGAGCAGCTCCATGTCCTCCGCGAGCCGGTCGCGTTCCCCACGGTCAGGATTACGGCCTTCGAAGAGCATGTGGAGGGCGCCGCTGGCGGCGTTGTAGACCATGACCGACCGCTGGTGAGGCGTTTTCGTGTCATCTTTGAAGAGCAGCTTCGCGGCGCCATCGGGGTCGACGCAGACCGTCCTGTAGAACTCGGCGTAGTCCTCACCGAACGCCTCGATCATCGACTGGCGTCCCCGCGCGAAATGGTCCACGGCGTTGCCCACCCAACGGTCGACGTCGGCGTCGGTGAAGGCGGCGACAGCGTAGATGCCGTGCGGAAGAAGAAACGCCGTGCGGCGCATGACCGTGGGGTGGATCGAGTCCAGCCGCCGCTGCGCCGCCACCGAATCAGGCGTGAAGCAGCTCTCGATGATCGTGGCCAGCGCGAACGTGTCGACCGGCTCGTTGAAGATGCGGCGCATGCGGGAGGCGAGGGTCCGGATCTGTGCAGGCTTCGGCATGTTCGGCATGTTCGGCATGTTCGGCATGTTCGGGAAGCCGGTCATGATGGCCTGCTGGGCGGCGCAGGAGCGGAGCATCGCTTGTTCGTTCGCAGGCCACTGGTCGAGTTCGGTCTCGGCGGCGGCGGGGTCGGTAAGGATGAGGCGGAAGAAGCGGACCACGTTGGGGTCGGGTGGGTTGGTCATGTGGACCGGGCAGGATTTGAACCTGCGATGCATGACGCAGCTGGTTTACAGCCAGCCCCTTTTGGCCGCTCGGGCACCGATCCTTGTCGCCCGGCCTTCCCCCACGGATGACCGGGCGCGCCCGCTTTGCGGGGAGTCCTACAGGGGTCGTCGCCTTGCGGCGGGTCCCCACCGGCCTTCCCCGACAAGAAGCGACGTGAGTCTAGCACGCAGTCGGGTGTTTGTGGTGGTCGGCGGCGCCGCGCACAGTGTGTGAAGCAGACTGCGGCGCCGCCGAAACCGTGTCAGCAGCGTTGCTCGTAACGTGCCCGCAGTGCGGGTTGCCGACATGGCGGTTATTCACCCGGAGGTGAGTATACGTCGGCTGCGTCGTGAGCGCACGACATGTCTGGGACGTCGCCGTTGATGGCGAAGGTCTCGACCTGGTCGGCGATGCCGCGAATGAACTGGGCGAGTTCGACCGTGACGATGACCTGGTGGTCGTCGCCGTAGTGCGGGAGGATGGATGCGGGCAGTTGCCCGGCGGCGATGGGGTATTCATCGCCTTCGGGGCCGCGCATGATCATCGTCCATTCGCCGAGGTTCATTGTGCTCGCCATTGCTGCTCCTAGAACAAGTCGGTAGTCGACCAGTCGACGGGGTCGGCGTGGATGCTGATGCCGATGGGGGGTTCGATGATCTCGCCTCGCCCGTATCCCGATCCTTTGAGGAGTCCCTGGGCGAGGTAGACGGTGGCGTCGATGCGTCCGGGCGACTCTCGCGAGCCGGGTTGCCAGGTGGTCCACTGCTGGATGAGTTTGTCGTGTTCGCCTACGAGGCGGATGTCGCCTTGTACCCAGTATTGGGCAACGGGGTCCGCGCGAATGCGTTTTCCGTATCGGGCGCGAACTTCATCTATTCGGGGGATGGGGACATCGGGCGGAATGGTGCCGTCCTCCTCCAGATCGGACCATGCCGACTGGATCTGGAGTTTGCACATCTCGCCGCCGAAGTTCGTCTCCACGAAGATGACGTCGGCAGTCAGCTCGTAGGACATGAGAGCGACCTCGCGGGCCCACTCGGTGGGTGAGGCCTGTCGGGATTTGTCGTGGGTGATGTAGCAGCGGTGGTCGTCGCCGAGGAATCCGGCGACGATTCCGGCTTCGTCGCCGCCTGCGGTGCCGGAGGGGTCGACGGCGACGGCGACACGCAGTTTGTCGGGGAGCGGTTCCCCGGGGCGGTGCCGGGAGGCTTCGATCTGTTCGAGGTTGAGGAGTGCGCCTTCGGCGGGCTGGGGGTCGCATTGGAAGAGCGCGAACCAGTCGCGTTTGGACAGCGAGGATTGGAGGCCGCCCCAGTGGGCGAGGAGCGCGTTCGTGTCATCGTGGGGGATTTTGGGGTGGCCGAGGGGTTCGCCGAGGGCGCGGCCGAGCGGGTCGTTGGATTCGACGGCGATCGCGGGGAGGCGGATGACGTCCCATTCGTCGCCTTCGCGTTTGAGGAGGCGACCGGCTATGTCGTCTTCATGCCAGCGGGTGAGCACGAGGACGATGGGGGCGCCGGGTGAGCCTCGGGTGAGGAAGGTGGAGGTCCACCAGTGGTCGACGGCGTCGCGGAACAGCTTCGATTCCGCTTCTTCACGGTCTTTGTGGGGGTCGTCGCAGATGAGGAGATCGCCGTCATGGCCTGTCAGACCCGAACCGACACCGACAGTTTTCATGCCGCCGCCGGTAGTGAGCTTCCAGGCTTGGGCGGTGCGTGCTTCGGGAGAGATGGTGAGGCCGAGCTTGTGGCCGTGCTCGCGGACGGCCTTGCGGACGTCGCGGCCCCAGTTTTTGGCGAGGTCGGAGCCGTAGGCGGCGGCGACGACCTGGTGATGGGGGTGGTGGGCGAGCCACCACAGCGGGAATTTCTTGGTGACCAGCTCGCTTTTGCCGGTGCGCGGCGGCGCGAAGATCATGATCTTGCGTTTGCCGCCGGGTTGGCGCAGCCGTGCGAGGCGCTCGCCGATGAGTCGGTGGTGGGGGCAGATCTGGTAGCGGGGTTCGAGCCACGCGCCGAGGCTGGCGGGATCGTGGAGCGCCTGGACGCGCGCGGCGTAGGCGTACAGCTCCGCGTCAGACAGCTTCGAAAGATCCGGCATAACCCGAATCTACCTGAATGTCCGTTTCATTCAGCTATGAGAGTTCTGCGCCGCGCTGCTATCGCGCTTCGAGCCATGAAGCAGCGCGGCGCAGAACCACACAGGCCCCCCGGGACGACAGACCCCTCCTGTGCGCTGTAGTGCGGCCGTGTCCGATGCACGCCGCACGCGGCAAGTACCCACCTTGCAGTCTGCGATTGCGCCGGGTCACCCCGTCTGTCCAACGGGGCCTTCGGAACCTCCGATGCTACCTGGAGGTGTGGCCTCACTGGTACGCGCGTCACTTCGTACCGTACGGAGCGTCTCCGCTAACGTCCGCCTCTCCTGTGGCCCAGGGGGAGGCGACTGGCGGTGAAGCCACATGTGCCAGCTGCCTGTTTTATAGCATCCCGTCGGCGCCGTCGCTCAACCACAGCCCGAACCCGATGGTGCCCTCAGCGTGGCCACTGGAGTGCCTGACCATCCACGCCAGTGCGGCCTCGCGCGTGGGGGCGGTGGCGCAGGCGCTGCACGATGCGCGTCCCTGGCAGCAGATGACCACCGGGTAGCAGTAGCCGATGTCGTCCAGCAGCCGGTTGAACGACCACAGCGGCGTGCCCGCGATCAGCGCATCAGGGTTCATGGCCTGATGGTAGTGGGGGCGGCGGGGCCGCGAGGTCGTCTTCGCCGATGAAGTACGCGCGCGGCGCGGTCCACCATGCGATCGGTTGGCCGCTGTCACCGGTGAACGGCGGATCGCCGTAGAGCACGAACACGCCAGGCACCACCGTGATGTACCCCTGCGGTGCGTCGGAGCCGTAGTCGTCCCTGTCGCGGCGTCCGACGTGGATCTGGATGCCTGCATCGAGCTTGCCTTCGACATCGGTGGCCCAGTCGGCCAGGCGCAGCATCAGCCGCGACTTCAGATCGGGAGGGCACACCAGCGTGATCGGTGGCTGGGACAGATAGGAGTCGTCGATCTGCTCGCTCACACGGTCTCCAGGTCGTCGGGGAAGTCGGCGGCGGTGATCGTGAACGAGGGACCGCGCAGCAGCTTGTGCCACCAGCGCCACCGGATTGTTCTGCCCCGCGACGTGAACGGCAGCGGCCCGTACTGGTCGAGCATCGGTGCCTCCACGGTCCAGTAGGCCATGCTGCGGCAGCCGCAGGAGGAGGCGGTGCGCAGGTGCAGGCGCGCATCGGTGCGGCCCTCGGGCGTAGCGCACCACGAGACCAGCGCCTGCGCGAGGCGCTGCTTCACTGCGTCGTCCTGCGGCAGCAGTTCGATCAGGCGCGGATCGCGGCGCACCGGTGCGGGGAGCGCCGGGTCTCTCATCGCTGCTCCGTGTCGGCAGGGACGGGTGTCCATGGCAGCGCGATATCGTCGCCGTCGCTTCTGGGAAGGTAATGCAGATGCAGGTGGTCGACGGTCTGGGTCGCTTCGGCGCCGATGTTGATGATGAGGTTGAACGGCTTGCGCTGGGCCAGGGCGTACTGCCATGCGGCCATCCACATGTACGCGGTCGGCGAGTGGCTGACAGCGACCCCGTGGTCTCTGGTGACGTGCAGGCGCGGGATGAACAGCACGTGACCCTCAACCCGGGGGTTGAGGGGGACGATCGCGATGGCGTTGGTGAACTTCGCGACGACCTGGGCCGGTGCTTGACCGGTGATGATGCGGCAGAACGGGCACGGGCCGTCGACGCGGGCGTCCACCTCGTTCTTGCTCGCTGCTTGACTGGACGCCCGCGTCATGCTCCTGCTTCCACAGTGTATCCGATGGATTCTCGTGTCCACATCGAACACGGGCCGGTGGTGTCGATGAGGTGCTGTTCGCCCGGCGGGACGATGCCGCCGGTGGCCAGCTGATGGCGCTGGCGCCGCGCGCAGGCGGCGATGCCGACCTCGGGGCGCTCACCGGTGCGACGCTGGCGGGCGAGGTACTGCTTCGCGCGGCGACGCTCAGCTTTGGTCGTGCGCGCCTGGGGCATGAGCCCGGCAGCACGCAGCTGTGGTTCGAGAACATCGGACAGGCAGGCGGACAACTCGCTGAAGGAGGCCTGCAGGCCCTCGACGGCGTCAGCGAGGGACTGCCCCACGGTGTGCATGTACGCCTGCAAGGACGTGAACGGAAGATCGGTATCGGTCACCGACCTATATTCGCGCACAGCGGCACCGAAATCAGGGATAGAACAGCTTCGCAACGCGCAGCGCTGCCCGCTTGCACTTGCGGGCCGCTCGTATCTGGCCGCTGTTACTGGTGACGACCGCTTTTATGAACGCGCCGTCGGGGTCGTAGTGCATCTCCATGAGCTTGGCGTGGTCGGTGTCCTCGTCGAACAGCCAGAAGTCATGGCCCATCTTGCGGACGTGCTTGATCCACTGCCCCGGTTCGACCCACGCGATGCGGATGTTCTCCCCGGCCGCCTTGGTTTCGGCGTAGACGGCCAGCTCGAACCGGAGGTAGTCGTTGAGCGCCAGTCTCCCGGTCTCGTCGGTGGTGCGCTCGATGACGTGCACGCGTCCGATGTCGCGGCCGTGCTCCACGGCAGGCGCGATGACGTTCTCGATCCACGGCTTGACGTGGCTCATGTCCCTATCGCCTGCGAGGAATCGTTCGAAGGCGTCCTGTTCGTAGCCGACGTCGTAAGCCTGGAGGGTCTCCAGGCGCCACGCCGAGTCGGTAAAGCCGGTGAAGTACGCCTCGAATTCCGGGTCATCGAGGCTCGTGATCGTTGTCGGCATCGTGGTGCTTTCTGGTTAGGGCCTGCGCCAGCGCTCCCGGATGCGGGCGGCCATGCGCATTCGCCTGCCTGATCCGCCGCATGCATCGCACATGGTGAACGTTTTCTTCCAGATGTACTTGGCGAAGTGCTTGCCTCGGCCTTTGCAGACTCGGCACGGTTTTTGGTCGCGGATGAAGGCGCCGTGGACGAACCAGACGATAACAAAGGCAATGGCGGCAATGATGACGGCGGTGCGCAGCTGCGGATAGTCGACCAGGAGTTCCCAGATGATGAGTCCGATGTCGCGCAGGATGCTCCCGATGGCGAGGGCGAAGGTGCCCAGCGCTGGCCAGAGGTCGCTCATGTCACCGTGTGGTCTGGGCGTTGGTGATCTGCTCAGCTGCTTGTTCGAGCTGGGCGATCACCGCTTTCGTGCCTTCGACGCCGTCGTCGAGCTGCGGCAGCATGGCCATGATCGAGGCGACGGCGGTGTTCTTGGCCTCTTCGACGGCTCCGGTGAGGGTGGCGAAGAAGTCGTTCGCGGCACCGGCATTGCTGACCGCGTTCTGGCAGGCCTCCTGTGCGGCCAGCACGAATGGCAGTGTGCCCTGTCCGGCGCTGGTCGTGGCCGAGACGTGCTCTTCGGCGGGGCCGATGGTGGCATCGACTGAACCCTTGGTCGCGTCGGCCTGCGCTGCAAGCGAGGTGACCAAGCCCTGGAGTTCGCTGAAGGCGGCGATGACGGCTCCGGCGGTGGCCTCGGCGGTGGTTTTGAGGTGCTGTTCGCTCTGCGTGGCGAGGGCCTGCGCTTCTGCGGTAGCGGCTGTCACGGCGGCGGCGTGGTCTTCGGAGGCGCTCATGAACATCCTTTCGGTGCTGGGTGATTCGTGAGGATATCCCACGTCCTCATGGGACCGGTTTTCGCCCGATACCAGAGACAAGTACGTTTTTGAACTAGTTCGTCGTGCATTTACACTTTTGTCCGGTTTATGCTGTTGTGGTGGATGACTGGCTGACGATCGCGCTTGCCCTGGCCATGACGGCCAGGATCACGAGGCTGATCACGTTCGACACGATCACCCAGCCGATCCGCGATCGGCTGCCCGGACTGCTCGGGGCGCTGGTCCAGTGCCCTTGGTGCTCCGGGTTCTGGGTCGCCGTCGCAGTCGGCTTCTCCTGGCACTGGTGGGCCGACCAGACCTGGTGGCAGATCAACGCACTGATCTGGGCGCTCTCCTGGTTCGCTGGAGCCGTTTCCAACGCTGCGATGCCCGGTCAGCATGAGGTCGCCATGGTCGGACCCGTCGCACTGCTCAACGCCGACGAACCGGTCCGCGAAACCGTCGAACGGGTCGAGACCACCAACGAGATCCACATCGACACGCGCGAGGAAGCCGACCCCGAGGAAATCGCCCGGATCGTCGTCGAAGCACTCCAGCGCGCCAAGTGGGGTCCGGCGAACAAGGCGGGCGGGTCTGACTGATGGGATTCGGCTCGCAGCTCAAAAGCCTGACGGCCGCCATGTTTCGCGGTCGGCCGGTCGGCGTACCCACCGGCCGCATCGGGATGGGCTCCTATGCGCTGCAGGGCGCCACCGCCGAATGGCAGGCTGAAGCCGCTGAGCTGTACAACGTCGTCCCCGAGCTGCGCTACGGCATCTACTGGATCGCCTCCTCATCCTCCCGCGCCACGCTCACCGTCGCCAAGAAGCCCACCGGCGAACAGGCGACGCCCGAGACCGTCTCCCGCGACAACCCCGCGTGGGAGCCACTCAACGAACTCGCGCCCACCGCCCCCGAGCAGGCGATGCTCATCTACCGCATCGTCACGCTCATGAAGCTGCTCGGGCGATGGCGCCTCGTCGGCTTCGACACCGACGACGGCAAGCGCCAGTGGGTCGTCACCTCCGAATACGACTACAACGAATCGGGCAACGGCGTCAGCGTCCACGACGCCACCACCGGCGTCAACTACACCCTCGGCCGCGACCAGGTGTGGTCCATTCCCATGCTCATGCCCCACCCCATCCGCTCCTCCGAACCCGACGCCCCCACCAGAGCGCTCATTCCCACCCTCCACGAACTCATCGACCTCTCCGGACACGTCCAGACCGCCGCCAAGTCACGCCTGGCCGGAGCAGGGCTGCTCCTGATTCCCAACCAGGTCTCCACCGTCGCCCCCGGCCAGTCCAGTGGCGTCAACCCACCCGACGGCGACCCGGCGATGACCGCACTCATGCGCACCGCTCAGGCCAGCCTGCGCTCCCCCACCGACGTCTCCCGCCACCTCCCGGTCATCTTCAAAGGCCAGCAGGAAGCGCTCAACGCCGTCCGCCACCTCAGCCTGCAAACCCCGTTCGACGAACGAGTCGACTCGCTCAGAACATCAGCAGTCCGGCGAATCGCCATCGGATTGGACATTCCACCCGAAGTGCTCACAGGCATGGGCGACCTGAACCACTGGACAGCATGGGCTGTCGAGGCCTCCGGCCAGCGCGTCAACATCGAGCCCACGTTGAATTTCGTGTGCCGGGAGTTGACCACGAAGTTCCTGCAGCCCGCGCTGAAAGCTATGGGGTTGCCCGACGCCGACCAGTACATGGTCTCGTTCGACCCGGCCGGGGCGCAGTCCGAGGCCAACAAGGGCGACCTCGCGCTGGCGGCCTACGAGTTGGGCATCATCTCGGCCGACGCGGCTCGCAGCTCCTTGGGCTATGGCTCGGAGGATGCGCCGGAGCCGGGATCGGTGCCGCCGGGCCAGGCAGTGGTGCCCGGTGGGCGCGAGGGCGGCCTGGTCCCCAGTGCGATGGACCGCCTTGCCGACCGGCTGCGCGACCAGACCAACCGCGCCGGTCCCGCGTCGGGGACGCAGTCGCAGGTCGGGCTCGAATCGCTCGCGGCCGACGCCGGATGGGCGGCTTGTGCCGACATCGGGGCGCGCCGCGCGCTGCGCCGGTGCGGGCAGTACCTCCTGGGTTCTTCACGGGCGCTGCGCGGCCGGTATCGCGATACGCCTCTTGAGGCGATGCATACCCAGATCCGTGCGGAGCCCGACACGGTTGCCTCCGCGTTGCGGGATGGGTTTGCCGAATTGGCTGAGGCCGCGCCGCAGTTGGTCGACCCCGTAGCCCGATATGTCCGCTTTAGGATAGAAACAGGTACTAAGCACGATAAGTCAGAAATGTGCAGGTATCTTCTAGAAGAGGCGAACACGAGGGGGTAGGGCGCGATGCCGGTAACCGTGAACACTGACCTGCCGCTGCACCCGGAGCGCGACACCGCCTGGGACGGCGACGCCGCCCGTGCCGCGATGGCCCGCCGCTGCTCCTCCGAAGACGGCGTCATGGCCGACTGCATGGGAGCCGGGTTCGTGTGGCGTGACGGCGACGCCAACGCCTCCACCATCGGCGCCTATTCGCTTCCAGTCGCCGACGTCTTCTCCGGCGATCTCCATCTGGTCCTGTCGGGCGTGCAGGCGGCGGCCAACGCCGTCTCCCCGGCTCGTGAGCCCGGTGGCCCCCGCGCCATGGGCGGCACTGAGGACGAGCTGAACCAGATGCGCTCGGCGATCGAGCGCATCCTCGCTCGCTTCGCCCGCGAATTCGACGACGACACCATCCGCGCCCCCTGGGAAGCAGAGCCCGAATCCGAACGCGCCTCGGGCGCCGCACCGGTAGCCGTTGCCGGATGCTGCGGCGGCTGCGGGTGCGCAGGCACCAAGACCACTGACAACACCGAGGCCCAGCGGCCCGAACCGAAGCAGGAGGGGGAGGCTGCTATGCCCGACATCGCCAGCGCCCAGAACATCGAACTGGGCCGTCCCCGAAGCCGCGTCATCCGCGCCTCGGCCACCGGCGGGGAATGGCGCCCGCCGGTCGACCACTTCGCCAACCCGCACCTGAATGAGCCGACCAAGCTGACCGTCACCGCTGACGGCAGGGTCTACGGCCACCTCGCGACCTGGGACCAGCCGCATATCGGCTATGACGGCAAGCTCGTCTACCCGCCGCGCAACCGCGATGGTGCCTACGGCTACTTCCGGCAGTCGCAGGTCGTCACCGCCGACGGCTCGGTCGTCCCGGTCGGGATTCTCACCATGAACACCGGTCACGCCGACGAGTCGCTCTCGGCCGACGCCGCCGCCGCGCACTACGACAACACCGGCACGATGATGGCCGCCGTCAACGTCGGCGAAGACTCGATCGGCATCTGGCTGGCCGGTTCGATGCTGCCCGATGTGTCTCCAGAACTGCGCAACCGCTTCTCGCTGGCGCGCGTCTCCGGCGACTGGCGCCAGCCCAAGCCCGGCGCGCCGCTCGAACTCATCGCCGCGCTCAGCGTGCCCAACCCGGGTTTCCCCGTCCGGCAAAGCGCTGAGTTGCTGGCGTCCGACCGCCTGACGCTCGCTGCTTCCGGACTGGTCAAGGCCGAGGCTGGGGAGATCCGCACCTTCATCTGCGCCGGTGCGACCGTCGTCGATGAAGCCCAGCAGGCCGCGCTCACTGACGCCGTCCGCACCGCGATCGGCCCCGACTTCATCAACCAGGTAAAAGACGCCGTCATCGAAGCGATCAAGTCGCAGGCTGACCTCGCTCCGAAGGAAGCCGAACCGGTTCCTCCCGTGGCTCCTGCTGCTCCGGCCGCTCCAGAAGCGCCAGCGACGGACGCCCCGGTCGAGCCTGCGGCCGAAACGGCCACCGAGGCCCCGGCCGAGGAGGAGCTGCCAGGACAGGACCCGCTGCCGATGCCCGAACCAGCTCCCGCTGACGCCGCCGCAGCGGCCACCGACGCGGGGGGTGCCGGTGTGCTTCCTGCCGTGGACTCTGCCGCCGCACCGGCACCGCCCGTTCCCGCTGAAGCCGCGCAGGTCGCCGCCAGCGCCCTGGCGAAGCACCTGCTCAAGCATCGGTCCATCACGGCCCGGCAGAAGCTGCTCGCTGCTGCAGGGCGAGGAAAAAAAGCCTGACCGCCGCCCCGCCGCCCAGCGCGGTGGGGTGGGTCGACCTTCCCGGTGAACGGAACTGGGTAGATCGGTCGGGCGGTACCCAATCGGATCTCAAAGACGTCGCCTTGCACCTCATGGCGAAGGGCATGACGCAGTCGCATGCGATCGCGGTGGCCACGAACGTCATCCGGCGCTGGTGCCGGGGCGGCGCTTCCGGCAATCCCGGCGACAACCTCAACTGGCCTGGCAGGCAGCAGGCCACGTTGAAAACGCGGATCAAAGGCTGCAAAGCGGTTCTGGAATACAACGCGAAACGGGCGTTGGCGAAGGCACGTTCGGCCGCGCGGTAGCGGCAGGCAGGAAGGACAGATCGATGTGCGGTTGCTCCAAGAACGCCGCTGGTGGCGGCAGTGTCTGGTCGTCGAATCGGACGCGGTGGCAGGTGGTGACGCCTTCGGGTGCTCGGGTGACGTACGGGCGTCGTGAAGACGCGGTGCGGCATGCGGAGATCCACAATGGCACCGTTGAAGAGATTCGCCCCGGTATGACCCTTAAGAAAGCTTAGTACACTTTCGAGAGCTAAATGTCTGATTTACCGTTTGCTGTGGTAATGTCCGTTTTATCCAGTGTCTGGGGCGTGGGTGACCAGGCACTGAGCGGACCGCTGGCGTGAGGGCCGGGGACGACAGCGACGCGCCCACTCCACATCCGGAGATACGACATGACGCTCGACGAACTCATCGAGGCGCTCGCCGGTCTCGATGCCGAGGAGCGGCTCGCGCGAATCGAGCAGCTCGTCGGCGAAGTCTCTGAAGACGACCTGGCCACCATCCGCGACGCCGCCATCGAAGCCGCGCAGGCCTACATCGACGAAGTCCCCAGCGACGAGGCGTCCATCGCCCGCGCTGAGGCGCTGACGGTGATCCTCGACGCGATCGACCGGCGCACTGGCGACGCGGAGACCGAGACCGAAGCCACCGAAGCCGAGGAAGCCGACCTCGAAGCCACTGCTGCCCGTGCGGCTTCGGCTGAAGAGGTGGCCGAGCCCGCCCGCGAAGGCGAACTCGTCGCCGCTGATGGAGCTCCGCAGACCCAGAAGGCGAGTAATCAGATGCCGATCCCGCTGGCCCAGGCCGCCTCCGTCGCTCCGACGCAGGCGAGCGCAGCCGATCGCACCGACCGTGTGAAGCACACCGTCGTGGCCGCAGGCGACCTTCCCGACTATCGCGGGGGCACCGAGCTGCCGGACACCAAGGCCATCGCCGCCGCCGTCCAGGCCGGTATGACCGTCGTCTCCCGGTCGCAGGCCCCGGGCGTGCGACAGGGCCTGTGCTCCATCAAGCGCGAGGCGCCCGATCACCTCAACTACACCGGTGCCTCGGACTGGCTCAAAGTCGACGAGGTCACCAACCAGAAGAACCTCCCGGGGAAGTCGCTCGTCGCCGCTGGCGGATGGTGCGCCCCTTCCGAGGTGCTTTATGACGTTTGTCCCATTCCGGTGTCGCGTGACGGCATGGTCGACCTGCCGACCATCACCGCCACGCGCGGCGGTGTCAAGTACTCGCGTCGGCCCGACTTCGCCCCGTTCTGGTCCCTCGTGGGCTTTGAACAGACGGAAACGGACGCTATCGCTGGAGTTGAGAAGCCTTGCTTCGAAATTCCGTGTCCTGATGATTTGTCCGAATGCCGGATGGACATCGAGGGCATCTGCCTCGTGCAGCCGCTGCTCACCGAGCGCGGTTGGCCAGAGAAGGTCGAGGAGTTCGTCGAGTACGCGATGCTCGCGCACGCCCACCGCATCAACGCCCGGCGCATCGAGCGCATGGTCGACATGGCCACCTGGGCCATCACCGTCCCGGGCCCGACCCGCAGCCCCGCTGACAACACACTGCCCTCCACGGGCATTACCGTCGACGACCACGGCCCGGGCGCATTCGAGTCGCTCCTGAGCGTCCTCGAACTGCAGGTCGAGTTCTTCCGCTACTCCATGCGCCTTTCCCGCAGCGCGCTGCTGGAAGGCATGGCGCCGTACTGGCTGCGCGGCCTGCTCCGCGCTGACATCTCGAAGAAGCTCGGGATCGACAACCGCTGGGGCATCGCCACCGACGAGATCCTCGACCGGTGGTTCGCCGACCGTGGTGTCCGAATTCAGTGGGTTTATGACTGGCAGGACAGTATGTCCGAGCAGGACCCCGCTGCGTTCGGCGGCACGCCGCCCACCGCATGGCCTGACGAGGTCTCGATCCTCCTGTGGGAGCCGGGCACCTACTTCGCGCTCCAGCAGGACGTCATCAACCTCACCGGGGTGTACGACCGCATCGACCTGCAGCGCAACGTCTACACGCGCCTTTTCACCGAAGAGGGATTCGCGGTGTGCGCCCGTTGCGGTCGCAGCATGCTCATCACCATCCCACTGTGCCCGAACGGCCTGTCCGGCTCTCAGGAGCTGACCGTCTGCTCGACGACCGCGTAAGGAAGCCGTAACTCGATGCTCAGGTTCCGAGTCGATCCGCCAACCGTGCAGCCAGTGCCGCACGGGCTGCTCGACGTGGCCGAGGTCGTCACCCGTGACGACCCGCACTGGCGCACGGGCATCGAATACGACAGCTACGCCTGCACGCAGGCGAAACTGTGGGGGCGCTGGTGTACCGCCATCGGTACGCCAGCGACCCTCCCGGACGCGCGGACCATCGCGATCGCACTGACGGGGCAACTGACAGCGGGCACCTATTCGATGTTGGGGGCCGCCGGGGACAACGACGGTCCACGGCAGCTGCTGTTCACCTACTACGACGAGGGCGTCCCCACCGAAACGGCCTACGTGACTGGCACCGCGCCGGTCACCGTCGCATCGGATGACGAGCCGCTCAACGGGCACTTGGTGATCACCGACGTGCTCACCGGGCTGCACGTGGACTGGAACATCGTCCAAGACGCCACTACCGGGGAGATCACCCACCCCGGTGAAGAGGCGATCCTGTGGCAGGTGCCCCAGCCCGCGATCCCCGAGGGCTGCGAGTCGATCACCACCACCATCACCGCCCAGGACGCCACGCCCGCCGAAGGAGTGGCCTTCGCCATCACCTCGGCGGGTGTCGTCACCAGCGAGCGAGCCGTCACCATCGCCGGACACCGCGTCGTACTCGACGCCGGTGACACCGAGGGCGCACTGGTCATCGCCAGCGGCGTCGGCGAAGGCGTATGGCCGATCTCCGTCCACGACATCGACTCCGGTTCGTTCGTCTCCGGGTGGATCTACATCGACGACACGCTTGCCGGGACCGCTGTGCTCCTGCAAGCAACCTGCCCCGTCAAAGAAATCCGGTCGGCGCCGTGGACGACGCTGTTCGCCCCGGCCTGGACCGTCTATGCCGAGGTCCAGTGCCAATCGATGGCGTTCGACGACGCGGCGGCCTCGGCCTCCGACGTCTTCGCGCTGGCTGAGGCGAAGGTCGTGGAGGCCTCCTGGTGGGACCTTGCTTTCGACCGGGCCCGCACGATTGGCACTGGGCTCTCGATTCCGGCCGCTATCGCCGAGTTGGAGCACTACCTCGCTGTCAACTACAACGGGCTCGGGATTATCCACGTGCCTGTCTACATGGCGGCGTGGCTGGGCAGCGTGTGGGGGACGTTCACGCGCGGCCAGAGCCTTACCGAGCACGGTGTCCTGCACACCTTGCGCGGCACGCCCGTCGTCGTCGGCTCGGGCTACCCGCGTCAAGGCGACCCCGCCGGAGCAGGCGTCGCCATCATGGCCACCGGCGCTGTGCGCCTCTACCGGTCCGGCGTCGAGGTCATCTCGACGATCGACCGCCGCACCAACCTCCGATCCGCTGTCGCCGAGCGGACCTATGCCGCCGCTGACGACTGCGTGCAACCGGCAGTCGCTTTCGTGGATGTGGAGGCCACCACGTGATCATCGATGTCCGATTTATCCATACAACTACCGCTCTGTCGGTGTTGAGCGGGGAGGGCCGTCATGGCTGAGACTTCTACCGTCCGAGGCAGGATGGCGCGGTTCACGCGCCTCGACGAGCTGGGACGCCCGCTGTACGGCATGGGCAACCAGGCCGTCACCAAAGGCATCATTTCGGTCACCTATACCCCCAACGTCACCGAGGGTGAAGCCACCTCGGTCACCAACTTCGCCGGTGAGCAGTGCATCTCGGCGCCAGCGCCGTGCGCGACCATCGACAACTGGACCGTGGCTGTCGAATTCTGCGCAGTCGACCCATGTGTCGTGTTGATGATCTACCCATCCTGGATTCCGATTTACGACGATTTCGGGTCGATCAAGGGTTTCCAGATCGTCGGCGGTTTGAGCTGCGACGTTGGCTTCGCCCTGGAGATCTGGGGCCAGATCGGTTCGGCCGGGTCCTCGATCCAGTGCGGCCCAGGCGCCGTCTCGGGCTCCACCTACTGGCTCGCACCCCGCCTGGTCGGCGCCGCCCCAGGCGAAATCACGATCAGTAACGAGGCCACGTCGTTCACGTTCAACGGCACCACGACCTCGCCGGTCGGCTGGCGTCGCGGTCCCTACTTGGTCGACATCGTCGACGGCGTTCCGTCGGTCCTGCGCGACCCGGTCGACAGCGCTGCACAGCTGGTCGAGTTCACCACGCAGGTGCGTCCGCCCGAGCCCACCAACGGATGCGTGGAGCTGCCACGCCCGGTCCCGGAGGAGGCCAGCGTCATCATCGACCGCGTCCCCACGGACGCGACCGGCATGTGCGCGCGTCTCATCATCGACAACCACGGATTCGGGCCCGTCACAGTCAACTGGGGCGACGGCACCGACCCCGAGACCAGCGGCGACTGCTCGACCATCACTCACTGCTACACGACGCCAGGCACCTACACGGTGTGCGTCGCTGACCAGCAGACCCCGGCGATCTCGACCTGCCGCGAGATCGTCGTGCCGATGCCATCCGATCAGCCGACCATGACCGTGGCAGTCGATCCGACCGACGACATGTGCGTCATCGCGACCATCGACATGCCACCGCAGTCGGATGGGCGCGTGGAGATCACCTGGGGCGACGACACCGCTGCTTCGACCGTCGAAGTCACGCCCGGAACACCGGTCGAGGTGTCGCACTGCTACTCGACGCCGGGCGTCTACACCATCCGGGCCGTCCGCGTGGAGCAGCCGGACTACTACGCCACCGCAACCGTCGTGGTGCCGGTCATTCCGAACCCAATGGTGTCCGCCGCCGTCGACGGCCAGATGGTCACGCTGACCGTCGACAACAACGGCAACGGTCTCACCACTGTGGAGTGGGGCGACGGCGCCACGACCTCCGGCCCGAACACGGACGGAGGAACCGTCCAGCACACCTACGCGGCAGACGGCGTCTATTCGATCACGGTCACCTCGGTGTCCAACCCACTCTCGACCACCACGGTGCAGGTCACCGTCGGCGCCGCTCCAGGCCTGCAGGCCGGAGTCGACGCCGATGGAGGCGATGTGTCGGGCATGACGGTCGACGTCACCTGGAACAACGCTTAGGAGGCTGCCATGACCGTCCAGATTCAATGGGACGCTGACGCACCGCTGACGGGGCAGCCCGATGCGGGCACGGCGACGAAGGTCTACACGACCGCTGGCCCTGGGACGGTGACGATCACCGACGAGGCCATCGGCGGTGACAGCGTCACTCTCGAATACACGGTGCCGCTCGACCTCACCACGGTCGTAGCGACGCCTGATGCTGTCGACTCGGCTGGGAACCTCGCGGCGCGCACGATCTCCGTCGCGGGCCAGGGCTTCCCGGCCAACACGGCGGGCACTGTCGCCATCGCCACCGGTGTTCCTGGTGCGTTCGGGACGACCCTGGTGTCCACCTCAGCCGCCACCAACGCCTCGGGGATCTTCACCGATGTGGACGTGGTGGTCCCCAGCGACTCTGCCGCTGGTGATTACCACCTGGAAGTCAGCTTCGGTGCCATCGTGGACCTGTCGGAAGCGATCACGCTGACCAACACCGAGCTGACCGCACCGACTGGGCTCGCGTCGCCATCGCAGACACCAACCACCGTCACGCTTACGTGGACGGCAGTCCCCGAGGCGGAAACGTACGTGGTGCGTCGTTCGCCTGCAGGCGTTGGCACGTGGACGGAGCGGCCTCCTGTTGCGGCGCTCACGGATACCGTCACCGGCCTGACGGCGTCGACGAACTACGACTTCCAGGTCAAAGCGCAGGCGGTCGGTTCGACCGACTCTCCGTGGTCGACGACGTTCACGCAGGCCACGCCAGCGCAGCCGGTCCTGGATGCCCCGTTGAACCCGGCGACCGGAACGCCGACGACAACGGAGATCCCGTTCTCGTGGGATGCGGTCACCGACGCCGAGACGTACACCGTGGAGTACCGGATCAGTCCGGCTGGGGCGTGGACGTCCATCTCCGGCATTGCCACGACCAGTACCACCGTTACCGGACTCGACCCGAACACCACATACGACCTGCACGTCAAGGCCGTTGCCAGCGGGTTCACCGATTCTCCGTTCTCGGCGACGGTCACCGAATCGACCGACGCGCTCGGGACGCTGACGACTCCGGCCACGCCGACGTCGTCGGGGCAGACGGCGACCACGGTCACCGTCAACTGGACGTCGGTCGCCAACGCCGAGCAGTACCTCGTTCGCTGGTCGCCCGCCGGTGCGGGCACCTGGACCGAACGGCCAGCGGTCGCAACGCTGACAGACACGGTCACCGGTCTGGCGGCATCGACCAGCTACGACTTCCAAGTCAAGGCCATGGCCGCCGGATGGGTTGACAGTTCCTTCTCCGCATCGCTGACCCAGTCCACTACCGCTTAAGAGAGGAGAGCCGCTGTGCCTATCGTGTTGCAGCCTGTCGACCAAGTCGCGCACAACCAACTGGCGCAGCGGCTCGCCTGCTGGGCCCAAACGCCTGACGGCCTGACCGACATGGCGCTCATCTACCAGTCGTGTTGCGTCTCGCCGACCGGTCAGACCATCGGCCGATGGGTCGTACCCGAAGATCTCTGCGACGTCTACGGACCGTTCAACTTCACCGCCAACGAAGGCGACGTCATCCCGTGCCCGCCCACGGGATCAGCGGAGTACGTCAACTACTACATCTACGACGACGACGTCCACGACATCGACCCCAACACGTGCATCGAGGTCGTCCTCGCCGCGCCGACCAGTCTCGCGTCGCCAACCCAAGGCCCGGACACCGTTGACCTCACCTGGAATGCGGTCGCTGGAGCTGACACGTACGTCGTGCGGTGGTCGATAGCCGGTGCAGGCGAATGGACCGAATCTGCGCCCACGGCATCGACGAGCATCGAGATCGGTGGACTCACCGACGAGACCTCCTACGACTTCCAGGTGCAGGCACTGGCAGTAGGAGCGGTGGATTCTCCATGGTCAGCGACGTTCACGCAAGAGACCACGTCGCTTGGCGAACTCGTAGCGCCCACCGGTGTCGCAGCACCATCGTCTACCGGCACCACTATCGATGTCACCTGGAACGAGGTCGAGAACGCGACCTCGTACACCGTGGAGTGGTCACCGACTGGCGCGGGCACGTGGACGCCCGCGACCAGCGCTGACACGACGTACACGATCACGGGACTGGACCTCGGTACCTCATATGACATCCGGGTCAAGGCGACCGCTCCCGGCTGGACTGATTCGCCCTATTCGACGCCGATCGTCGGCTCGACCGAAGAGCAGCTCGCGACCGTGACTGGGCTCGCGTCGCCTTCGCAGACCGGTACCACGGTGGTGCTCACCTGGGATGACTTGCCCGAGGCCACCACCTACGTGGTGCGTCATTCGCCTGCAGGTGCGGGCACGTGGACGGAATTGGCGCCCGTGGGCACCGATGGCGCGACAGTCACCGGGCTGAGCGCGGGAACCAGCTATGACTTCCAGGTCAAAGCACAGGCCGAGGACTTCGTCGACTCTGAGTGGACAGCGTCGCTCACGCAGTCGACTGCTGCCGCGCTGGGCACGCCCGTGGTCACCAGTCCAGCTCAGACCGATACCAGCGTGAGCCTGTCGTGGGCCGCGATTCCGAACGCCACCTCCTACACCGTGCAGTCGGCGCCGACCGCTGGCGGCCAGTGGGAAGCTCTCGTGCCCGACCCGACCGGGACGACCGCAACGGTGACGGGCTTGACGGCTGGCACCTCTTACAAGTTCCGCGTCATCGCGCACGCGAGCGGATGGGCCGACTCCGCTTGGTCAGCCGAGTTGACTCAGGCCACCGAAGCGGCGCTGCTCGCCCCGGCGAACCTGGCGGCGGGTACTCCGACGACCACGACGGTGCCCCTGTCATGGGACGCAGCCGTGAACGCCGACACCTACACCGTGGCCTGGTCGCCTGCCGGAGCGGGAGTCTGGACCGAGATCCCGATGATCGCGGGCACGAGCACGACCGTTACCGGCTTGACCGTTGGCACGCTCTACGACTTCCGGATCAAGTCCGTGGCGACCGGATTCGCCGATTCCGGATGGTCGGCCACGATCACCGACAGCACCGCCATCGACGCTCCCACCGGACTCGCTGCTGGGACGGTCACCTCGACCAGTGTCGCCCTGAGCTGGAACGCCGTCACTAACGCCGATTCCTATCGCGTCCGGTGGTCACCTGCGGGGGCAGGAACGTGGACGCAGCTGCCGACGACGACCAACCTCACCGACACGGTCACGGGGTTGACGCCCAGCACTTCATATGACTTCCAGGTGAAGGCGATCAGCAACACGCTGACCGACTCGGCCTGGTCCGCCACGCTCACGCAGGCCACTACCGCCTAGACAGGAGAAACGCCATGCCTATCGTGCTACAGCCGATCGACCAGACGGCCAAAGCGGAACTCGCGCAGCAGCTCGCCTGCTGGGCGCGTGCCGCCAACGGCCTGACCGACGTCGCGGTCCAGTACGGCACCTGCTGTGTCTCGCCGACCGGCGAAACGCTGGGTCGTTGGACTATTCCCAACGACCTGTGCACCACGTACGGGCCGTTGCCATTCACGGGCAACAACGGCGAGGAAATCGTTTGCCCGCCTGTCGGTTCCGCCGAGTACGTGTCGTACTACATCTACGACGAAGACGTCGACCCGATCGACGTGGACACCTGCACGCCGTTGGTCGCGCTCGCCGCGCCGACCGCGCTCGCGGCCGGAACGCCGACCGACACCACCATTCCGCTGACGTGGACCGGGTCGGCCAACGCCAACGCCTACCTGGTGTCGTACTCGTCGGACTCGGGCACCACGTGGCTGGAGGTGCAGGCGAGCGGATCGCCATTCACCCTGACCGGGTTGACGCCCGAGACGGACTACACCATCCGCATCCGTGCGCTCGACACCACGAATTCGTTCGCGAAGTCCCCGTGGACGACCACGGTCACCGCGACCACCGAATCGTCGCTGCCTGAGCTTGCCGTCCCAGCGAACCTCGCGACCGGCACCATGACTGCGACGACGGCGCCGCTCACGTGGGACGCGGTCACGAACGCGGTGGACTACCACGTCCAGTACAAGGCGACAGCGTCGCCGACGTGGCTGGACTGGACGCCTGACCCGGCCACGCCGTCGACCACGGTCACCGGCCTGGTCACCGCCACCTCGTACGACTTCCGCGTGCGGGCCAACGCCGACAACATCTCGTTCTCCGACTCCGACTACAGCGCTGTGGTCACTGACACCACCGCGTAAGCAACTAGAAGATGCCCGGTCTCACTCCATGAGGGGAACCGGGCATCTTCTGATTCCACACTTACATCCCTTTGGAGGGTTCCATGCCCAGCATCAAGTGGTATCCGGACCGGACAGTCCCACGCAAGGGCAAAGCGCGCGTTCTCGACGTTCCGCAAGCGTATGTGTTGGCGCTCGGCGACGGCACCACGTTCCCCAAAGACCTCGATGACGTCTACCCACACACTTACGCGGCGGCAGGCCCGTACGCACTGTCGGTCGTTCGCATCGGCGAAACCGAACCGGCAGCGACGCTGCTGCTGAACGTCCTCGACGCCGTCGTACCGAACGTGTCCATCACGTCGCCGCCGAACTCCCAGACCATCCGGGTGACGTTCCTCGACCCGGAGATGCCAGTAGTCGGCCGGTACACGGTCGACTGGACGCCAACGGAGAGCCAGGACGTGCTCGCCGAACCCGACAAGTATGTCGAGCGGCTGTTCACGCCGGGCACCTATCCGATCCGCGTGACCGACCACTGGTCGGCACTATCGGTGGTGCAGGACGTCGTGGTGGCACCGGTGACTGCCGATCCGGGTTTTAGCCTCGCCGAGGACACCTCCGATCCCGGCCGCATGACGGTGCAGCTGGAAGTCGTGACGGTGGCTTCGGCGCAGCCCGGAGACACACTGCTCGTCGACTGGGGTGACGGCAACACTGACACCATCGACGCCACGGTCAGCACGATGATTTCGCACGCGTACGCCTACGACGACGAGTACATGGTCGAGTTGTCGTACACCGACGCCCCCGAGATGAGCACCGTCGAGTTCGTTTGGCTGCCGTTCGACGCCTAGCGTTTGAGATGAGGGAGCGGCCCTGCCTGTTCGTCAGGGCCGCTTCGTCGCGGAGGCGGGATTTGAACCCGCGACCTTCAGGTTATGAGCCTGTTGAGCTACCGAACTGCTCTACTCCGCATTGGTGTCGCTTCTCCTACCGATGGCGCAGACGCGGCATTGTCTTGGTCGGGCTCGCTCAGCGCATCCATGGCGCCCGTTGGCGTCGAGCGGAACGAGTGCACTCCCATCAGACCATGTATACCAGTTTCATGATCTATAGTCTATATGTCTGGTTTGGGGGGGTGTCCTGTGGCTATCGTCGAGTACAGCGACCTGTTCTGGTTCCCCTCAGGCGCCATCGCCGCCGACGTCCCTGCCCGGGTCTTCCTCATCGACGACAACGTCTTCGCTGACCTCTACACCGACGCCACCGGCACGACCCCGTTGCCGAACCCGCTCAACACCGCCGCAGACGGGACCTTGACGTTCTGGGCCGAAGAAGGCCCCTACTGGCTCCACATCGACGACGAGACCTTCCGCATCCACGTCGGCCCCGACCCCGCAGGACCGTTCCTGCCGCTGACCGGTGGCACGCTCACCGGCGATCTCACCCTCGCCGCCAACCCCGACCAACCGCTCGAAGCCGCCACCAAACAATACGTCGACGCTGGCGACGCCACCACCCTCGCCAGCGCGGAAACGTACGCGGACAGCGGGGACGCGTTGAAGGTGTCGAAGGCCGGGGACACCATGACCGGTGATCTCGTGCTGGCCGGGAACCCTGACCAGCCCCTGGAGGCGACGCCGAAGCAGTACGTCGATGCCGGGGACAGTGCGACGTTGACGGCGGCGCAGACCTACGCGGACACGCAGGACAACGCGCGGGTCGCGGTCGCGGGCGACACGATGACCGGTGATCTGATCCTTGCCGGTGATCCGACGCAGCCGCTGGAAGCGGCCACGAAGCAGTACGTTGACGCTGGTGATGCGGCGACGCTGACCGCTGCCGATGCTGCTGCTGACGCGGGTGATGCGGCGACGTTGGCGTCGGCGCAGTCGTTCGCGACGGCCGGGGACGCGACTCGGGTGTCGAAGGCCGGGGACACCATGACCGGTGATCTCGTGCTGGCCGGGAACCCTGACCAGCCCCTGGAGGCGACGCCGAAGCAGTACGTCGATGCCGGAGATGCTTCGACGTTGACGGCCGCACAGACCTACGCGGACACGCAGGACAACGCCAGGGTTGCGGTCGCGGGCGACACAATGACCGGTGACCTGGTCCTCGTCGGCGATCCAACGCAGCCGCTGGAAGCGGCCACGAAGCAGTACGTCGACGCCGCCGACGCCGCGACGCTGGCGAGCGCGGAAACGTACGCGGACGCCGGGGACTCGACGCGGGTGGCGAAGGCCGGTGACACGATGACGGGCCCGCTCACGATCACCTATGGCGATTTCAGCATGAGTGTCGCCCACGACCTGTCGGTGGCGTCTTCCACCGGCATTGTGCACCCGTCGGCTCCGATTACCCAAGCTGGTCCCACCTCGGTGAACATTCCTGCTGGGGTGGCGCAGTTCGTCGACCACACGCCGATCACCGATTACTTCACAAGTGTGGAATATGGTCCTGTCACCGTCTCGCTGGATGATCCCACTGACCCGGTCACCTATTTCATGGTGGACTCTACCGGCGCCATCGTGCAGAACGCGGGCGTTCCGACCCGAACTCAGCGCCGTCAGTTCGCGATCCTGGGGCGTGCCGTCGTGATCGGCGGCGTCATCGTGAGCGTCCAGGACTCCCCGATCCTTGCCGCACATCCCATGGCGTTCGCGTACGACATGCTCAACGCGCTCGGTGACATTCGTGTCGACGGTATCCGCGCCAGCCCGATCGCCGCGAGCATGACGTTCAGTTTGACCGGTGGCAACATTTTCAACCCGGGCGCGAACTACACGGTCGATCCCGATGACCCGAACGTGTCGCCGTTCAATGCCGTCTCACCGGCCGCGTTCCGGTACGTCACGCAGTCGGGCGTGGTCGGGACGTTCCGTACCACCATCGACCCGACCATCTACGACGTCGGGGGCACTGTGACCGCTGTCGGTGGCGGCTCGGGTACCGCCACTATCCAACGCGTCCACTGCTTCCCCACCCAGAATGTGTTCATCCAGCTGGGCCAGTCCACGTACTCCAGCCTCGCTGCTGCCGTTGACGCGCTCGCGGTCGGAGACGCCCCCAGCTTCGTGACCCACCCCGACCTGCGCGGCGGCGGTGTCCGGACCGCGTTCATCGTCACCACTCGGACCGCCACCAACCTGGCTGACACCACAAGCTGCCGTGTACTGCGCGCGACCCGGCTCGGCGATCCCGGCGGGATATAGGAGGCACCATGCCAGTCATCAACCCACAGGCTCAGGTCCCTGAGAGTGAGGCGGGCGCCCTGTATCCGTGCGAGCCGTGGCCGATCGACCCGGTGTGCTGTCCTGGGTGGCCTGCAGACCAAGCGGACTGGGATGAAGCGCACTTCGAGGCGCAGTGGCTCGCTACCGTCGAGCTGTGGCGTGCCGTGGCCGGAGTGATCGGTCTGTGCCGCACCACCGAGCTGCCTTGCCTTGACCGATGCGTGGCCCGCCCATTGGAATCGGCGTGGATGTACCCCTACCGAGATGTCAACGGCGCCTGGTTCAACTCCAAATGCGGATGCCGCGACACCTGCTCGTGCACGCAGCTGTGCACCGTCACACTCCAGGGACCGGTCTACCAGATCGAATCAGTTACCGTCGATGGCGTCACGCTGGAGTCGGATCAGTGGAAGCTCCTGACCGGCAACCGGCTCGCCCGCTGTGGTGGCTGCTGGCCCAAATGCCAGGATTTCTGCGCCGAGGACGGCCTGGTCGTCACTTACCTGCGGGGCACGCCACCGGGCCTCGACGCTATCCGAGCCGCCAGCATTCTCGCTTGCCGCAGGCTCCAGGAATGCCCTCCAGGCGGTGGCGACTGCGGAACGTTGCCCTCTGGTGTCACTAGCATCAGTCGTGAAGGATTGAATATGCAGCTGGATTCGACTATCGGCGCGGGCGAAGACGGCGTCATTCATTTCACCGGCATCGCGCGGGTTGATCGATGGATCGCTTCGATCAACCCGTATGGCGTCACCTCCAACCCGTCGGTGTGGTCGCCTGACGTCGACACGCCGCAGGTCTGGCGTAGTGGATCGGTGAACCCATGATCCCCTTGATCGTCAGCCTGGTCTATGTCGTGGCCATGTTGTTCACCGCTCGCATGCTCTACCGCAACGCCGTCACCAGCGGATTCGATGTCACTACCTCCTCGCGCCTGCTCATGGGCGTCGGCTTCGCATTGATTTACGCGCTGGCGTGGCCGCTGCTCCTGCTGGGTTTGGGGGCGGTGCGCTTCATCGTGCATCGGGCCAAGGGGGACATCGCGTGAACGTCCTGGATTACCTCGAAAACGAGCTGCTGTCGTGCCTGTGCTCGATGCTGCGCACCGAGGGACGTCCAGCCTGCGAATGTCACCACTTTGGGGGCGATGTGCCGCCAGTCGGGGACCGCTGCCAGGCCAACACCGCCGGAGAGAACGGGCAGGTGTGGATCAGGCGCGTCTCGCAGGCGATCGAGTCCGATCCTGAGGAGATCACGTTCGGTGGCTTCGCATGCGACTCGTCGTGGCAGTCGCAGATCGAACTGGGCATCTATCGGTGTATCACGGCGATCCCCGACGACAACGGGAACGCCCCGTCCCCGGCATCCTACGACGCCGACCGAGACCTGCTCGCCGCCGACCGGGCGACGCTGGCACGTGTGCTGTGCTGCTGGCCGCTGGCCGGTGAGGCTCCGGCTCCGGTGGCTTTTGATCTGCCCATTGCCGTTATTGCGGCGCAGATTCTGCCGTTGGGGCCCACGGGGGGATGCGCCGGGTCGGTGCTGACGCTGGTCGTCAACGCCGCACTCACCGTCGAAGAGCCAGTGGCGCAGCTGGTTGCCGGTGTCGATGCCGATCCAGGCGATCCAACGGGCCAGACGGCTGTGGTGACATGGCGAAACGAACTTGCGGAGGAGGTTTTCGTTTCCCGTCCAGCCGGAGGTGGCTGATGGTCATCCGGATGCGCGTGACCCGCGTTGACATCAACATGGCTGAAGCCAACCGGTTGCTTAACTCGCCGCAAGGCGAGGTGGCGTCGCTGGTGGTGTTGACCTCGCAGCGGGTGCGGGCGATGTGCGTTCAGCAGACCCCGGTGCAGGACGGGAACATGAAGGCGAGCTATGGGTTCGCTCTGCGAGTGCGGCCGTTCCGGCACGTCATGGGCCGGGTCATGAACTTCGATGAGGCGGCGCTGTGGGTGCAGACCGGTACAGGCATCTACGGTAGGCGCGGTCGGCCGATCACCTCGTCTCGTCCTGGGGGTGTGCTTCGCTGGCCTAACCGGAATCCTGGTCGCGGTAACGTCGGGGACGGGGCGTTCGTGTATCGGCGCAGTGTGCGTGGTCAGCCTGCGAATCCGTTCATGTTGCGTGGTCTTATTCGGGGGACGTCGGGGCGGCAGCGGTGGGTCATCACGCCGGGTCCGGGGGTGCGGAACATCGGTCCGGGGCCGTGACACACCGAAACGCAAATGTCTGGTTTTGTCGCATTCGTAGGGTTAGATCCTTTATGTGACCGATGATCTGTTTACCTCACGTCCGCTGGCCGATGCCCAGAAGCAGTACGCCAAGACGAGCCCCACCGCGCAGCCGCAGGCCGGGGTGCAGCCCCAGCGAGCCATCCGGCCCCAGCCGATCCTCGATATGAACCTCGACGATGTCCCCGAGACGTCCTACGCCGAGTTCGTGTTCCAGCTCAAGGGGAACATCTACACGCTCGGCATCGAAGACGACAGCGTGCTGTTCGACATTGCCGAGATGAGCATGGACGAGGTCAGCCCCACCGAGCTTTTCGAGTACTTCTTCGAGCGCACCTTCCGACGCGCCGTCGACGAGAACGGCGACCCGATCGAGGACGGCCTCGGCGCGCTCCTTCGCGCCACTGCCGCCCGACCCCGCGACAACTCGCGGCCCGTGCCGCGCCAGCAGCTGCTGCGCATCATGAACACCGCCGTCGAGGACTGGATGGGTGAACTCACCGACACGAACATGCGGCCCAAGCGCCGCTCCGGACGCCGTCGTTGATCTTCTCGTTCGCCACTACCGTCCACATGCCCGGCATCTCGCCCGACCGCGTGCTGCTGCGCATCGATGATGAGGACTTCGAGCTGCCAGTACCGGGGGTGCAGCGCCTGCTGGACATCGGTGCTTCGTACGGCTGGCGCCACCTCATGCCCGACGGACTGGTCACGGCGGACAAGGAGCGCATGTACGAGCGCCTGAAGGACCCTGAGGACTTGATGAGCTGGAAGCGGCTGCACGTCATCGCGCAGACGCTAGGTCTGTATCTCTACGGTTTCCCCTTCTTCGTGGCCTCCCGTGCGTTGGGCACGCTGCGGCATTACCTCACGTCGTTTCGCATGTGGGCTGTGTGCAACCTGCGAATCGACCTGTCGACGGCGAGCGCGGCCGATTGGTGTGCAGCGGCGGTGACGTGGCTGGTGCAGACGGGCGACAAGGAGGAGAAGCGGTTGGAGATGTGGGCGCAGTTGACGACGCCGGGGGTGCTGCCGATGGAAGCGCCTGGGGTGAGTCCGGATTGGATGGCTTAGCCAAGCCCAAGACGTACCATAATACCCGTATGCCCGATTTGTGATCTAATGAGAGCTTGGGGGGGTTATGGCAGTAATCGCGACTGCGGAAGTTCGTGTTGTCGCCGACACCAGCCGCTTCCTCTCCAACCTCCGTCGACAACTGCGTGGTGCTTTCAGCCAGATCGGCGCTCAGGCGGCGCAGCAATTCACCAACGCGTTCAACCAAAACGTCGGTAACCAGTTCACCGGCGGCCTCCGTCGCGCCGGACAGCAGGGCGGCGTCTCTTTCACCGACGGCCTGCGTACCGCGCTGCGCCGGGGCCTGCGCGGCATTCAGATCCTCGGCTTCCTTAACCTCGCCATCGCCCAAGGCCTCCAAGGCGCTGCACAGCTCGTTGCCCGAGGACTGCGTGTCGCCTTCGTCGAAGGCGGCCGGGGCATCGTCACCGCCTTCCAGAACGCCGTGGTCAACCCACTGCGCACCCTCATCGGCAACCTCTTCGGCAGGGCACTCAACGCCACACTCTCACGCCTTGCGCCCCTCTTCGCAGCTGCCGGAGCCGCAGCCCGCAACGCATTCTTCAGCCAGATGGCCGGTATCGGTGCGGCCATCACCAACTTCATCAACAGCCCCGTAGGACAAGCCCTCGGCCGACTCCCAGCGCTCTTCCGGGCCGCCGGTGACCTGGCCCGTGAAGCGTTCTTCCAGCGCATGGCAGGCATCGGCGCCGGAATCATGAACATCATCGAAGGGCCCATCGGCCGCGCCGCTGCGCGCATCAGCCAGCTCTTCGGCGCTGCCGGTGTCCTCGCTCGCGAATCCTTCTTCCGCAGCATGGCCGGTATCGGCGCGGGCATCATGAACTTCATCGAGAGCCCCATCGGCCGGGCCCTCGGCAGGCTGCCAGCGCTCTTCCGGGCTGCTGGCGATCTGGCCCGTGAAGCGTTCTTCCAGCGCATGGCAGGCATCGGCGCGCTGATCACCAACGTCCTCGAAAGCCCCATCGGCCGGGCCCTCGGCAGGCTGCCTGCGCTGTTCCAAGCGTTCGGCACCCGCGCCAGTAACGCCTTCGGCCAAGGGCTGGCACGACTGCGACTTGCCGGAACCACGGCGATGAACAACATCACGGCCGCCATCAACCGTGCTGGACCTCGCATCCAGGCCGCTGCTACCAGGGCATTCGGGCCCGCCGCCCAAAGTGTCCAGCGCGCTTTCAACCTCGTCCCGTGGGCGCGCATCGGTCAGGGCATCGGCCGACTCTTCGGTCGGGGCCTGGGCGACGGCGCTGAAGAGGAAACTCAGCAGCGCGGCCAGAGCATTGGCGCGCGTTTCGGCGCCGCTATGACGCGGGGCCTGACCACCGGGCTGCGAGGTCTGGGCACTGCTTTGGCTTCCATCTCGCTTCGTCCACTACAAGGCCTCGCGGGGATCTTGAGCAATGCCACGAGCGAGATGATCTCGATGGCGGCACAGGCCCTGGTCGTTGTCGGCCTTCTGGAGTCTCTCTCGGGCGCCCTATTCGCGCTCCCAGCCGCCCTGAACGTCGTCGGCGCCGGTTTCGCCACTGTCGCCCTCGGCTTCAGTGGATTCTCCACTGCCATCAACACCGCGTTCGAAGACCTGTCGAATGTCGAGGCGGCCATCGCCGACCTCGCCCCGGCCGCTCAAGCAGTTGTCCGCGAGATCGTCGCCCTCGGCCCGGCTCTGACCAACCTGCGGCTGGACACACAGCAAGCACTGTTCTCCCAGCTCGCAGGCACCTTTACCGCCGTCGCCAACAACCTGCTGCCTGCTCTGAACGAAGGCCTCACCCGCTCCGGTGCTGCCTTCGGCAGCATCGTCGCCGGGATCGGCGAGTTCCTCGCCCAGGCCGCCACAGCCGATACCGTCACGGCGACCTTCGACACCCTTGTCGCGATCTTCGACGCACTCGCCGTGTCGACGGTGCCCTTCCTGGAGGCGATGCGCCTCCTGGCCGACACGTTCCTGCCCCGGATCGCGGAAGCGGCGGGCCCCATTGCCGGGCTCGGTGCTCAGTTCCAGGCCTGGACCGAGCAGGTCGTCGCCTCGGGCGACGCCATGGCAGCGTTCGATTTCGCCATCCAGGTATTCCAGCAGCTTGCGGGGATAGTCGGCGATCTCGCCGGGATCTTCCAGGCGACGTTCTCCGCCGCCGAGCTCGCCGGAGTCGACGCGCTCGGCGCGATCGGTGAAGCGCTCGAAGTCGTGCGCACTACCTTCGAATCGTTCGAAGGACAGGCCGCCCTAGCGAACGTCTTCACTGCCATCGGCGACACCGTCAACGCCCTTGCGCCGGTCTTCGCCACCCTGATTACCCAGCTTGGCCTCGTCTTCCCGATCATCGGGCAGCTTGCCGAGGCTCTCGGCCCTAGCCTGTCGGTCGTCCTTGAAGGGCTGGGCCAGGCTCTCCTCGCACTCGGGCCCGGTGTCATCGCCGTTTTCGACGGCATCGCCGCCGCCGCCGAGGCCATCGCGCCCGCCCTGCAGCCCTTGGGTGAGGCCATCGGAGCAGTACTAACTGCAATCGCACCGATACTCCCTGTAATCGGGGAGCTGATCGGCATCGTCATCACACTCGGTGCACAGATCCTGTCCGTGCTCGCCAGCGCGATCATGCCGATCGTGCAGGCGCTCGCGGGCGCCCTCGCACCAGTGCTGCCCCTTATCGCCGACCTGTTCACCAGGCTCGTCGAGGCGCTTGCGCCCGTGATCGAGGCCCTCGGCGCTGGGCTGGCAAGCGTTATCGCGACGCTCCTGCCGCCGATCCTGCAGCTCGTCGTCGCCCTGGCCGATGCCTTGATGCCCGTGATCGAGGCGCTTTTGCCGGTTTTGACACCAATTATTGAGATTTTCTTCCAATTGGTGAATGTGATCGGTTCACTGCTCGTACCTGTCATTTCGCTCCTTTTGCCCATCATTGAGGCGCTTAGTCCGGTTTTGCAGCTCGTCGGGCTCGTCCTCGCCCCCCAGCTGGAGCTGTTCTCGGCGATCCTGCAGCCGATCACCACGCTGATCACCCTGATCGCGAGCCTGCTCACGCCCGTGATCGAGTTCCTCGCCGAGATCATCGGCACGATCATCGGCATCGCGCTCGTCCCGCTGACCGCTGCCTTCGAATTCCTGGCAGATGTACTGGCCGACCACGTGATTCCATGGTTCGAGGCGAGCGCCCTGGTACTGAGGATGTTCTGGGAGAACGCGATCGAGCCGCTGATCCAGTGGATCGGCCGACTGAGCAGCGGCGTCAACGAGCGATTCGGCACTATCCGTGACGCAGTGAGCACTCTCTGGAATCTCTGGAAGAACCGCTTCGATCTCATGGAGAGCCTGATTGAGACCGTGGTCGACGTGGTCTCCGACGCTGCGAGCAGCATCGCTGACTTCTTCAGCGACATGGGCGACACAATCAGTGACGTCTTTGACAACATGCTCGACGGCCTGCGCAGTGCCCGCGACACCATTTCTGGCATCGTGGACTCGATCGTCGGTTTCGTCCAAGACGCCATCAACACCGCCCAGAACCTCGGCAATATCGATCTCAGCCCGTTCGCCAACGGCGGGATCGTGAACGGCCCCACTGCCGCACTCATCGGCGAGGCGGGCCGCGAGGTCGTCATCCCGCTCACCCGTCCGCAGCGTGCCGCTGAACTCGCCCAGCAGTCCGGCCTCATCGACTTGCTCGCTTCGCAGGGCGCCTTGGGCGCCGCCCAGGCCACCACCTCCGGACCACCAGTCGAAATGCATGTCCATTCGGGCATTGCCGACCCCGAGCAGATCGCCCGGCGCGCCATCCGGATCATCGAGCGGCGCATGGGCGGTCGCGGATTGGAGCGACTGGGCACATGATCACCGACCGCGCTGGATGGCTCGCTTTCGACGGTACCGAGATCATCAACTCCGCACGCCTCGCCGCATACCTCGCGCACAACCCCTGCACGCCCGGCGCCACCACCATCTGCGTCCCATGTCCCGAGCTGATCGCGGAGGTATCGGACCCTCCGTTCATCTCGCCGCAGGACGACAGCGCGCCCTGGTACGACCCTGCGCTTCCGGTGTCCGCTGACTTCCTCGGCGTCGGCGGCATCGACATCGAGGGCCTGTGGATGCAGCCGTCCGAGGTCGTCGACGGCGTCATCGTCCGCGACATGAGCGTTCGCGTCGTTCTCGCGGGACGGTCCGAGGCCGCTGTTTCCTACGGCCTCGCATGGCTAGCGCAGGCGCTGAACGGATCGTTCTGCCCCACGGGATCGTGCGTCGGCGGTCAGATGTGTGTGGCAGTCGCGTGCCCCACGGAGAACGCACCCGATCCAGTGCGCACCCTCGTCGACGTCATTGCCTTGGAGAAGCCGCAGGTCGTGCAGGTCTGGTCCTCCAGTGGCATCACCTGGTGGGAAGTCGAATTCGTGATGCGCGCTCGCAACTCGGGTCTCTACCAGGAGTCGGGCATCTCCCTGACGTTCAACGCCCAGACCGGTGCCGTCGAAACTGTCAACCTCCTCGAAGCCTACGAGGGATGCAACGACGTCCAGCCGTGCGCTACTGACCCCGAATGCCCACGCCCGCTGATTCCCGAGATCCCGCAACCACCCATCGACGCCTGCTACCCCACCGAAGACTTCGAGGCGCACCGGTCGATCGCTTCCATCGACGGGTTCGTCGTTCCCTCGTGGCTGGAACTGGTGCCCGTCATTACTATCCGCGCCGGATCGACCGTTCCCTTGCGAAACGTGGTGTTCCGGTTCTACCAGAATCCCCTCGGACTCGATTGCACCGATCTCATCACCGTCGACCCCTGCGCTGCCTGCACTGACATCACCGTGCTCTACGTCCCACCCGGCGGTGTCACCGTCATCGACGGACGCACCTCACGCGCACAGACCAACTGCCTCGGTGGCGACGTGGATGTCCCAGCTCTCTACGGGCCCGGAGGCAGAACCTTCAACTGGCCCACCTTCTCCTGCGGGTACGGCCTGTGCGTTGAAGTGCTCGCTGCCGCCGGAGACAACCCCGAGGCCGAGGCAACTGTCGAGTTCTACACCCGATGGGAAGCAGCCTGATGAGCGACCTCACCGCATCATCACCGATCCTCGGCTGCGCCAGCAGCTACCGTGTCGAGGTGTTCCTCCTCGAACGCACCGACAACAACGACGTACCGCTGCCCGCCGCACGCATGCGGTATATCGGTGTACTCGAAGGCATCACCCAGATCGTCTGGGGGCGCAGGCTCCGGGACTTCTCCGAAGCGGAGATCACGCTGGACTTCAACGCCTCTGACTCCGAGTGCTGCCGCATGTTCAACATCTTGGCCAACTCAGTCCGCGTAGCGCAGCTCCGCATCTGGAGAGATGAAACGCAGGTTTGGGAAGGCGAGGTCATGCAGGCCTCAGAAGTGACCGGCTCTACGGTGAAAACCATCGTTGCCCGCGACATGGTGCAGCGCCTCGACGACACCGTCAACGACTTCTCCCTCGACTACGTCGAAACGTCCGTCACCGAGATCGCCTACGACATCATCGAACGGAATCTGAACGATGCCGCCTTCGCCAACCCCCTCGACGACACACTGATCCTTTCGCAGATCGTCGTCGAAGCCGTCACTGACCCCGACGACGTCATCAACTACCGGCCCGGCCCAAAGGTCGCCACCGTCGGCGAACTCCTACGGACCCTCGGACAGTCCTACGGGCTCGACTTCACCACGATCAACCGATCTATCCGGTTGCAACGACGGCGCACCACGCAGGACCAGACCTACGCCCGTCTCAACACACAGCACCTCATCGGCGAGGCCGAAGCCCGCTCTAACGGTCTCGCTGCTGCAACGCGAGGTTGGGCCACCACGCAGAAGGAAGACGACACTGAACCTCGTGGCACCGAGACGAATGAGTACTGGCCTGGAATCACTCAGAACTTCGGGACCACCGGAACCAGGTACGGTCGCATCGACGTGCTCAACCGCGTACAAGACAACAACGCCGATGAATCTGACGTGCTGTCCTCAGCTAAACGCGCAGCATGGGGAAGGAACCCACCGCCATCGGAGATCCTTCTGCCGACATCAGCGCAGTTGTCACCTTCAGCGCCTCTTACGATGCCTGAACTGGTGCCAGGGATGAGAATCGACTTCTTCGCTGAGGAAGGGCTGTGCCGACCGATCCGGCAGGGTATGCGTCTGCTCGCCGTGGAAGTCACATGGACTCCATCCGGAGCGAACACCTCCGACGGCGAAGAGGTAGCAGTAGAACTCTCCACCCTCTCGGATGTCACCGGTGTAGAACCTTAAACGGCATGAAAAACGTCCCCCGCGCTGATGATCGCGCGGGGGACGTTCGGTGTATCGCTGTGCTTACGTCTCGATGCGGTACTTCTCGAAGAGCCGCTTCCAGTCTGCCTCGTTCTCGAAGTATGAAATGTCGATGTATCGAAGCAAAGCACGCTCTAGGTGGGATCGCTTGGTTCCCACACCGTCTTCGCACATGTCGTCTAGAGCGTTCCAGATCGACTCGTCGATTTGGAATGAGAGCATTCTCCTCGGTGGCTCACTGGGCTTCCCCACTGGCGTACCTCTCCTTGGCGGTGATGTGGTCCGAGTAGAAACCCGTCTCCACACAACGGTCCGCGTAGGCGTCAGGGACCACCTCAGGGTCATGCGCGTTGACGCCGGTTTCGATGAGTATGGTCATCCCCTCGCCGATCTCGGTGATGCCCTGCTTGTCGCACCAGTCGCGGACCGCGTCGATCAGGAAGATCGGGACTCGACCATTGAGCTGGTCCTTGTCCTGACGCGGGGCCTTGACTCGCTTTCGCAGACGCTGCTTCCTCGCCTGCTCCGGAGAAACGGAGCCGATGTTATCGCTGGTAGGCGTCCTAGCTAGCATCCTAGGAGTCGTCCTAGGACTCTCACCAGCGGTTTCTTCTCTGGCGTTGCTAGCTGCTGGCCCGGTAGGCTCGTCGTTGTTCTCGGCAGGAGACGGCGACGCGAACTCGTCGTCGATCTCGGGGTCGTCTTTCGGTTTCGCCCTAGGCACGGATCACTCCCTCTTCCTTCATCTCGGTGACGATCTTGCGGACGGGGCTCATGTCGAGGCCCTTGTCCTGGGGGTGGAACTTGAAGACTTCTTCGAAGATCTTGCGGTCAGGCAGCCAGCTGGAAAAGACGTTGAGGTCATTTTTGAGGTAGTTGTCGACGTACCCCTCGAACTCCTCGGAAGGTTCATGGCCTCCGCTGAACTGGCGCAGGGCGCGCTGGGTCTTGACGCGTCCGAAGAGCACCCAAGGGGTGAGCTTCTCGTGTTCGCGGCCGTGGTCCATCAAGCCTGAACGGATGCTGTTGCGAGCGGTCACGACCTTCACGCGGTCGAACTTCGACATGGTGGTGCAGATGATCATGTCGGTCGCGTCTTCGGTGACGGCGCGCGTCATGACGTCGTCGCCGCCCTGGAGGTCGTAGATCCGGATGTCGTGCTCGGGCAGTTCGTTGTTGGCGGCGTCGACGATCTGCTCGTGACCGGCGGTGATGTAGTGGAAGGGCAGTGGGGTACCGCTGCCCTTCTCGCTGCGCTGCTTCACGGCAGCGAGCCATTCGCGCGTGGTGGCCGATCGTCGGTCGCCATCGACGAAGCCGACGCGGTAGCCCTCAAGGGCCAGCTGGAAGGCCTTGAGGACGGCGGCTGTGGTCTTACCGACGCCGGGCTTCATCGAGCTGTAGCCGAGGACGGTGTGGGGGAGGGTGGACATGGAACTCCTTTCAAACAAGAAAGATCAAGCTTGATCTTTCTTGACAGTTGATGAGGCTAGCACATGTTCCAACCGGATTTTTCGTGCCGGTTTGGCGCATAAGTGCTGTCTGCTCCCTAACGTGCGATGATGGTGTTAGTGCACCAATGACCGTTTCGGGAGAGTTCATGGTGAGATGTGGGTGTAACGCGGCCTCTGCCACCACATGTGACGCGATCGTGCTGTGCGTGGCGCAGAACCTGGGGCCCGGCTTGCGCTACGACACGGCTAGCGGCCTCATCGGCGTCCAGATCTCGGGGAATGCGGGGAACGCCACGATCATCGGTACCGATGGCGGTGTCTATACCCCCGGAACTGGTGCATCTCCCGACCCGGCCTCCGGGCGCCGTACAGTCGCTGGTCTCGGCGAACAGATCATCTGCGCCCCTACGGGCGGTGGCGGCGGCATGGCGCCATTCTCCAGCCCATATGGCATGGAGTATGCCGTTGCCAACCGCATGGACATGATCTCCCTGCATACGTTCGCGTTGGCCGACGGCGTCGCCGTCAACCGCATCACTGGCCCCCGCGATGACATCGCCAGCCATACCGACAACCCATCCAGCATCGAGTGGGAGAACATTTCAAGCCTCGCGTTGGAATCGCTTTTGGTCGATGCTGGATCGCGGGTCTCACCGACAGGGCGTGAATCCGGTGCCCCGGCGGCTCTGCTCAGCCCCGACGGCGGCTGGTGGGGGTTCTATGCCAACAACTGGGTACCGCAGACCTTGGCCCAGGCACTGTGGCAGCTTGCTGCTCGCTCAGTCGCACATCTAGTGGCGTACGGCGCTGATGTCCAGTCAGCTGTCGACAGAAACATCACTGCCACGATCAACGCGGTGATCCAAACCGGTGCGCAGGCCTGGACCATCACGGGTGCTCCCGCCTACGTTCAGGACAGCGGCGGCGATGTCATCCGAGGAACACTCGCAGCCAACGTCGCTTCGATTACCGGCGCGGGCCTGGTGGCGCTCGCTGATTTGTTCGATGAGCAGGACCTCATCGGGACCGAAACTCCATTCACCGCCGCCGAGATCGTCGCAACCGGAGCTACGTGGGTGCGCGTTGTCTCTCCTCGCCGCAGTCAGGACGTCATCACCTCCGCGCGGATCACCGAGCTTGTTGATGCCGGACTCAATGTTCTGGTAGCTACGACCGGTCGCCACGCTGACACAACTGACATGTTCGCCCTAGGGGTGCGCGGCATCGTGTCCGACTCGCCCGTGTACTCCCGTGGCGTCCGGGGCCAGACCGGTGACCTCGACTACCGCAAGGAAATTGTCATTCCCGGCCTGCAAAGCCGGGGGCCTATGGAAGGCGATCTGACCCTTCGCACCGATGACGGCCATGGCGTCGGCGATATCGGTTACGCACGTCAGGCTAGCGTCGGCCGCTACTTCCAGCCCGGTTTTGGTTGGACCGGAGGGATCGGCAACCACTTCATGTCGCAGCTTTTGGGCGAATTGTGCCCAATCCCGGTGGCCAGCGGTTACCGTCTGCGCATCCGGTTCCGTATCGCGCCCGAACAGGTCACCACGATCACCGGCACAATCCCGAAAATGGGCGTCTTCTTCGCTGCTCCGACCGATCTACCGATCGAATGGGCGACCGCCGATGGCGCACCGAGCTACCAGAACGGTTACTGGTTCACCGTCTCGGTGGGTTCAGGGAACGCCGGAGACATCGTGCTCGGAAAGGTGAACGACGGCGACTTCTCCGTCGTCGACGACTCGCTGTCGTTTCCGGCGGTCGACTACACCGCCTGGTTCAACTTCAACATCCACGTCATCGATTCCGACACCATCTCTTTCGGCGCCGGTCATGACGGCGTCGAGGTAGGAACCACCATCACCGACGCCGACCACCGGGGACCGTATCTGTTCTACGGGTGGGAAGACGACTACACGCTCCCGGCAGCCACGTCGCAGCAGTTCGGACACGGATATGCACCGTACGAGCTGTTCGATGACGGCTCGCCGATGATCGAGTTTGACTAGGGAGCATTCATGGCACGGTGCGGATGCGCCTCAACGAACGCGACGACCTGCGCGGCAATCGTCGCCTGCATCGCCTCGAACTTGGGTCCTGGCCTGGAGTTCAGCAACAACCTCATCGGTGTACACATCTCCGGGGATGCGGACAACGTCACGGAAATCGGCACCGATAACGGCTTGTTCACGCCGACCGGAAGCGTTGGCCCAGGTGAACAGACGTGGCTTCGGACGGTAGCGACACTGCCTGCACAAGCGATCAGCGCTACAGGGGCTGGTATCGGCGTCGGGCCGTCCACGTCGCCGCACCTCATTGAGTACTGCATCAACAACGAGATCGACATGTACTCCACGACCGTCCTCATGGGCGCCGACGGTGTTGCTCTGGAAACTGTGCAGGGCCCTGGAAGCTCGGTCACCGTCTTTACCGACAACCCGGGGCCGCTCGACTGGGGCGATGGGTCGGCACTGACTATGAGCACCATCAACTACGACGCAGGTACCAGGGTAAATCCGACCAGCAACAACTCCAACGCCCCGGCGCAGTTTTTGACTCCGGACGGCGGATGGGCCGGATTCTACCTCAACCAGTACACCGGTCGTTCGGTCGCCGAGACGTTGCGGATGGTGCGTGGCCGAATCATCATCGATCTTCGCGTCTCCCGCAACGGTGTCACGGAAGACGAGATTGAGGCATCGATTCGGGCTTGTGTCCAGGCGGTAGTGGATGCGGGTGCGCAGGACTGGTGCATTGTCAACGTCCCCGGCTACCTCGATGATGACTCGCTTGCGCCCATCCTGGATTGGGTGCCGCTGGTGACCAGCCAAGGCATCACCGCAGCGGTGAATTTGATCGTAGAGTCGGAAGCACCGGTCATCCAGCCCGTTGCCGATATCGTTGCCTCGGGTGCAACATGGGTTGCTGCGGTCCGTGACGACCATATGCCGGACACCGTCAGCGATACTCGCATCACCGAGCTGGTCACGGCCGGTCTGCAAGTCATGGCCCGCACCACCTCCAGGCAATACTGGACCACCTATAACTTCACCACCCTCGGGGTTCGCGTCGTCGAAGGACCAGACCCGGTCTACGCACGGGGAGTGCGTGGCGTCGCCGGTGACCTTGACTACCGGCAGACGTTCATCCCCGGTCTCGATACCCGCACGCCCATCAGTGGAGCGCTGACGAGGGTCACCGACATCGAACGGGGGGTGTGGAACGGCGGATTCCCGCGCCTGGACCTGCCGGGCCGGTGGTTCGAGAAACGGTACGGATGGGACGGCACCATCCTGGTCAACGAGGTGAACCAGATCCTGGGCACCATTTGCCCGATCCCCAACACCACCGACTACGAGATTCGGCTGCGTGTACGACGCGAAGCGGACGCCACAATGACTTCCAACCAGGAAGTCAGCATCTTCTTCGCTATCCCCGACGACCGCGACATCTCCACGCCCACGGGCGAGAGCAACGTCTTCAAGGATGGCTACTCGGCGCGGATCACATCGCAGAGCACCTCTTCGTCGTTTCGACAGATCTCAATACGACGCTGGACCAACGGCGGTTTCACGACGTTGGTGAGCGAGAGCAACACGGTGGCGTTGCCGACGAACTCGTGGGCGGACCTGACCGTTCGCGTCCAGGGTTCCCAGCTGACGTTCATCGCGACAGTGGCGGGAACGACCCGGACGTTGACGATCGCCGACAGCACTTGGCGAGGTCCCTATGTCGCCTACTCGTGGCGCGACGAGTTCAACACCGGAAATGCCGCTTACCCGGGTTTTATTCACGGTTACACGAACCCGGTGGATTTGGTGATGTATGCACCGCTCTCTTAAAGCACCGGATGTCCTCGACCGCCGATGCGCGCGTTGCCGGAAGGATGTCGGGGATGCCAGCGAGTGGTGGTGCTCAGAAGAGTGCTTCAGCGAGTGGCAGCGCGAACAATGCACCTAGGTGCAAGGGGGAGGGGCTCGGCACCTGCCGTCGGGAGTAGTCGGCCGCCCAGCCCCTCGGTCACGCGAGGTCGTTGTGGATGATGCCGTATCGGGTGATTCCGAACTTCGTGCCTTCGATGGTGATGTTCTCGCCGATGTCAGCTCCAACCGCGTCGTAAAACTCAGCGGTGTCGCATTCGGTCAGCTCACCCGTCACATTGTTGTAGATACCAACCGATGACACGGTGTAGTTGGAGGGGATGACGACACCGCCACCGAGAGCGGCAGCGAGAAAGTCCCTGATGAAGCTCGCGCGGATCAGGGCCGGGGTGGTAGTCGGCATCATGGCCCTATTGTGACTGATGATCACAGTTGGCGCAATCCGCAATCGTGTCACATTTCCGCGTCGAGAATCAACCCACCTGCGGGAGTCGATCGCGGCGCACGATCGCATGCCGGGGCCACTCGTCGTCCTGGTCGTGCCACGTCCACAGGATGCCCTGGTAGTCGTTGCCAGCGAACCAGTTCCGGACCAGCGCCCACAGGCTCGTGGTAGGCACATACTCGAAGTCGGCACGCTCGGCAGCGCGAACGAGCCCATGACGGACGATAGTAGGGTGCTCCAGGCCATGAGGGTTCTTGGCGATCTTGGGGCCGATGAGTTCATAGTAGGCCGCGCGATCGGGCTCGAAACCCTCACCCATCGTGGCGAGATCATCAAGACTGCCCATCGCGGACCGCAGGGTCTTCGGCGCGTCATCGACCGGCTTCCAGACCTCCTTGGCCTCGGCGCTGGCAGGCCCGAACTCCCATCCGCGTTGCGGGGAGAAGCGGAGTGTGCGGCCGAGGTAGAGGGGGCTGGGTGTGCCGTGTCGACCGACCCAGTCGACGGCAACGTCCAAGGTATAGGTGCCCTCGGTGTCAGTGGCGAAAACGTCAGGCGCAGTAATCATGCCCTCACTATATCGCTTTGTCGCGTTTTCGCCGTGACGGTGCGGCACCGAACCTATTGGGGAGGCAGTCCCGCACCGTCTCTTTCACCGTATATCGGTTCGCCGAGGAGGTGGGCATCGTGTGCGGTGATCGCTTCCATCTGCTCGGCCATGGAGGCGCGTGCGCCTTCGGAGATCCATCCGACCGTAGAGCACAGGTCGAACCAGGTGGTCATGAGCAGGCTCGGCGGCGGCGGTAGCGTGGCCGGATTGGTGCCGCGCATGTCTCTGAAAATGAAGGCGTTCATGGCGATGTAACCGGTCTCCAGGTGCGTGATCGTGAGGCGGCTGAATCCTTCGCGTGCTCGCCAGTCATAGGAGAACTCGTCGTTCTCGACATGGCTGCGGTGCAGGTGCGGGGGATAGTGGACGTGAATGTCGCTGAGGTACCACTTGAAGAACGCGATGGTCTTGGAGCGGATCTCGTCGGGAATCCGCAAGTGCTCGGCGGGATTGTCCATCCGCGCATTCTATTACCGGTTTGCGTATATTCGTCGGATTACCCGCCGTTGATGGCCGATTCGCGGGCCGTGCGGATCTGGTCGCGCATGCTCGTGAGCCGCTCGATTTCGGTGTTGAGGTCGACCAGGAGGTCGTCGAGGACAGCAGCGCGGTAGGTCAGCAGCCACACGGCGACGTCGCCGATGACGTAGTAGCGGGTAGGACCGGGGCCGGTGATGACCTCTTTGACCGGCGCCGGGAAGTGGGGGTGACGTCGAGCCCAGACGTTGACGGTGCTGGTGTCGCGGTGCGCCATCTTGGCGATTTCGGGAACCGAGACGAGTTCGTCCTCGCGTCCCCGGTAAGTCTCGTCGAGCCAGCGCGTTTCGTAGCTCTTGGAGGGACTGGGGCGGCGCATGGTGCTCCTTCGGTCATTCGATGCGGTAGTGCCCGGCGACGTGTGTCTGCGGGACGTCTTTTCCGAGTGATCGTAGTATTTTTGCCGATGCGGTGCCGTCGTCTTTGTCGTACCCCGGTCGGTACTTGAGGTGGTGGACGGCACCGTTGGCGTCGTAGGTTCCTTCTTCGAGGCCGAGGTGGCTGATGACGTCCATGACGTGGGCTTTGCCTCGTTTGGGTTTGTCGATGTTCGCGCGTAGGCGTAGGAACTCCATGAGGTCGTTCTCAGCGGTGCGCAGCTGTTTACCGAATTGTGCTCCGGCTTCGACCAGTTCGGTTGCCGCCTCGTCCCGGAGGGGGTCGGCGTTGTCTTTTCCCAGGCAGCCCGATTTGAATTCGCAGGAGATGCACGGGGAGTAGGGCGCGAACGCGTCGGAGGTGTGCTTGCCGAACCAGCGCGGGGCGACCTCGTCCCCGGCGAGGGACAGTCCGTGCTCGAAACGGGCGGTGGCCGCTTGGACTTCGGCGTCGGTCCAGGCGCGGGTGGTCATCTCCCAGTTTCGTTCGGGGTCTTCGATGTCGATGTAGTAGATCCAGTAGCCGCGCATGGGAGCGCCGGTTTGGTGCTCAGTGATCAGGCCTCCAACGCGGCACTGGTCGAGGTGGGAGCGTTTGGGCTCGCCGCCTTGGGCGGCTTTCACGAGGTACTTCGCACCGGTTTTGAGTTCGACGATGGCGAAGGAGCCATCGGTGAAGAAGACGACCAGGTCGGGATGGGCGACCAATGGCCCGAGACTCGCTTCGGTGCTGTGGGCAGCGTCATCGATGAGGACTTCCTCGACCTGCGGGTCGGCCGCCCACTGCTCGGCGAGCAGTGGCAGGTAGTAGTCGTGGATGGCCGTGCCGATCTGGGCGCGGAGGTTCAGGCGTACGGCGACTTCGTCGGTCGCCGAGGTACGCCGGTACCGCAGCTGGACTTGGCGGGGGCATTCGTGGAGCGCTGAGACGTGGATCTTGCCGTCGTTGAAGTGTTCGCGGTTGCGGCGCGAGGCGGTGCGCCACGCTTCCGTGGCGTGGCGCACCGCTTGTTCTCTGCTGATCATGCAGGGTCCTTGTACAGTTGGTCGTTACCGGTGATGCCCTCCATGGCGTTGAGTTCTTCGGTGCGGTTGTGAAGGTGACCGGCTACGTCGTCGAGGCGTTCGCAGGCGGTGGCGTGGGCTTTGAACTTCTCCACTTCGTCGCGTTCAGCGTCGAGGATCTTGTCGGCCGCGTCCATCCACTCGGGGATCGGCGAGTTGATGGTGAGCGCCTCCCACGCATACTGCGTCTGCGGAGCAGCGGGAGCAGCCTGGGTGGGCGTGGTGGAGGAGCCGGTGGCGAGTTCGTTGATAGCGCCCTTCACGTTCTCCTTGACCTCTTCGGGCCACCAGGCGCCGTCGCGAACCCACTGCCACGCTTCACGCAGCACATGCCGGTCGGCGGTCTGCAGCTGCTTTAGGTAAGCGCTGGCTTCGGCGGCAACGGTGTTGTCGATGCCGTCGAGTTCGGCGAGCATGAGGTCGGCGATCTCAGGTCCCGGGTCGGCGAACACGGTGCCGGTGGGCATTGCGTACCTGAAGTCGACGGTGCCGTCGTCCTTGGGCCGCAGCTTGACCAGCGCGGTTTTTTCGACGATGGCGCGGTGGACGTCGGTTGCGCCTTTGCGCAGGTTGGTGTCGTGCGCTGTGGTTTCCTGCTTGAGCGCGCGTTCCATGCGGAAGATGAAGTCGGCCTCGTGGGTGATGCCCTTGCGGGCGTCGAGCTTGACGCCGACCGGTTCTTGCTTGACGAACTCGTTGGCCTGCTCGAAGCACATGATGATGTGCGCGTGCATTTTCAAGCGGTTGAGGTTGTTGTACAGGGCTTTCTCTTCGGCCTTGACCGGTCCCCAGCCTTTGAGGTTGGCCTGTCCTTTGGAGTTGGTACCTCCGTATTCTTCGGCGCGGTCTTTGAAGCCGTGTGGGTCGTTCCAGAAGCGGCTTGCGCCGTCGACGATGACGACGATGGGGACCTGGGAGGCGGCGGCGGCGTCGGCCAGCTCGCCGATGACCTTGGTGAGCCGGTCGGGGTTGGCGGTGGGGAACACGATCGGGCGCCAGGTGAAGCCGGTGCCGTCGGGGCGCAGGGCGTGGTGTCGCATGCGCAGGCCGTCGGCTTCGAGGGCGACGATGTGGCCGCCGTGGGGTGCGGTGAGGCGGTGGGCGATGCGCAACGCGAGCTGGCCTTTGCCGGTGCCGCCTTCGCCGTAGATGAGAGCGAAGATGTTCTGGCGGGGGCACTGCTGGATCGGCAGTGCGGTCAAGTCCATGGGGACTTCGCGGTTGGTGGCCACGGGGGCTCCTTTCAGAAGGTGAGTGGTGCGACGGTGACGGTGGTGCCATCGGCGCAGTGACTGACGAGGGCGTGGCCGCCGATTAGGCGGGCGAGGGCGTTCTCGTCGTTCACGTCATCGGGGTGGGCCGGGCCGTGCTCGGCGAGCTTCCAGCGGGCTTCGCGGAGGGCTCGGTCGGGTTCGGCGTGGCGACCGTAGTGGGTGCGTTCGTTGGTCAGGACGATCACTTCGAAGGATCGCCAGCGGGTGGTGCGGTGGTGGTAGGCGTCCATGGCTAGAAGGGGGCGCCGAAGTTGTCGCCCGCGCCGGGGACGGGGGGTGGTGCGGGGAGGTAGGTGGATCGGGTGTCGCCGTTGCCGGTGCGGGGGGTGTCGGTGATGGTCGCGGTGGCGTAGCGCAGGGTCGGTCCGGTTTCGTCGATGTCGACTTTCCAGCGGCGGATGGTCTGGCCGTCGCGTTCGTAGGAGTCGTCGACCAGTCGGCCTCGGACCCATACGTGCATGCCTTTGGTGAAGGTGCGGGCGACGTTTTCGGCGTAGGAGCGCCAGGCGGCGCAGTCGAAGAAGAGGGTGGTGCCGTCCTCCCAGGTGTCGGTGTGCTGGTTTTTCAGTCGTGGGGTCACGGCGACGGAGAAGTTGACGACGGGTGTGCCGGAGGGGATGTGGGCCAGTTCTGGGTCGCGGACGACGCGTCCGACGAATTCGACGATAGGTTCGCCAGCCATGTGACTTCCTCAGGTAGTTTCGGACATGCGTGACGCGCATGTCCGATGAGACTACCTTTGGGAGCCGACATCGTTTTTGTCCGAGTTTTGCTCGGCGTGGTGTGCGGTTACGGCAGCAGCGCGGCGAAGAACAGCCTTCGGCACGCCGCCAGTGGTCCCTCCTCGACGGTGTCGACGGGCTGGCGCAGGTCGGCCGTGCGGAAGATGCTGGCGTTGGTGGGGATGAGGTACCCCTGCACGCGGGTGCCGATGGTGTGCAGCGGCGACGGCACCCCCGAGGCGTAAGCGTCCGATACGGCGATGTGCACGGCGATGACATAACCGGGCACCACCTCGCGAGAGATGACGGCAACGAAGGCCCCTGGCCGGTCAGCGCGCTCGGCAATGTCCCCGGGCCTCATGCAGCGTCCTGTTCGCGCAGGAGCGCATCGGATCGCCACTGTGGGCCGTCACCTGTGGTTTCGCTGATGTCAGCCAGTCGCGCCGCTTCCACGCGGAGCTGAGCTAGATCATGCGTGAGGACGGCTTCGCTGATGTACTTGGAGGCGTTCCCTGAGGCCATGGCGATAGCCCACACGTCATCATCAATACTGATCGTACGTCGCTTCATGCCATGATTGTACATCAAGTCTGATGTACCATGCTGTGGGGGGTGATCCCGGGCAGCAAAAAGGGGGCTGGGGCGATCCATTCCCCAGCCCCCAACCCCAGAGTTAAGTTGTTGTGGCCTCGACGTTCGTCCAGACCGGCACCGGGTTGGCAATGATGCCGTCCTCCGGATTGAGTTCGTACCCCTTGTGCAGGTGGTAGTAGGCGGCGAAGCCTTTCGCGGCCACGTCTTCGACGTTCTCGAAGGAGGGGATGACGCCCTGGTCCCAGGCGAATGCGGGCATGGCCCACCGGTGGGAGAGGTAGCCTACCTCACGCCAGCTGCGGTTCAGACATTCCATGAAGGAGAAGGGCATGGGCCCGTCGGCGACGGCGACGTCGAGGAGGACGTCGGCAGACACGTTGGTCTCGGCTCCTGCGCTGATCCGGATGATCCGGTCCCCATGGGGGAAGTAGGCGATGATGCATCCGGCGGCGAGAATCGTGTGCTCGCGCCGTTGGCGCCTGCGTCGCAGTTCGATGATGTCCTCGTCGAGGACGCCAGGGCCTTTACTGCGGTGTCGGCCTTGCGTAGGGTAGTGGGACATCAGAACCTGAGCCTTTCGCGTAGAGGTGGTTCTGGTGAGTCGCTGCCGGAGGTCACATCCGGCAGCGGCGTCAGATGTGATTGTCGCTCATGGAGCAACGGTAACGACTCCAAGCGCACTGCCAAGTCAGGTAGATCACCTGACGCTAGCCAGCGGTTCATCTCCCCTTCGACTTCGCGCACATCGAGGCCGGTGTGCATCCAGAAGTCGAAGTTGGCGATGTGGAACTTCGCGAGGAAGTGGCCCTCACCGAAGCTGATAGGGGCGTGCCTGCCGTCGCATTCGCAGCAGTGCGGCCAGTGAAGACCGTAGATCCACATCGTCTGCAGGCCGCTGTGCGGCCGGACGGTGGTCATGGCCTCGAACTGGCCGCCGCCGATGCTGAATATACCGCCGGGTCCCCGGCGTGGTTCGTCGAACATGTCTGCTCCCACTCGGCGCCGTAGGCGTCTGGGCACCGACGGTCATCGTACGACAGTGGGCGGCAGACATGTACCTCGTTCACCATTGCGGGTGCACGCTATCGGTCAACCATAGTGGTAACGGGCCTGCACCACGATCAGCTCGTCGTCGGTGGCGGTGTACACCAGGCGGTGCTCGTCATCGATACGCCGAGACCAGAAACCGGTGAGATCGCGCTTCAACCGCTCGGGTTTGCCAATGCCTTCGAACGGTGTTCGCCGAGCCTGCTCGATCAGGCGCATGAGGCGCTGCAGCATCTTCTTGTCCGCCTGCGCCCAGTAGGAGAAGTCCTCCCAACCCTGGGCTTCGAACACGACCGCTCTCACGCAGCAGCCGATGCATCATCCAGGAGCGCGTGCATCTCCCCTGGCGATGGACGGTACAGGCGGTGCCTGTTGCGCACGTTCTCGACAGCATCGAGCAGACGGTCGGCATTGGCAGGAGACTGCAGCAGGTAGTCGGTCTCGGCCATCGCCTCGAAATCGTCGGCAGCGACGATGTATGCCCGGTCGCCGCCGCGAGTGATCACCTCGACCGGCACACGGTCGTCGTTGACCTGCTGAATGATCGGGAATAGACGCTTGCGGGCGTCGCTAGCAGTAATGGCCATGGGGGAGGGCCTTTCATCAGAGGTACCGTATCACGGTACCACTAATTCGGGTTTCGTGGCGAGAGATCGATAATGCGCATCCATACGATGCCATCGAGCGGGCCTCGGTATTCCTCATCGAACCAGTCCAGGAACGCACCGCCTGCAGCCATGTGGCTGGGGTCGTCCCCCACATAGACCCCCAGGCCCGGCTCATGCACCAGCTTGTTCTTCGCCCGATAGGTCCGAGAGGGGCCGAAGGCATCGACGATGGGTTTCGCGGTCGGATGCAAGTTCGCGTTGTCGCGCAGCCCGTACGTCTTGACCTGGAACTGCAGGTCGACCTTCACGTACTCCAACCCCTGCGGCAGCTGCTTCCGCTGGCCCAGTGCGATGAGGTAAACGTGGTGGCGCCATTGGGACCGGAGCCGGGAGGCGACGTTGCGGTCGAGACTCGCATTGGCGTTCAGCCAACCGCACGGGGCAGCAGGGATCTTGATCTGCCACTCACCCGGTTGCAGCCTCCCCGCGACCTCCCGAGGGCTCCCTCGGGTGACCAGAGCCGCCAGCCGCGTCTTGATCTTCGCCCACAGCCACTTGCGGTGGTTGGGGGTCATCTTGCGGCAGAGCCTGCGGACGGGCACCTCCAGGCGCTGGTCACGGATGATCTCGTAGAACGGCTCGGCTCGCATGGCGGCATCCAGCTCCGTGTCGGGTCGCCCAGTAGGGGCCCACGTGTCCTCCCACGTTTCGATCTGGGCGACCAGGTCGAGGAACGCATCCGCGTTCACGAGGCCGGGACCGTGAAGGTCAGCTCGGACACGGCCGAGAACGAATCATCAGCGGCGGTGACCTCGGTGCGACGTCCCATGATGGTGCGGGGCAGGTCGCACTCGTAGATGAGGCCACCGGCGAACTTGAACATGAGATCGCACGCGGTGGCCACGTAGAAGCGGGGCCAGTCGTCCTCGCGCCGGTCGATGAACCCGTGGAATGACAGCTGCCGTTTTCCCAGGTTGGCCCCCATATCGAGGTCGCCGATCTGGTCGGCCAGCGTGGCGTACGTCCCGATGGCGTCCTCGAAGGCGTCGAAGCCGCGCTGGATGTCCTCCCTGGTGGCCTCGGGGAAGGTGTAGCAGTCGTCGATGTACAGGCGAAGCATCGTCTCTCGCTTTCGGTCAGGCCCCGGCCGTAGCCGGGTGTTCGGGGGAGGAAGGGGCGACGGCAACCCGCACCTTGAGCGCCCGGTGGTTGGTGGCCACCACCTCGCCTCGGTCGTCGCGGAACTCGGTGACGACCTTCATCGCCAGCGCCGCCAGATCGGTGCCGTGAAAGAGCGTCATTCCCAGCAGCTGCAGGCGGGCGTGCGCGGAGTCGATGCAGGTAGTGAGCGATCCGTAGGGAAACGTCTCCACCCGCACCCGAAACGACAATGCGCATCGAGCTGGGTCGGGTTCGATCACCAGGCCGTGCAGGCCGCCGCGTTCCAGCGACGGCCCGCGCAGGGCCGTGATGTCGTCCATGGCGGCGATGAACGCCTCAAGGGCTCGGCGTCCCTCGGGAACGAACAGGTAGGTGTGACTGATGTGCAGTTCCATGGGCGTGCCTTTCGATCAGGGCAGCGTCGATCTCGCGCCGGACGGCACGGGCCTCGACGCGCTTCGTACGTCGCTTGCGGGTGGTCCGTCGGCTAGGGCTGTCACCTTCGCAGCAGATGCCCGCACACAAGCGCCACCAGGCGCGCTTTCCGGGCAATGGCGCATGGTCGGTCATGGTGTTTATGATGCTGCGACCGGAGGGCGCCGGGCGTTAGGCTGCTGCGCGTATCGGTCGTCGGCCGGGTCGCAGCAGCCACACGGGCTGCCCCGGCCGATCAACCCTGCAGCCACCCCAGATGACGCGCCGTGTTCTCCAAGACCCCCATCAGCTCGTCGCCAATGGTGAACCGGTCCTGCTGAATGACCAGGCTCTTGCCCAGGTCGCCGTCGTCGTGGCGCTGGCTGGCGGCGTACCAGTCGGCGAGCATCTCGCACAGGTCGAGCAGGGTCATGTCACGCACACCGCGTTCGTGGAACTCGGGGTGGTGGCGGTTGTGGGCGTAGTGGTGTTCGAGGGCCGGTCCGAGTTCGGCGAGGCTGGCCTTGTATTCCTCGCTGCCGTAGGTGATGCCGCTGAGACGGTCGCTGCAGCGGTCGAATGCGGCCTTCTCAGGCTCGGACAGCTTCGAGGCGTCGTGCTCGTAGGAGCGTTGCAGCAGTTCGGCGATCATGGCCCCCATGTAGGCGCCCACCTTTTGGCTGTGGGCGAGGGTGTCGGCGGCGCTGTCGTAGTCCTCAGGCATCAGCTGCTGCTTCCAGCCGGGTGCAGGCTTCGCGGGCCTGCTGCACCAGCTCGGTGACCGGCGAGTAGCGCACCGGCGCCAAGTGCAGCGTGGCGTTCATCCGGTCGCGCTCCACGAAGTACTGCTCTGAGACTGCCAGCGCACGCGCGATGGCCTCTCGGTCCTGGCTGGGTCCGGAGGGCTGGGCTGGTGGGTTCACGTGAGGTCCCTTTCCCCGTCGAGGTAGTAACCGGGGAAGTATAGGACTGATTCGACGGTGTTTCGGTCAGGCTTGGCGAGGAGCGCTCGCACATTGCCGTCGGTGCCGATGCGCGCGGCCACGAACTGGTCGAGGAAGGCCTCCAGGCGGTCGTAGTCGCCGACGACAGCGGTTCCGGAGGCGGCTTCGCGTCCGGGAAGGTCGTTCTCGATCCACTCGAACGGGCTGAGCCGCAGGCCTTCGGCGGCGGCCGAGGCGGCCAGGTGCGGCGGGAAGAGGGCCATGGCGGCTTCCTTTCAGGACTGCAGCATCTCCAGGTGGAGCTGTTCGACTTCGGCTTCGGTGTAGCCGGTGCAGGCCAGGTGCACGGCGACGCAGCCCGCGTTCGTCCATCCTCGGTTCTCACGGTTTTCGCGATCGCGGTGGTCGATGCCGACCGGGACGAGCAGGATGCGGCCGTCCTCGACGAGGGGATCGCCGCAGGCCGGGCAGTAGTGCTCGGCGAGCGGATGCATCTTTCCAGTGTCAGGATCTGGTTCGGCGATGTCGAACAGGCGCGGGGAGATCTGGGGCCGGAAGTCGGCCTTGATGCGGACGTAGAGCATGTTTCTCCGTTCGGGCCGGGCCCCCTTTCTCGGGGGCCCGGCGTCTGAGTCCTCAGTATTCGAGGCAGGTCAGGTCGACCTGCAGCCGCTCGGCGGCATCGGTGGCGAGGCTTTCGAGGGCCATCACCTTGCTGTCACGGTCGGTCTTGCCGTTCGACCATGCCTTCGCGCCGAGCCGGGCGGCGTGCAGCGCTCGCTCGAACGCGATCAGCGCCACCGCCGAGGAGCTCGCCGCAGCGAGCTTGAGGATCTCATCGGCGATCTCGCCGCCGCGTTCGTCGCTGAGCGTACCTGTCCGGGCCGCTTCCGCCAGCGCCGCACGGTATCGCTCGACCTGCGCGGCAGTGCCGTGCGCGATCGATGCCATCATGGCCTCCCGCTCGGCGTCTATCGCCAGCGGCAGACCGGTGTAAGCCTGAGCATCCGTCTCCATGCTCATGCTCCCTCCTCTGTTGTGTTGTTTTACCTGGACAAGCGGGTCTTCCCCCACTTGTCGCTCATGAAGATCCTACACATGCCGATCGGGCCCGTCGCCGTAGCAACGGGCCCGATCCGTGCCGGGAGCATTCCCTTCGCTACTTCACGTTTCGTGGGGCTTGGCGGTTGATCCAGCGCTGGGCTGATTCGGCGTTGAGGAAAAGGATGCGGTCCTCTGTGGGGTGCAGGACCGCTTCGAGATCGCCTTCGGTGACGTGGTGGAGGACTTGCCTGGCGTTCATGCCGGTCATGGCGGCGAGTTGGTCGGCGATGGGGTCACCGACGAAGCGGATCTCTCGGCGCGCTCGCCGCCTGGGCCCTGGCGGCGAGCCGTCGATCCCGTGTTTCAGGAACCGCTTGATCCGCCATTTCGGGTACTCCCAGATGATCTGCTCGCGACCCGCGACGACTTTGCGGGTACGTTCGCGTCGGGCGTCTTTGAGGCCGCAGGTGTTGGCCGTGGCCGCTTTCTGCAGGAGGTCGCGGCTGTACCAGCCGAGGCTGCGGTCGGCGGCGAACTCCTGGGGTGTCAGCCACTCTTCTTCGAGGAGGTCGCGCGCGGCAGCGACCTCGGGTGGAATCTCGATGCGGGTCTCCGGTCGGTGGGAAGCGGTAACAGTGCTGCTCATACCGGCGAGTCTAGCCCGCTCTGATGGCAACGGCCCCTTCGCAAAAGGCGACAAACCACGCACAGATTTTGTGACGTGATGGCATCTATGAACCGTATTGGGGCGTTTTGCAGGATAGCCTGGTTGGTCATCAGCGCAATGATCGGCATCCTTGCCACCGCCACGTCATCGGGCTCGCTGTGGCGTTCGCAACGTCCGCTGTAACGAGGATGTTTGGTTAAACTCCGCGCGTGGGACAACACAGCGAGAAACCGTCACCGTACCCGATCAGTGATCGGCTTCGCCTACGCCAGCGTCTGCGTTCGCGCATTCCCAGCGGCACCGAAGTGCCGCTGGGAATCATGCTGCTGACCTCGCTCATCGGTCTACTGCTGGGCTTTTTGCTGGGACTGCTGGTATGACCACCGCTGCGCCCACCTGTCAACGGCCACGCCCACGCCCAGCAGGGCCGCAACGTAGGTGGCGCCGACGGCGCCCACCCCCCACCAGAACGGCAGCAGCGGCACCGCGACCACATCGACCAGCAGCACGGGGGGCATGACGATCATGGCCCCCCAGATGCCCACGCGCCACTGCAGCCACCCGTCCACGACCGGGTCCGGTTCCCGCAGCGCCAGCGGCGCGCACGCCATGGCTATGAGCACCGAAGCCGACCATGACGGGAACCCTCCTGCCGTCAGCAGCTGAGTAGCACCGAACGTGCCCACGTTGATGGCCGACACTGCCCACAGCATGATCGGCAGCCAGTTGTGGGGATGGTTCTCCTTGGCCACGCGGTTCCCCTTCCTCTCAGGCATTGAACGTTCGCACCATGCCCATATAGTCACCGAACGCGCGGTCGATCTGATAGTTGTCGACCCCGTAGCGGGTATGCCCGTACTCGTGGCGGCGTCCCTTGCCGTCCCGAGGGCGACGCAGGGCCGTATTCAACCGGTCGACCTCGGCATCGCCCCAGTCAAGGCCGAGCCGCTGGTACAGCGTGGCCACCTCTACCTGCGGGTCGGCCATCAGACGGGCATACGGCAGGTCGATGAACGCCGCCGCTCCGCGCTTCGCGCGGGGCCGCTCACCGCCGGTCAGCGCCGCACGGTCGTTGCGTGCCTTCTCGATGCCGTGCGACAGCACCTGCAGCCACGACCGGCCGATGTTGCGGGGCTCGACCTTGTGGGCGAACATGTGCAGGTGGTGCAGGCTCTCGGCCATTGAGCACATCGACCCGAACACGGTTACCGGGTCCCGGTGGGTCCACACCACCTGCGCGTCGGGGAAGACCTCGAAGATCTCCGGCAAGTGGTAGAGGTTCCCGGGGTGCTTGAGCACCCACCGCCGCTGGGGCTGACCGTGCGAGAGCACCTGCAGCGCCTGCTTCACGAATCGCCAGTCGGCTCCGGCATCGTAGTCGCCGGTGAGGTAGCGCCAGTAACCCGGCATCGGCGCTGTCGCCAGGTCCATGATCGAGTGGTCAAGAAGGAACGCGTTCTCCTCCACTGCCCGGGGGTCCCCGATGCGGTGGATGAGATCCCAGTCGGGTGAGAACTTCAGATGCGCCCGCAGCGTGTGCCGCACCCGTCGCTGCACCTTCGCCTCTTCCTTCGCCGTGCGCGAACCGGGCAGCGCCATGTCGAACATCTCCCACAGCTCCGGCCCTCGACAGCCCGGTGCCCGGGACAGGACGTTGTGCGACAGGGTCGTCCCCGTTCGCGGCAGCCCCACGACGATGACCGGCGCGACAACGGGCACGTCGACGAGTTCGGGATGAGCGGCGTGGAGCTTGGCCACACGCTTGCGGTTGCCCATCCGATGCGCCGTGGTCTCCAGCGCAATGCGCCAGCCCAGCCCCGACAGCCCGTCAGTGGCCGCGTAGGCCCGCAGGCGACGCCGGTAGCCTTCCGCCACGGCCTCCTCCAGGAAGGCGAAACCGTCCATCTCCCGGCGCATCCTCGCGTACATGCGCTCAAAGGCACGGTCGGGGTCGCCGCGCTGCACCAGGAGGGGGGCGGTGGCGAGCTGGCCTGCGTAGAGCAGGGCAGAGGTACGTTGCATCACAGGGGGTCTCCTTCGGGTGTTGGGCCGCGAAAGCGGCCGGTGAGGCGGGGAAACGACAGTGGCCGGAGGTTCCCCTCCGGCCACTTATCCCCCATCTGACACCAGGCCAGATCCTTCCTCCTCGCGAACTCAGCGTAGCAGAGCGCGTGAAGCATTCACTTTGTGTACCAATACCGCAGCTGCCCGCACCAGCACGGGCGCGCCTGCCCGACGAAGTCGGCGGCATCGCGGCGGCGAATGTCAGCGGCGACATGGCGGGTGTGCTCGTCGATGACCGCCGACGCCAGATGCTCCACACCCACCGCCGACTCGGCGGCATACGACCGCAAGACCTGCATGGGGCTCTCGTCGAGCGTCACCATGACCGCCACCGGCTGGTGTGCGTAAGCGTCCGGGTGATGGGAGGAAGCAAGACCCTTTATTCGAGGCGCCGTATCCCCCTCGGACGGTGGCCACGACACCGGATTATGGCTCCACCGCTCGATCCAGATGGCCGCCATCCCCGCACGGGTATTGGCGTAGCCCAGCGCGCACATCTCATCGAGCGCCAAGGCGGCGTCTTCACCCACCCGCAGCGGCACAGCGAAGGGAGGCCCATCACCCTCTATGCGTTCCACAGCGCCTCTCCCTTCCACGACACCGTTGGCAACGATGGCTCCCATTGCCGGGCAATGCATGTCGCATGGCAATCCGTTCTCATGGCACGACGGACACGTTGCGAGTCGGACTCGGATTCCCGCCGCTGAGCGTGTAGGCTGATCGCAAGCAAAAAGAAAGCCGGGGACGGTACTCCCCGGCTGGTTGGTTGTAGCAAACCGGAGCCGACTCTACCGGAGACGAGAGTACCTCGTCAAATCCGTAGGGCGTGTCCGGTGTCACCGAAAGGACATCGATGTCGTCACGTCGCCCCCGAGTCGTCGATCCCCATCGCCGCACACCACTCGCGCTGGCGCTCCACGACCGTGAAGTCGAGGACGTACCAGCCCTTCGCCGCGCGGGCCGCCATCTCCTCTGGAGGCACTACCTCGGTGCCGCCGCACAGGGCTTTGAACAGGATCGGGTCCCAGGTGCCCTCGGGGCCGACGGCACTGGGATCGTGGGCCGCGTCGCAGCCGGGAATGGTGTTGATGACCGGATGGAAGCACGAGGCCTCGATCTTGATGACCGCCCAGCCGCGCAGGCGTCCGTTGAACGTCAGTCGCAGGTGCGCTCCGGGTTCCAACTTCGGCAGCCAGTTGCGCAGCACTCCGGGGACGACCATCGAGGTCTTCTCGCCTTTGCAGACTGCGATGCCCGACCGTCGCCCCATGGCCATGCCCCGCAGCTGCGGGCCGTCCCATGTCTGCCGCGCGCGCTGAACGGTACCCATGTGTCGCATGCTCACTTTCCCATAGTAGCGTCTGGTTACTGCGGTACTACTGACCGAAACAGACGAGGGTTCGTAATGTCCACATAACGTGTAACATGTCCGTATTAGACTGATTTCAGACAAAACTAAAGGCCGGGGACGCCACATCCCCGGCCCTGAAACTCACCGCGCGAACGACCAAGAACACGCGTGAAGCTGTCGAATACAGCTTCGAGAGTACCGGAGGCGAGCAATGCTCGTCAACCGCACTCGGTCGTTGGCACGGTGGAAAGGACCACACTCGTGACCACCAACGGCTTCACCGTCGGCCTCCACGACTCCTGGAGCGCCTTCGCCAAACTCTTCGTCCGCTACCCGCGCCCCTTCGCGCGCATGAAGCTCACCGCCGACGAAACCGCCATCATCATCCAGATGCTCTCGCACAAACCGGGCCACCGCGTCAACATCGCCTTCCTGCGCGAGAACATCGAAGGCCTCTCCCGCGACAAGTGCTACGCCGCCATCAAACGCCTCGACGAACGCGGCATCCTCAACCGCCGCCGCCTCCAAGACGGCGACGGCAAGTTCACCGGCATGCACTACGAACTCCTGCCACCCCCCGAGTACCTGGTCATCGCCAAAGCCCTCGCCGACGCCGACGACGACGACCACGGCCCCACCGACACGACCCCACTTCCTGGTATCCAGGAAATGGACGAACCTCGCATATCACCTCCACTTCCTGAACCCCAGGAAATGGACCCCACCAGCGAAAACACTCCCGAAACCAAGCAAAACCCCAGGTCGGAACCACTTCCTGACCAGCCGTATACGGCTGAGCCGTATACGGCTGGCGCGACACAAAGAGAGAGTATTAAGAAAGAAGAAAAAAAGCAGAAAGAAGATCTCTCTCTCCAGGCCCCGACCCCAGCCCCCGCACCGCCCGCCGAACCGAGAGAGAGCATCGAACCCGAGAACAACACCGCCCACGGCGGCCACGTCCTCGCCGCCCAGCGCATCCTCCGCGACACCGTCCCCGCACCCGTCGCCGCCAAACTCTCCGACAGCCAGCGCAACCACGTCGTCAGCCTCGTCGCCGACCTCCTTGCCACCGGCTGGGCCGGAGCACACCTGCGCGCCCGCCTCGACGGGAAAGTCACTGCCGCCGCCCACACCCCCTACGTCATCCTCCGCGACTACCTCCAGGGCATGGCCGCTGAAACCCCCCAGGAGAGCCAACAGGGCCACGGAGACCCCTGGGGTACCAACACGGCCTCCCCGGGCGTCCACGACGACGACGAAGCCGCTCCCGGGGTACGCCTGCTAGCCAACGGCGAACGACAGATCCGCTACTCCTCCTGCGGCGCCCGCGACTGCACCGGCGGCTCCGGCGCAGGCCGAGGCATCGGCACCTACCGCCGCCGCATCGACCCCGAAACCGGCAGCGCCGATGAACGCTGCAGCAACCCCGTCACCCTCAGCGACGGACGAATCACCACGTGCCACCCCGACGCCCGAAGGGACATCCCCACGAGCTGACCCACGTCGTCACCGCTGCTCGCCGCCGGTGCCTTCACGGCCCGGGGCTTACATGAACATGCTTATAGTTCATATGCTGTACCCTCACAAAGAGGCATTCATGTTTTCGAGGGAAGAGGTGTTGAGGTGCGGTTCTACCTCTGCGACCACAGCAATGGGAAGTACCGGTCGCATGTGGCGGTGGGTCCTGATCCGCATGGTCAGTGGTGGCCGGTGTGCTCGGTGGAGCGGCCGTTGGATCGGGTGTTGGGTGAGGGGAAGTTTCGGGAGGTGCGTGAGGGGGCTGGGTGCAATCAGTGCCGGACGGTGATGAAGGAGTACGGGAACTGGCGGTGGCGGTGGGAGTCGAACATGCGCAAGTGGGGGCATTGGTCGTAGGCTGTTTGGGCATCTGTCTGATGCCACACGGTCCCCTGTGTGGAAGGCCCGGCGCTCTGGGGTGGGCGCCGGGCCTTTGTCGTGTCAGGTGGTTTGGGCGATGTGGGTGTTGGCGGTGGCTTTGAGTTTGGCGATGCGGTGGGAGTTGATGCCTTCGAGGTGGGGGAG